GCTGATGACCTTTTCACTCTGGGTCAGCGTACCTTCGACAGCTTTACTTCGCTGCTCAGAGCTTTGCAGATGGAAACCTGCGTCAAGAAGAATCAGATTGAGCTGCTGATTCGTCTTGGATACTTTTCAAATTTCGGTGGCAGCAAAAAGCTGCTGCAGATATTTAACGAGTTCAATGACGGCAAGAACAGATTAACGAAAACACTTTCGGAGAAGTCTGTTACTGCCAGAACTCAGGCACTCGTCGAGATGGAATCCACCCTGGAGAACGAAGATCTTCCGATCGTCGAACGGCTCCGGGCGGAACAGGATTTTATGTGCATCTGCCTCTCCTGTGATCCGTTTTCTGATTCCAACTTGTATTTCGTGCAGGAAATCGACGATCAATATGGAATTAAAATAAAGCTGTACAACTTGCGCAGAGGCAAGAGCGGCGTCGCCAAGGTCAGAAAGGACCTGTTCAAATCCAAGCCTCTGTCTGCCGGACAAATCATGTGTCTGGATGGCTGGAAAGAACAGCGCCGCTGTAGCTATAAAGACGGCCAGCGCATCGAGCTGGACGTCAAAGATATCTGGGCAACATCCTATCATATTCTCAAGGAGGTGTGACCGATGTTCGATAAGCATATCTCAAGTGTTGATGGTCTCTTCGGACAGAAGATCCATTATGACGACATGGGCAATATCGTAGGCGAAAGCTGGCCCGGGCTCGTCGAAGGCTCTTACGTCCACTACGGTCCTCATGGTTACGCCGGCGAGTCCATGCCCGGCGCATTCGCAGATCTTGTCCACTACAATGCTGATGGTCAGTACGTTGGCGATACGTGGAGCGGCATCTGCGATGAACAGAAAGTCCACTATGGTATGAATGGTTATGCCGGAGACAGCTGGGACACGCTTATCGGCACAGACACATCCCTTGACGCTGATTTGTTCGAGCCTTTCGAATAAAGAAGTGATTTCAGGTGTATCAATTACCCTTACGTTTCATTAAAGTCTCCGACGACGTGTCGATTTGTGCGACACGTATCGTCGCTATCATGTCAACCAACGCCTACCAGGCTCGTCGGACGATTAAAGACGAGAAACAAGCAGGCACGCTCATCAACGCTGCCGGCCGCGCGAAGGTCAACTCGGCGATCTTTCTGGACAATGGTTCCGTCATCGCCTCTCCGTTGACCGTCACGCGGTTGCTTTCTGCTATAGAGAAATCTAATTACAAACAAGTGAACCCGCGCAAGTTCGTCGCTCCGGCACGGATGCGCGTATACGATGTCGATGACGAGGAACCGGATCCAGAATTGGATGAAGAGGTTGCCGAGGTCGACATCGAAACCGATGAAGATGAACCCGACGAGCGGGCAGACGAGTAACGGAGGTCTCCTTGCTCATAATCAAACAGTCCGCCCGCCTGCTGACACCGAAGGCGGGCGAAGGCATGCAAGTCCTGAAGGCGATCGAGTTCGCCGGCAGGAATTGCTATGCGTCACACAATAAAATTACCGAGGACTCTTGTCTTCGATTCACAAAAGCCCTCATTTCACGCGGCCACGAAGCGCCCCTCGAGTTCGCTGATCTCACCTTTGACATCACAACATCACGCGCAGTGCTCGCTGAAATTACCAGGCATCGCCTGTCGTCATTCTGCGTAGAGTCTCAACGCTACATACGCGAGAATGACACGGGCGATATTTCTTTTATTCAGCCCGAGTGGTACGACCCTGAAAGTGGTGATTCCATTGTTCAGCTAAGCTCCGCTGCCTGGCGCAGCGCCATGGAGCAAGCGGAAAAAGCTTATGAATCGCTTTCCGACCTGGGCCTGAAACCCGAGCAAGCCAGAGAAGTTTTGCCTAACTCTACGGCTTGCCGGATTATTATGAAGGCAAACGTACGCGAATGGCGTCACATCTTTGAACTGCGTTGCTCTCCTGCCGCCTATCCTCAGATGAGGTCACTGGCGCTCATGATGCTCAGGCTCTCTGCTGACGCCGTTCCTGTTGCGTTTGACGATTTATATCATCAATACGTGAAGGAAGGAAGTGCATCGGATGCTTAACATCGATGAACTGAAAGCGAAAATAGAGCAGCTTGACGCTGATCGTCTGAGAATATTTACTGAGATTAACAAACGCCGCCGCGATCTCAAGCGTTTCGCGGGCCAGATAACGGAAGACATTGCCAACACAGAACGCAAAGCAATTGAAGAACTGCAGGATGTGCTGGATGATATCGAGTTTGATCTGAACGGGTATCTTTCCCAGCTGTTTGACTTTGCCTCCGACGGCAGCTTTGAAGATCGCGACGAAGTATTTGTCGAAAGGCTGACTGAGTGCCCCGCTCCCGAAGGCACACGTGAAGCGCTCGTCCAGCGCCGCGATCAGACGGCGCATGACCTGGGGCGCTATAAGAAGGAAGCCGAGAAAACAGAACATCAGCTTCAAGAGCTGCAAGATCTGATTGACGCGACCGAAAACGAGCTCGACGAGCTGATCGTTGAGCTTGCCGACCTTCCTGACTAACTAACCGCCGCCGCAGGCGCGCCTCCCCAAAGGCGCGCCGCCCAGGCGGCTTACATCGAGGTTATATGGAAACAATCTTATATACTTCACCGTCCTGTCCCAAGTGTACCTTTGCAAAACAGATCCTTGACAGCAAGAATATCAAGTATTCTGTATGCATGGACGCGGAACAGGCTTTAGCGGCAGGAGTCACTACTCTGCCGACATTGTCACTCAACGGCGAACTCATGACGTTCCCCGCCATCGTCGCCTACTGCAAAGGAGGCGAGGCTGTTGTTTAAATACGCAGACCGTCAGCCATACCTGAACTTTATTCAAAGCTATTCCGAAGCGGCCAACGCTGCGTCCGGTTCCGAGGTGGACGCTAACGCCAACGTGGAAAAGAAATCCATCGCCACAATGGAATCGGAGATCTATAAGAAAGAAGCCATTGCCATCAACCGTCTTGCTATGCAGCAGCGCATTGCTGAAATCTATGGCGAAGACCTGGCAAAGCAATATATAGAAGACCTGGAATCCCACAGGATCTACCGCCATGATGAGACAGCTCTCGTAGGAAAAAGCTATTGCGCGTCCATCACTATGTACCCGTTCCTTTTGAACGGGCTGAGAGATCTTGGCGGAACCTCCGCTGCGCCGAAAAACCTTTCTTCTTTCTGCGGCGCGTTTATCAATCTGGTGTTTGCAGCAGCGGCGCAACTCGCTGGCGCTGTGGCAACTCCGGAATTTCTTTCTTATCTGGATTATTTTATTCGCCAAGAATATGGCAATGATTATTACCTGCATCCAGATCAGGTAGTAGATCTGTCTGCTCGCGGTCGTTCCATTGACCGAGTCATCACAGATTGTTTTGAGCAGGTAATCTATTCCATCAACCAGCCCGCCGCCGCCCGTGGAAATCAGGCGGTGTTCTGGAATATTGCTTACTTTGATAAGTATTATTTCGCCGGCATGTTTGAAGACTTCTGCTTTCCTGACGGCACGCCTATGCAATGGGAGTCTGTTAACTGGCTGCAAAAGCGTTTCATGGAATGGTTTAACAAAGAAAGAACAAGGAAGATCTTGACTTTTCCTGTTGAAACCGTTAATCTTCTTGATAATGGAAGCGAATTCCTCGATGAAGAATGGGCTGATTTCACCGCAGAAATGTGGTCCCAGGGACATTCTTTCTTCCTGTATCGCTCCGACAACGTAGACAGCTTGGCTTCATGCTGCCGTCTGCGCAACGAGATCCAGGACAACCAGTTCTCTTACACGCTGGGTGCTGGCGGTATTTCCACCGGCTCCAAGTGCGTTATGACAATGAATATCAACCGGCTCGTTCAGACAAATCCTGATCAGCCGCTCACCGCTATCGCCGAACAGGTGGAGCGCGTGCATAAATACTTAAAAGCGTTCAACACGATCCTTATTGACAGGCAGAAGGCGGGCTTAATGCCGCTGTATGACGCTGGCTTTGTTGCTCCTGAACGCCAATACCTGACCGTCGGTATCAATGGTCTCGTTGAGGCCGCTGAATACCTGGGCTTGAAGATCAAAGCGGATGATGAAGGTTACGCCAGGTTTACCAATGACGTACTGAAAACCATCAGTGATCTGAACAAGCAGGATCGTGAAGAAGGCATCATGTTCAATACTGAATATGTGCCGGCTGAAAATCTTGGCGTGAAAAACGCCAAATGGGATAAGCGCGACGGCTTGAAGGTGCCGCGCGCTTGCTATAACTCCTACTTTTATCTGGTGGAAGATCCGACCACGTCCGTGCTGGAGAAGTTTATCCTTCATGGTAAGCAGTTTACTCAATATTTGGACGGCGGTTCCGCTCTGCATTGCAACCTGGACGAGCATTTGTCCAAAGCGCAGTACAGAAAGCTGATGGATTACGCCATCAAGACAGGCTGCCCCTATTTCACCTTCAACATTCCGAACACCGTTTGCCGGGATTGCGGACACATTAGCAAGCATAAGCTGGCGAAGTGTCCGAAGTGCGGAGGCGAGCATCTCGATTACGCGACGCGCGTTATTGGGTATCTGAAGCTCATTTCTTCCTTCTCTGAAGCCCGGCAAAAGGAAGCTGCAAAGCGTTATTACGCGGAGGTGCCCGATGAACAGACCGCTTAAATATCAGGGCTCAGCGGTCTGCATGCAGGAAGTGCCTGATGAAATTGCCGTGGCGTTCAACATCTCCGGCTGTCCTCATAAATGTCCTGGCTGTCACTCAAAAACACTGTGGTCTTATACAGGCCAGATCCTGTATTCGATGTATCCGTATGTCCTGAATCATCTGCTTGAACCGAAAGGCATCTCCTGTATCTGCTTTATGGGCGGCGAATGGAGGCCGCGTGAATTGATTCTCTATTCGCGCATGGCGCACCGTAAAGGCCTGAAGACATGTTTATACACCGGCGCGGATCATCTATCTCAGATCGATAACGAATTATTGAGACATTTGGATTATATCAAGTTCGGTTCATGGCAAAATGATCGCGGACCTTTATCGGACAAGCACACAAATCAGCGTATGTTCAAACTGCGGGACGACCAAAATCGTCCCGCAATTATTGATATTACCTATAAGTTTCAGAAGGAATATATATGAGCAGAATAAAACGCTACCAGTATAACGGCGCTCCGTTGCCGAAGAACATGCATCTTGACGGTGGATGGATCAAAGGCGGAGCCAATGGTTATATTGGTAAAACCTTTTACAACAAAGTCAACGATATGGAACTCAATATCTGCGTCGCCTTTGACCGGGACATGAGTGAGTGGAATGATTATGACAACATTCTGATCACAGACGATCTCGGTTTTCCATACTCTCCGTTCTACGATTGTTGGGATGAAGAGGTTGAGGATAATTCCAGCCTCCAATATGTCATTGAAACCTACAATGACTATATGGATAGCCTACCATTTCTGGAACCACTCGACGCAAGATTTTGAAAGGAGAACCACTATGAAAGTTTATGTATGCTCTGATGATGGCGAGAACAAGTATGTCTGCGCCACCGAATTCCTGGCGAAAGCTTGGCTGCTGCAACAGATTCTCAAAAGCGACTTCCAGAGATTATCCTGGGAGGAAGAGTTTGATCCTGAAAATCCTGACGCCTTTGATTGGGATAGCTGCAGCGCTTTCGATGCGTTTGAAATCTGTGCCACCTTCACGGATTACTGGCTCGACATTTTCGATCTCGATTGCACCGGCGCTGAACTGCCGAAGCTGCGCATCGAAGATATCCTGCCTTCCGAACGCCAGGTTGTCCGGCTCGCTGACGTACTCCCCAAGGAGTACCGCATTGAGCCCTGCGAGTCTGAGTATTTCGAGTACGAGCCTGTAGAGCTTCCGCGTGTACGGCACCTGTAATGGCTAAGAAGAAACAGAAAACAGAAGAAGCGCCTATTCAATTTCCCGATCAGTATTATGTCGTGGCGGCAGACCTGAGCCTTCGCTGCCCGGGCTTCTGCAAGATCCTCGTGACGAAGAACGCAGACGGCGTCGACCTGTCAAAGGCGGCGACCGTCTGCGTCAACAATAAACAAAACCAGAAGACGCACGGTCAGCTGCTGGACGAGATCATGAAGGAATTTGCATTCTTCTGTCCGGTAGATCGTGTGCCGATCTACTTCGTCCGCGAAAAAGCGTTCAATGCCAGGGCTTCTCAGAATGAGATGGCGATCTATAAGGTTGTCGGCGTCATGGATTGGATGCTCTATCGCCTATCACTGGAATGGAGCGAGATCTATCCCGTCACCGTCAAAAAGTGTATCACCGGCTCCGGCAAAGCCACTAAAGAAGAGGTCGCAAAGACCCTGGCTAAATGGCTTCCAGATATGAAGTACGATACCGATGATGAATCCGACGCTGCTGCTGTGGCTATTTCGTTTCTGATACAGCAGGGCGTGTTGAGTACGGAAAGAAGTGAAACCGAAAATGATTCTTGAAATTGAGAATGAAACAATAGACAAGTTGCCTGTTTTAACAGCGAAAATCGATACCGGCGTCGGCCTTCTGGTGAAGGCCGGCTCGCAGGGCCTGACTAAAACGGACAGAACATTCTCCTTCGTTTCCATCAGCACAGAAGGCGCAACGATCGAATGCGATACTGGCAGCGATGGTTTTGATCTACGTATATACGGCGATCTGGAACTTAAGGCGTTCGCGGAAGCATTTGATTTTATCGCCAAAGTTCTGAAAAGCAGAATCGCAGGAGATTAAAAAGATGGATGTAACGAATTACCAGTCGCATGGCTGTGTAGACTGTGTACATTACACGGCCTGCCCTTGCCAGTGGGAGCTGAACTGCGCCGCCTGTCTGGTGCTGGCCGTCAAAGCGAAAGGCGATGACGAAGATGAAGCAGACCTACATCTACAGAATCAGTGATCAACGCCCGGAATCTAGCGCACCGGACAGGTTCATCTACGCCATGAACAAACCCTCGGCAAAACGCTGGCAGCAAGAGAACTGTCCAGAAATCAGGGCAAAGTTTGAGTGCATTGGCATTAAAAAGGTGCCGCTCGATGTGCACGCACAGGAATTCACTCAGCTCGAATACATGGCGATCAGAAAACATATCTCCGATATGACAAACCCTGATCTGTGGAAGGAACTTCTTTCTGCAAAGTAACTCTATTGCAAAGGGGTGGTGTTTATTAAGACACTTCCTAATGGTTATACCGGTATCCTCGCGGCTTCCGCTACCTCTGCGGAAGCCGCTCAGTTATATACAGATAAAACCACCAACGTTTTCAACCTGATCGAGAATCAGTACCTGTTTCTGACAGACGACGAAGGCCACATCGTCGACAAATACAAGTGGCAGGACGGCAAGTATAAACCCATCTGGCGCAAGCCAGTGGAAAGCTCCGCCTTCGGCAAAGTGAAAGCCAAGAACGCCGAACAGGAGTGCGCCATCGACCTGCTGCTGGATGAGACTACCACCGTCAAATGTCTGTCAGGCTCATTCGGCTCAGGCAAAACCTTCCTGACATCAGCCTGTGCCTTCAAGCTGTTGCAGGATGGCGCGTTTGACCGTATCGTCTGGGTGCGCAACAACGTAGAGGTCAAGGACTCGAACCCTATCGGCCATCTGAAAGGCGATTACTACGATAAAATGTCTGTCTGGGCGATGCCTTTGGCGGATCACATCGGCGGTAAGGATCAGCTTGATTTCATGATCGAGCACGGCAAGATCGAGGTCGTCCACCTTGGCTTCCTGCGCGGCAGAGACATCAAAAACTCCATCATCTTCTGCACAGAAGCCGAGCATCTGACCCGCGAGCATGTGCAGCTGCTGCTTGGCCGCGTGTCCGAAGGTTCTATTCTCGTTCTCGAAGGCGATTTCAGACAGATCGATGCTAAAGCATTTGAGAAAGACAATGGTCTTGCCGCCGCTATCGATTGTCTGAAAGGCAATCGCCTGTTTTCATATGTGCATATGCAGGAATCTGTTCGCTCTGAAACGGCAAAACTGGCAGACCTGCTGGAGGTAAAACATGCCTGAACAAATTGGTATCACCGAAGCCCTCAGTGAAATATTGGCCGCAGTTTCCGGAGACAGTCATTTTCCTGACCCAGATTACCTTGCGTATCATCAGCTCCTGAAAGATCGTATCGTCTATATTGAAATGCCGGTCGATGAATCCATGCTTCGTATCCAGAAGCAGATTACTCTCTGGAATCTGGAGGATAGCGGCATCCCTGTCGAAGAACGCAAGCCGATCCGCCTGGTCATCATGTCCTATGGCGGCCTGGCTGACTATATGTGGATGGTCGTCGACGCCATCGAGAGTTCGCAAACGCCTGTCTATACATACAACATCGGCGCAGCGCACTCTTCAGCCGGCATCATTTTCATGGCCGGCAAAAAACGCTTTATGACTAAGAGCGCACACGTCATCATCCACGAAGGCTCCGCCGAAATCGACGGTGACGCCTGCAAAGTGATCGACGCTTCCGAGTCTTATAAGAAGATCTTGAAACGTATGCGCGACTTTATCATCGCGCATACGCGCATCCCGGCGGCTACGTTGTCCCGCAAGAAGGCCAACGATTGGGACATCCCCGCGCAGGAATGCCTGAAGCTCGGCGTTTGCGATGAGATCATCGACTCGATCGACAGTATCACGACCGCCGTATGAAAACCTGTGAGTGCCAGACCTGTCAAAAGGTCACACGATATACTGTAATCAAAAAGCGTGAAGATATCCAGCTCAACGATCTTGTTGTCACCGTGCCGCAGAAGCATGCCTATTGCCTCGTCTGCGGTACGGAAATCCAGATGGAAGATCTGAAGGATGAGAACGCCTACGCGGTACTGCACGCTTATTACATCAGAAAAAGCAAGGGTCGATAACATATTTGGTCCGGCCGCTCTGCGGAGTCACAGGTCGGTTTGGAAAGCGGATGCATCCGCAAAATGAGAAGCTGATAAAAACACGACCGCTAACAGGCCTTAACAACGGTTGGCGCTACGAAGTCTTATATCCAAAGCAGCTTCCGGTCTTACCAGTTGGAGACGTCGTAGCTGTAAAAGAAAGGAAAACAATATGGATCTTGGAGCATACTCGCAGATTGAAAATCTGGAACACATCATGAAGGAGAACGGCATCTCCGTCAACAGATTGCGCGGCTTGCGCCTAATGGCGAACGAAAAGCTTGTCACCGCCAATGAAATTGCCGAAGCGAAGAATGACCAGCTGAGCAGCGATCTGAAAAATCTGGTCGAAGCCCGCCCGCGCTGGTCGCTCAATCCGTATTGGTATGAGTACGGCAGGAGCACAAAGAAAAAAATGAGGCAGTATTACGTCATGGACGAAAACGGATATGACGTACTCGGTATCCGCTGGGAAAACCTGCACGGCAAAGCCCGCAAGATGGTCAAGTATGTTCTGCGGCACAGCGGCAAGAATACGGAAGCATATTACGCCATGTTCAACAGCTTTGTCGGCAGGAGCGATGTGCTGTATATCCATGCACGACAGGGTTCTAGTAATTGGTCCAATACTACACACAACAATTACCGCACAAAGCCGTGGTATATATGCTCTATTGATGATCCATATGATCCTACCTATTGCGACATCTACGCAAAGATCAATCCGATTACAGGAGAATCATCATGAGACATTTAGCCTCTGTCCAACAGATCGACGCGCTTGAGCCGATCCCGGGCAAAGATCGCATAGCCCTTGCCACGGTGCTCGGCTGGCGCGTCATCGTACAGAAAGCTGATTATAACGTAGGCGATCAGTGCGTCTATATCGAAATCGATTCTGTTCTTCCTGAAAAGCCAGAGTTTGAATTCCTGCGTTCAAAGAATTTCAGAATCAAAACTATGAAGATGGCGGGCGTCATCTCTCAGGGCATCTGCTTTCCAATGTCAATCCTGCCGCCGGATCAGTACACCCTCGGTCAGGACGTAACCGATCTGATTGGCGTCAAGCAGTATGAGCCCGAGATGGATGACCCCGTACAGCAAACAAATTCTAACAGCGGCAAGCTCGATAAGTTCCCGAAGTTCCTGCGCAAACAGGCTTGGTTCAGGAAGCTTATCCTGCGCCAGAAAAGGAAATCGAAAGAAGCCTTCCCAGCTTTCATCTCCAAGACAGATGAAATCAGAATCCAGACAGCGCCCTGGATGCTGTCAGATCCTACGCCATACACTTTTACGGAGAAGATCGACGGCACATCTGGTACTTTTGCTTTGGTCAAACATAAGCACCTGTTCAGGACGACCTATGAGTACATCGTCTGCTCCCGTAACCGCAGGTTGCCGGTCAACGATGGCTCTATATATTGGCAGGTATCTGACAAATACAAAATTAAAGAGAAGCTTATGAACATGATCGGCGACCGTGAGTGGGTCGCTATTCAGGGTGAGTGTATTGGTCCGAAGATCCAAGGTAACAAATACAATGTGCAGGAGCCGTTCTTGTATGTCTTCAATCTGCTGAATGATTGGGGGCGCGCACCATCTCTGAGAGCTAAGGGTACCCTGGGATGTTACGGTCTGGATTTTGTGCCTATCGTAGCTGAGAAAGCGAAGCTGCCTGCTACTGTAGAAGATATGCTAGCCATCGCTCACGGCGAATCCGCGCTGGCTCACACGCTGCGCGAAGGTCTTGTTTGCCGCAGCATTGATGGCAAGCAAAGCTTCAAAGCAGTGGATCCGGAATTCCTTCTGAAGTATGCGGCCAACTGAAGTTCCGTATCAAATCCCGCGCGAAGGCTTCATTATGATTTGCAATACAGACAAACAGCCTGTGATGGTGATCCCCTTCAATCATGTGCATGACATCACGCTGGATACGCACCTGAGCGGACCGTCTATCTACGGTCCGTGTGATGGGCCGCATGAAGCGGAATGGAATATCCACGTTAGCAATTACTCAATAGATGGACGCAATATTGTTACGTATGTCCCCACTTCACAGATTTCTTATTCCATCTCTTCACAGCCTTCACTGCCAGAAATGGAGCAGCTGATATGAATGAAATGAACCTGTTTAATTACAAATCCTATGTCGGCTGGCGAAAGCTGTGTCATCCCATCGTCTTCCTGCGCTTCCTCTGCCGCGCCTTCAAAATGGCGTGGCAGAGGGCTGTCAAAGGCTACTGTAATTGGGATCTGTGGGATATGGACTTCTGGCTAACCCATGTCCTGCCACCAATGCTCACAGAATTGGCAGAGAAGGGGCACAGCTACCCTGGCCGTGAGCCTTTCGAAACACCGGAGAAGTGGCGCGCCTGGTTGAACTCGATGGCATCTGACATTGCCTCGCTGCAGAACGATTGGGCCGACACCAAAAACGAATTCGCCGAACAGTTTCTAAGTGTCAGAAATTACTTGCAGATTGTCGAAGGAGACAAGCATGGTCTCAAGGTCATCAAACCGAATGACACGCCGGAAGTGGCGGAGCTCAGGAAAAAATGGCTGGACAGATCTGCAGAGCTTGCCGAACAGCAGACGGAGTTTACCATCAAAACTTTCGCGGAGCTGGGCAAGCATCTTCAAAATCTCTGGGATTAAAGGATAACCTATGCCACCAAGATTAACTTATTCTACAACGGCTTCAAGCAACTATACTATTGGCGGCACTACCACAGATAGTATTGCTAACTGGGATGCCTATTATCGAATGGCGACAACTAACTGGACTCCTTCGGAATACAGTTATACATACAATTATAGGATCCCAGATGATCCGCTAGGTATTGAAACCGCTGAATACAGATGGAGCAATACCAATGCTGCCGCGCTGCAAAGAGCTATAGAAACTCTCGGGCGCGAACTGCGCAAAGAACCGGATCAAAACAAAATCAAAGAGCTGTTGTAAAACTGCGCGGAGCTTCCGCGCTTTGCCGGCATGACGGAACGGCAGACGTCTCGGATTTAAAATCCGATCGCTTAACGCGGTGAGGGTTCGAGTCCCTCTGCCGGCATTGCCCGCCCGGACGGGTTCTGTGATCAGCAGATGATGTGAGCGTAGCGTAACTCCTCACAGATGAACGACAATGGCTGTCTGAGCAGCTGTACAGGCACGTGTATCGGCCCGATAAACTGTTGGTCGACGGGGTGCAAGGCATGATCCGCCTGTTGTACACTGCTCAGACAGCAAAAGCTATGGATTCGTCTCCGTTTGCCAGTGTAGCTCAATGGTGGAGCGGCTGATTTGTAATCAGCAGGTTGTGGGTTCAAGTCCCACCGCTGGCTTTGCCAAGTGTATGGCGTTGTACGCGCAAGGCTGCAGCAAAACGGCGGAAAGCTGCTAAAAAAGATCCACCCAGGGAGATCGGGAGATAATGCGGACGCGCAAAAGTGCTCATTCAGTCAGGGTATACTGATAGCCGATCATTTGCAGGCGTTTGCCTGCATCTGGGAGTTTGGTTCAGTGGCAGAACGTCGGTCTCCAAAACCGAAGACGGTGGTTCGATCCCATCAACTCCTGTATTCTATTATAAAGAGGTTTTATCTATGGCAAAACTCACTCTTTCTCCGCCCTGGATCACCTTTGCTAACGAGATGAAAGCCATGTTTGATAACGACGACCAGGTGTCCGTCGTATTCGATCAGGAAGAAAGCGTCATCTCTGTTTACGTCGAAGGTCAGAACAAGGCGGAAGCGCTTGAACAGCTGCTTGTTAAGGAAGCTGTATTCGGCACGGTCACGGTAAAAGTCAAAGTCATTCCTGGTAACACGCCCGATAATAAGTATGTTGACCTGTATAAGACAGCCTTCCAAGGCAACTGCAACTATCGCGGCAGCACGTTCGTCAGCGGCCCGCTGGGCAAGTTCACCTACATCGTTTGGAGTTGTGTGCCCAAGCAGTTCTTCGATGATAACCTGGCTGATTACCAAGGCAACCGCACCTTGTTGCTGGAAGACATCGCGAAGGATATCTTTGCCGAAGCCGACGGTGTCTATCATTGCACAACGAATTGCTGACACATGCGTTTTTGCGCATGCCTGAAGCGCAGCCGTCCTTTATCGGCTGCGCTTCTAAGGCAAACGCCTTCTTTCATCTGTTGGACGGGCAAGCTGGCATCGCCGTCATTCTATCAGCCCTGTTTTTATTGGTGACAGTTGGCTGTGCTTTCGCTGCCTTGCATGACTATCACTAATAAGGGGTGATTCTATGTCTGTTAAAAACACGCCAGAAACATTTACGATCTGGCAGGCTGCCGTGCACATCTGCGCTGGCAATAAATATGGCGCGGCCGGTATTCTCGGAAATCTCTACGCGGAAAGCGGTTGCAAACCGAAAAATCTGCAAAACAGCTTCGAGCGCAAGCTCGGTGCGTCCGATGACGAGTATACTATCGCCGTAGACAGCGGTAAATACAAGAATTTTGCTACTGATAAGGCCGGATACGGCATTGCGCAGTGGACGATCGCCAACCGCAAGCGCAACATGCTGGCTGCGGCGAAGGTCAACGGCATGTCCATCGGCTCCATTGAGCTCCAGACCTATTTTCTTTGCATGGAACTGTACAATTACTCCTATTTGCTGGACAGACTGCGTAACGCGGAGACCATTTATCAGGCGGCCTCCGAGTTCCTTGCGATGTATGAGAAACCCAGCAATATCACGCAGGAAAAGCGCGAAACTCGCGCCAATTTCGCCAAGGAATACTATGATCTGTACAGTAACGAGCCCATTGACCGCTATACACAGGATGATTACGTCGTTCTGAAGCGAGGCAGCAAGGGTGAAGGCGTAAAAGCTGTCCAGCAGACGCTGATGGAGCTCGGCTACAGCCTTCCTGACCCCGGAGCGGATGGCTGTTATGGCCGCGGCACCGCCGCTGCCGTTAAGAAATTCCAGCAGGACGTAGGTTTGACCGCCGATGGCATCGCTGGCGCTCTGACGCAGGATCTTTTGATCAAAACTGCCATCAAGCGTCACAAGGAAGAGCTAAAACAGCCAGTTTACACCGTTACGATCTCGCATTTAACGGAGGAAGAAGCTGCAAGCCTCTTTGAGGCGTATCAGGATTACTGTATTACTATGGAGGAAGAGCACGAATGACACCGGAAGCGTCTATTCCACAGGTCGCGGCCTTTATGAAGGTCTCCCGCAAGCAATTTGCAATGGATTGGCTGTCTGTTAAGCAGGAAGAAGCAATGAAGGCCGCCGAAACACAGTATATGCGCGAAATTTATGACAGTGTGAAGCTGCCTGCCCGCGCTACTACGGGCTCGGCGGGCTATGATTTCTTTCTGCCTCACGATATATTTTTCGAACCGCATCGCGCGGTCCTCGTTCAGACCGGGATCCGTGTTAGGATCGCTCCCGGCTGGATGCTGGTACTGGTCCCGCGCTCCGGTCTCGGTTTCAAGTACGGCTTAAGGCTGTACAACACTGTAGGAATTGTGGATTCCGATTATTTCAACGCTAAAAACGAAGGCCATATTGCTGCTATGCTCACTACTGAAGCGCCGTTGTCTCTGAAAGCAGGCGATCGTTTCGCTCAGGGTATCCTGATACCCTATGGGATCGCCAGCAACGACCACATTCTGATGAAGCAGCGCGTTTCCGGCTTCGGCAGCACTGGAGGTATATAATATGATTACCGCTTTTATCCCGACACAGCCTCGCGAAGAGGAAGAGCCCGTGAATCAGGGCAATATTTTCGGTTCGAACTTTGAAAAGTGGCTCGAAGATGAGCTCAAAAAAATGGAATGCCGTGAGAAGCCCGAAGCTCCGACGAGAGCGAAGGCTTCGGAGCCGTCCCAAACGGCTCCGAAAGCCGAGCGCCCCGAACGCAAACCAGCTGTCAGCGATCCTGTCGAGCATCCAGCACATTACACCTACGGCGGCATCGAGACTATTGACTTCATCGAGTCCAAGCAGCTTGATTTCTGCCTTGGTAACGCCGTCAAGTACATCTCCCGAGCAGGGCATAAGCTTGACAAGATTGAAGACCTGAAGAAGGCTCGCTGGTACATCGACCGCGAGCTAAAAATGCTGGAGAGCATTGGTGAATAACTTCCAGTGGCTCCAGTCCATGCCGCTTCCTGTCTTGGCGCAGTGGCTGTGCGATATTAACAAGTGCGATACCTGCTTCTTCAAAGATAAGAAGGAAGAAGGCGCGCCAGGTAAGTGCACATGGTACTGGCTGAACGAAGAACTACCAGGCGAAGACGAAACAACGATTCAGAAGGAAACAATAAATGAGAGACCCTCGTAGAATTGATCACGTTATCGAAACCATCCGCCGCGTCTGGCATTTGGTGCCAGACTGGCGGCTTGGTCAACTGCTCTGCAACCTCTCGCGCGATTGCGGTTCCTGGGATAGCTTCTTTACAGAAGACGATGTGATGGAAGCCGCCGCGCTCAACTGGCTGGCAAGAACTCCGGAAAGGATTGGCCCTACCGTGGTAATTACAGAACAATATTCCAACGTTCAGGACGCTGTGGAAGCGGCGGAAGTGAAGTGCCCCTATGGCTTTGAAATCAGAAGCAAACCTGCCGGCGGGTGTGAACTGATTTACGTCATCGACGATGAGGAAGGAGGGACCCAGCAATGAGCGTTCTTGGATGTATCGCATTATTCTCTATCGGTTATATCTTAGGCGTTACTACGATCTGTATCGTTTCCACAAACCGCTTTGAAGAATCAGAGGATATAAATGGCATATGGTAAACCCGCAGGAAGTCAACTTTGATCCGTGTCCTATCGAAGAGCAGGAGACGACGATCAACCTGTCTTATCAGGATAAAAAGGCTTACGTCTATACGAGCCGCATCAACGTGGCCCGCAAGCTGCTCGAGATGTGCGCGGCGCATACCGACGAAGCTTCGGTCCGCCGGTTGAATGCTAACGGTCTCGAGATCGAAGTGCCGCTGAACTGGATTATCATTAGGCCAAAACAGAAGCGCGAACTGACAGAAGAGCAGCGCCGCGAGCTCGCTGAGCGTCTGCAATCCGTTAAGGCCAGGTCTGCCTGATTGGCGGCTATCACTATATTTAAGCAAAGGTTGTGGATTTTATGAGCCATTATGCAGTGGCAGTATTTTCATACGCTCCTCAAGGGTTCGATCAGCTTCTCGATCCCTACAGCGAAGAAGCTCACGTTGAGCGCTTCGTCGCGGACCCCGAAGAAGTACAGAAAAAATATGCCGAATTCCTGATCCGCAACCCGTCCTGGGAAGAACTCGGATTTGATTACTACCTGCAGGAGTTTGGCTACAAACGCGAAAAAGACGAGATCGTTCAGTATTACAATCCAAATGCCAAATGGGATTGGTATACACTGGACGGTAAAGATTATCTGTTTGATTTGAAAGAGGGCGCAACCGCTGATAAAGGCGGCGGCTACCGCAAGAAGGATTACGAATACCCAGAAAATGGCATAGCTCCGTACGCTTTTGTCACACCGGACGGAAAGTGGCACGCGCCGGGCACCGTTGGCTGGTTCGCCATGGACGACTCAACAGAAGAAACGATGGCCGCGTACAACAAGCAATGGCGCGAGTATGTCGACAATGACGAGAACCCTTATGTGTCCTTTGTCGATTGCCATATATAAGAGGATAAGCATATGCCTGCAAAATACAAAGTTGGAGATCAGGTATTGATCAGCCTCCAAAAAGGCAAACGTTACGGAATTGCTATAACAAATGAAATGTTTGCCTACTCAGGCAAGATCATGACGATCAGACACGTCAATACATATGGTATTGTTCCTGCTTCGTACTATATGGAAGAAGACAAATATGAATTCAGGGGCAATCAACGCCCGGGCTGGCTCTGGCCTGAAGAGTGCATCGTCGGATTGGCCGACGTCAACACATATCAAATAGACAGCGTAAAAGAACTTCTATAAGGAGCATACTATGAATCTGAAAGACGCATTTCGTTTTAAGCATGTGGTTCACGATATGATCGACGAGGCCTGCAGGACTATGATGAGCCGCGAAACCATTTATGATGTTTCCGAGCAGCATCTGAAAAGCCAGGTCATCGCCACAGAAAAGGATGAAACCGTTACTGTTTGTCCAACTAGAAAATACAACATGAATGCTACTCAGGTGTTCAACTTTATTCAGAAGCTGATGGCCGAGTATCAGGCCCTGTCGCTGAAAATCGATATGGCAATGTCGAGAAACATTGCTACATACAAAGCAATGCTGGACGTAACACGTCAGGTTCGCGCGATAGCAAACAGCCTGAATCATCTGACAACCTGCGCTCGCACTGAGCGTCAGGAGGTCGGCGCGGCGACCTACATCAACGCTGCCGGAGACGCTTCTTCCTATACTTATCCGAAGAAGATTGTCAATACACCGACCTTCAATGTTGAAGAGCTGCAGGAAGCGCTCAAGAATCTACTCGATCAAGCGGATAAGAACTCGAACGAGCTTGAGAAGAAGCTGATCGAAACGGAAGTTGATTATCAACCGAAGTTCTCAGTCAACGATAGCTTCGCGGCCATAGCAAAGAAGCTTGATTGTGTCGCATAACAGGGCTGCCGCTCCTGTTAAAGCGGAAACGTTGTTGATATTATATTGATCTGTTTAAAGCAGGCGGTTCAGGGAAAGAGTGTCGCCGCCTGCTTTGAACGATTGGTATAAATATGAGCAGGTGTAGGACGGGCGTTGTTGTCGCGAGCCATTGCAAAGTGGCGGTGCCTTCATCAGTCCCAAATCTGCCTTATATACATGTTGCTTGCAGAATCCGCTCGCTGGTTAACAGTGGCAAAATGTTAGGTCCACCCTTCTGGGCCTCAAATGAAGTGGTTCGCTTTTCGTGTCACGCTAAACACTTAAATTACATACGCCGCATGATAAACGCGTACCGCAATCTGCGCATAAGCATCTGTAGCCTATTGGCCGTCCAAGGATGGCGTTCTAGGCACGTCAATTGAGCGTTTGAGTTACGTTCTTTTGCAGCAAACAACAATGTTTCCGCTTTAACAGGAGCGGTATTTTTTATATTTCAAATAAATTGGAGGGCCTTTATGGCAGATAAATCACATAAAGTTCTGATCGTCGTCGACATGCAGAATGATTTCATCAACGGTGCGCTCGGCACGAAAGAGGCTGAGGCCATCGTGCCGAGCGTCGTCAAACGCATCGAGGAATGTAAGGCGGAAGGACGCACGATCATTGTCACCCTCGATACTCATCAGGAAAATTACATGGACACCAGGGAAGGCAAGCATCTTCCGGTGCCGCACTGCATCGAAAACACAGAGGGCTGGAAGCTGCATCCCGATGTCGAGAAGGCGCTTCACGGTTACCTCCCTAAATACTATATTCCTAAACCAAGCTTTGGTACGCCAAACATTATCGATCCAATCGCCGCCATTAAGAGCGACGATGTGGAGATCGAGCTCATCGGTCTGTGCACCGACATCTGTGTCGTATCCAATGCACTGCTGCTGAAAGCATTCTTCCCGGAAAACGAAATCAGTGTTCGCGCTTCCTGCTGCGCCGGCGTTACGCCCGCCTTGCATCAGGAAGCGCTTGACACGATGCGTTCCTGTCAGATCAACATTCTGTGAGGCATCTATGAATGAGTATACGTTCGATGCGGTGAAAGCGAGAGATAATCTTGTCGCCGCAATACAAAACCTCGCGAAAGAGCAAAGCTTCTCCCGAGTCGTCATCGGCATCTCCGGCGGCAAGGATTCTACCGTTGCCGCCGCGCTGTGCGTCCGTGCCCTCGGCCCGGACAACGTGCTCGGCATTCTGATGCCTGACAGGCAGCAGCGTGAAGACGATTTTCGGGACAGCCTGCGCGTGTGTGAAAGCCTGCACATCCCGTATCGTACTGTCAGCATTTCTCAGATGCACAAAGATCTGCTCAGCGCTGTCGGCATCGAAGCCGGCGGACCGTTTAACGCTGATCTCTTCCAGAATCTTCTCGATCAGGAAAGCAAGATATATTATAACAAGACAGCGGATATTAACGTCGGGCCCCGTCTGCGTATGACAGTGCTCCGTTATATCACGCAATCGATTGGCGGTCGCCTCGTCGGCACAGGCAATTTGTCTGAAAGCACGGTTGGCTATTGCACAAAAGACGGCGACACGTCCTGCGATTTCTCTTTGCTCGGCAAGCTCACCAGCATAGAGGTCGTCGAGATCGGTTTGACAATGGAAGAGCTGCCGCAAGATCTCGTGCTGAAAACGCCGTCCGATGGATTGTGCGGTATTTCGGACGAAGAGAAGCTGGGCGTTTCTTATGAAGCGATCCACAATTATATCCGCAATCCGATCGACATCAACGACCTGGTTAATCATAAGATCGCTCAACTCGAAGCGGCGAGCCGCCACAAGCGGGCGATGCCGCTGGTATTGGAGCCGTTTGCATGATCAAAAACAAAATAGCATTCTATGGCGCGTTCAACCCACCAACGTGGGCGCATGTCCACATCGCTCAGGCAGTGCAAAGACAGCTCAGCAATACGGGCAACGTCGTTGAAATCGTCTTCGTACCTTCGCGGGCTGACTACATCCTCAAAGAGCAGCATAAAAACTTGGCCTTCGAATCATATGATCGCGCGGTCATGCTGATGAGATTATGCGGCGTCATGAAAAACATGCGCGTATCTATCGTAGACATAGCTGCAGATCATCAGCCTCGCACCTATGAAAGCCTGTGCATGCTCAGAAATCGTGGGGAAAATTGCAGCCTGTTGATCGGAGCCGACCAGTTGCTTACCTTTGAAACGGGCTGGAAGAATCCAGATAAAATACTGGAAGAATTCGGCTTGGTTTGTGTATCTCGCGGCGACGTGAACGCGCATGAGATCATCGAGAAAAGCCCTCTGCTGCAAGCGCACATCGACAACATCGCAGTTGTCGATGTGCCGGAAAAAATCAAGGACATCTCGTCTACAAAAATACGTGAGATCCTCATGCGAAAGACAATAGACGAGAAGGCGATGAAGGAGCTGGAAACATTGATGCCGCCTATGCTGATCGGCTACGTGATGAACAGCTATGAACGCGCTACAAAAGGAGAATAATATGGCATTGCCTTATATTATTGAATCACTGTTGGACACCGATTTGTATAAGTTCAATATGAATCAGGTGATCTTTCACAAACACACTGATCTGTACGGTGAATACGATTTCAAGTGCAGAAACTCCGGCGTCATTTTTACGCCGGAGATGCTGCAGGAGATCGAACGCCAGGTAGACCACCTGTGCACGCTACGATTCACAGAAGAAGAGCTTAACTATCTGCACACGATTCGCTTCCTAAAGCCGGATTACATTGAGTTCCTGCGGTTGTGGCACCCGATCCGTGACTACGTGTCAATGTCACTGTCTGAAGACGGCCAGCTTTCTGTCACAGTGCACGGCCCGATCTTCTCATGCATGCAGTTCGAGATCTACCTGCTGGAAATCATCAACGAAGTTTATTTCCGCATGGAATATGATTACGACAAGCTCGTCGCCTCCGCGCAGCTGCGCCTCGATAAGAAGATCGAAGCTTTCCAGAAAAGGATCTACAACTTCCGTTTCGCGGAGTTTGGCTGCCGTCGTCGCCTGTCTCGAGAGTGGGAAGACCACGTAGTCAAGACCTTTGCCGAAAAGACCACGGCCATGGTAGGCACGTCAAACGTCTACCTCGCCATGAAGTACGGCCTGAAGCCTATCGGCACTTACGCGCATGAATATGTGCAGATGTACCAGGGCATCGACAAGATCCCGCTGGCGTATACGAACTACTACGCTCTGAAGGATTGGTACAACGAGTACCGTGGCGATAACGGAACCGCCTTAACCGACACGATCACTACCGATCTGTTCCTGCTAGACTTCGATCGCTCGATGGTTAACAACTTCACCGGCGTTCGTCATGACAGCGGCAACCCTATCACCTGGGGCGAGAAGATCATCAAGCATTATGAGAAATACGGTGTCGATCCGAAGACGAAGACGCTGCTGTTCAGTGATAGCCTGAACTTCAAGAGAGCGCAGACGCTGTACGATTACTTCAAGGATCGCGCAAACGTCTCCTTCGGCATCGGCACTTATGTCTCCAACGATACTGAGGTGGATCCGCTGAACATTGTCATCAAGCTGCAGCAGGTCAACGGTAATCCGGTTGCAAAGCTGTCAGACAGTGATGGTAAATCGATGTGCCGCAGCCCTGAATACCTTGAATACTTGCGCTCTGCGGTCAACTTCAGGCTTGCAAGACAGAGTCAATGAAAACTGAACACGATGCTGAGTACGCAAAAGGTGACGAGATTACAGCGATAGTTACAGGACCGGAAGATAAACAAAAGCAAGAGTATAGATTCCGCATTGTAGATAATCCGTTCGTTCTATGGAGCAGCAATCTCATCATGTATTACTGCAAAAGGCTGAGAGACGATGGATCGAACCTTCCGCCGGAACAGCTGTGGATCATACCTGAAACTTTTATAACCGAGCTCGTCGGACCAAAGTCCAAGATCACACCTATGAACACAGAAGGACTTTTGTAAGGAGAATATATGAAACTGATATTTCTCGATGTTGACGGCGTGCTCAATTATTCTCATTGCGAGGCGTCCGTCGGAGGCTTCTGCGGCGTTGAACCGGAGAAAGTGAAGCTGCTTAAGCAAATCGTCGACGCCACCGGAGCGAAGCTGGTACTTAGCTCTACCTGGCGAAGGCATATCCCGGTCGGGATTCCTCTCGAAGCGCAGACAGATCCCTTCGCCTGCGAGCTGCTATCAAAGCTCGCAGACGAAGGCTTAAAGCTGTACGACATGACATCTACGGAAATCGAAGACGGCAACCGCAAGAAGCAGATCACCGCGCTGATCGACCGGTATGTCAAGAGCGGACAGCCTGTTGAAAGCTGGGTCGTTCTTGATGACGATATCTTTGATGGATTCACTGAGAAGGATTTTAAAAAACACTTCGTCAAAACAAGCTTCTATGATCGCGGCCTGTGTGAAAGCCACGTGAAGAAAGCGATCTGCATCCTGAACGGAAGCGAAGACGAGAACAGCGGCCTGTTCTTCCTTGAGCCGATGCTCGTTCCGCAAGGCTGGGGCGCACTTGTCGAAGCTCTCGACAAGAACATCGAAGAATGGACCGAGACGGGCGACATAACCGGATTCTCTGTTGTCGATTTCAAAGAAAAGTACGGCGAACTTCGTCTATACTATGATTGTCACTGTGCAAGCAAGAAAGTCCGCGATGATTTCGATGAAATGATCGAGGACTATGCTTACGTCAGCGGCTTCACTTGCGCTAACTGCGGCGCGTTCCCGGTAGGCCAGACCGCCGAGGGCTGGACACTGCCGCTGTGCGAGAAATGCGCGGATGGCAGGCCTATAGAACCAAGGGAGTTCGACGTCAAACGCCATTTTCGGCGTTATGATCCGAAGAAAGGCTGGACCGAGGAAGAGCGCAACGTCTCCGACGTGATTCGAAGGGTTGGCCTTTGCAGAAAGGAATCGGAAGATGCAAAAATATAAACGTGGAGATCGCGTCAGAATCAGAGACGAATGGGATCCAGATGGTTTATGTTGTCAAAATTTAGATGGTTATATGGACAAATATCTCGGAACGGTTGCGACAATATACGCTTACAATGGATTAACTTATTCCATCGAAGAGGACCAGCTCGATCCACAAAGATACGGTCGCGGGTGGGTGTGGAAAGATTGCTGCTTTGTCGGCTTAGCAGAAGATGCTGATGAGTTCGGCAAAAGCTGTGCTTCGCTTTTCTAATAACGTAGCTTACGGGCCGCCTTTTCATCAAGAAAAAGGCGGCCCTATTTTTAATCAACATTTTGCCGGCGTCGGCAAAATGTTATGTAAATTTTCCTGATAATTTATCTGCAAAACTCAAGCTGTATTTTTACCCTACCAAGTTATCAGGTAACAATAGACATCTTGTCTGATTCAGATAGATTATCAGAAAAAATAGAGCAAAACACATACAGAAAGGAGCTCATCAAATGTCCCGATTGAACCATGGAGACAAAGTAAAGGTCGATCTTGATATTGGAATTGGATGGGCTGACAAAAAGCTAGCTCTCAATCACCAGGTCGTAACGATTGATTCATTTGTAGGCTACTGGGTAGACGACGAGCGGCGCTTAAGCAGCACCAATGATGGAAAAAGTTTGGAAACTTACAGCATCGTCGAAGACGGTGGACAGTTTCTTTATCCATTAGATAATTTTAATATGTTGTCTCGGGAGGTTGATCAGCTTTTATGATAGAAGGCGTAACAATACTCAATCAGGTAGAACAATGGAATCCTCAAAATATTGCAGGTTTATTCTGTTGTGCTATTTTGATTGTCATATCAATAATCGGCTTAGTAACTATCTTTAAAGATTTTGATTCAACAACTATTGGCATGATAATAATGCAAATCGTTGCGGCAATTTTATTAGCAGCAATACTACTCATAACTATAGCTACCATCGTCGTAATAATCAATTTGCGCGAAACTATCGTGCAAGCTGCAATAGACGATTCCGCATCCTTTGTCAAAATCAATGAAGTCTATAAGTTTATCAGACAAGAAGGACAGATCTACATCCTCCAGCTGAAAACGCCTTGACTTGAATAGGAGTTTACATGTTATTCAAAAGATTCCGCAAAAAGCATGGGCTGTATGATCTCCGAAAAGAAGTAGTCGCGTGGGTCGAAAAGAACATCGGCGCTGAATACGTTGACGAAGCACTTGATAAATATGACAAACTAAACAGCGGCACTCCAATCGGAGGGTTTCAAGAAACAATAGCATTTCTCCATATGATCGAACAAGTCAAAGCAGAGGCACTGACTAAAATAACACTGTGAGTAACCGACAGCCATGCTGGTGTGAGAGGGTGGTAGGATACCCGGCCTCTGAAAGCTGTCGGCGTGATAGAGGGTACGGGACCTGTCAACGGTGGCAAGTCCCAACCTCGTACATCAATAAAATAGTATATTAAATCAGATCATTTTCGTAATACTACGAAAAAGATAACAAGGAGAAACAATGAAGAAATTCTACATCATCATCACGTTCTGTCTGCTCTTCGCGTGCGTTGCGATCGCTGAAGAGCAGACAGTTTCCAACATCATCAAGCCCGATCCTTCTATCGAGCTGCTTACACCGACGCCTGCGCCTACGCCTGAACCGACACCGGTTCCGAAACGGGTAACCATCGCCACGAACCGTAAGTCCGTGATGGAAGAAGGCGCTACTGTCACGTTGACGAGCAAACTCGAAGGTTTCGAGGGCTGCGAGGTGCACTATCAGTGGCAGCGAGACAGGGGCAACGGTTTCGAAGACATGCCAGGCGCAACCAGCGCCACGTATTCTTTTGCCGCCACAGCTGAAACATTAAGCTGGGGCTGGCGTCTTATCGTATACTACAAATAATACGTTCCTCATACGCCTCTGACGCAAGCGCACCACTTGAGGACATATGTATTGCAATAGCCGCCGTGCTCGAGCACGGCGGCTTGCAAACGCGCTGTTGTTATCTTATTTGCGCTGACCCAATATTCTTCCTCCTTAAAACTCTCCTCCCGAAATTAGATCTTTCGACCTAAAAGCTGAAGTGCAACGAGGATTCCTGCCAATAAATAATACAAGATACTGATGATATTCAGAGCAACGTCTGAAATCGTCTTAAATCTTTCCATCGCAGCACTTCCTTTCCGTCGGAAAGCGCGGAAGAAAATAATCAACAACGCATTTACGATAGCATTATACCGCATCAGCGGCAGCAGCGCAATTTTATAGGCCTACTTTTGTAAGAAAAATATCTACAAAAGTAGGCCTAATTTTTTACCCACACAAGTTATCCACCGATCTCCAACATAAAAAGTTTTTCAGATAACTTATCTGCAAAAGTTAGAAAGAAAGTGGTACTATACAGCAAGCACAAGTGTTCGATCCGGTTACCGCCATTGACAACCATGCGCAGCACAGCTATACTGAAATTGATCTGCAGGCTCTCGTAAAGCAAACTGTACAAACTACTTTACGGGAACTCTCTTCAGCGCAGCTTGACAACGGCATAGATTGTACTTTTGATGTATCGAAAGGAGCAACCGATATGTCAAAAGAAGTCCGTCGCGTCATTGTTGGGTACAACGACGACGGAACACCAGTTATCAAACGTCTGACGGCCGCCAATCAGTATGAGATGAACGATCGTATCGTGCAAGAATACATCAGCAATGGCCGCATCAGAGAATTTCTTGATACACAGGAGAAGCCAAAGCCCACGATTTCGTTCAAAGAGTATGCGGAGCGGTGGCTTGACACCTATATCGTCACCAGAAAGCCTAACACCATCGCCACCTACAAGAAAATCCTGCGGGCAATCCTGCCTGACTTTGGAGATCAGAACCTGGCAGACATTACAACCAACGAAATCCAGCTTTATCTCAACAAAAACAAGGACCTGTCAAAGAAAACGCTGAAGGAACGCCTTGCCCGCATCGCTCAGATCCTCGACAGCGCAAAGGAAGACGGCTTGATCGAAGCGAACCCGGCGAAATCAAGGCGTCTTGTGATCCCGACAGACAAACAGCAGGTCCGCGAGGCAATTCCGCTTGATGTCATGCGTACAATCATACAGAAATCTGCACAGCTGGACGAGAAAAGCAAACGCCTGCTGCTTCTTTTGATCACCACCGGCGGCCGCAGAGGAGAAGTGCTCGGTCTGCAATGGCAGGACATCGACGTAGAGAACAATCTGATCCATATCCGCCGCAATGTGACCCACGCTAACGGCAACGTACCCGTCATCGGCACGCCAAAAACCAAAGCCGGAATCAGAGATGTGCCCTATGAAGTCGCCATCAGATCTATTGTTGATCCAACAGGCCGTCAGCCAGACGCTTTCATCCTTGAAGGCGGCGAACCAACGCAGCCCATGACCATGACCATGTACAACAACACCTGGCATCGGATTCTGAAACAAATTCCAGAGCTCAAACCATACTCGGCCCACTACTTTAGGCACACCTACACGACACTGCTGAGTGAGTACACCGACGCCACACCGAAAACCATCCAGGCCCTTGCCGGTCACAAAGACATACGCACAACAATGTCCATTTATGAACATTCACGCAAGGAAAATCTGGAAAAAGCGAACGCTGATATGCACAATCTGTTATTTGCATAAATGTCACTGAAATGTCACTGATAACGCGCGACAAAATACCTTGTTGTATCAGCACATTTAGCATCAGCATCTTAGCACTCTTTACACCAAAATGTCACTAAACCAGGGAAAAGTGAACATTGGTCTCCGCACAAAATAAGAGAACCCTTGCTCTGCAAAGGTTCTCAAAAAATGGAGCATAGGAGACTCGAACTACATTGAAAGTACAATCTAAAGCCTTGTCATGTCTTGATATAAGCATAATTAAATGTTGAACAATTGGTGTGTTTATATCAACACATGCGCTATAAAATAGGGGCACCGGTAATTGAAACCGGTGCCCCTATTTTTTCGTCAAATCTTTTCTGTCAGGTAATCGTCCAATGCGCCAGCGGCGCGTTGCATTTCTTCCGTGTTGCCGTCGTGTATCGCATGATTTAGTAAAGCCCGAACAGCTTGACATTGGATCCTGTTCGTATGCCTGATGTCGTCGATCTCAGCAGAGTGAGAACCGACGACATCTTCTATACGATCCACCTGTTTTTTAAGACCTGTAAACTGAGCCTTCAGATCTTCTCTTGATTGATCTTTAGGCCTCTTAATTTCTCTAAAAGTTTTTATCACGTTGCCGACAAGGACGAACAAGCCCATCATGGCAATCAAGACAATCAGAAATATCAGAAGGTTATTGCCTTCAAACATTACCTTGATATTGTCCATGGTATTACTCCTTTCCGTCAGCAACCTGAACGGTTACTGACTTATCACTCGGCGTCGCCCTCGTCTTTGTATTCAGTTTCGGCGTCTGTCTTCTTACCGAACGCACGATTCAGAGCGTCGAAGCCGCCGTTGGCAGCAAGAGAAACAACAGCGGCGTTGACAAGATCAAGAACCGCAACGTCCCAGGAAGCCAGGTTGTCTGTAGCAAGCTGGCCGACAAGCATAATAATAACAGCAAACATGTAACTGACAAGCTGCGTCGGAAACTTCTTAAACAGCGGCTTAGTAAATTCAGTTAAGAGACCGGTGCCGATAACGCAGCCAGCGAAAGAGAGCAGATATTCCCAGGTAAAGAAAGTATCAATCTTCATATAAATTCCACCTTTCAATTATGTTTCGTCCCGGCGCGCTCAAAGCGCCGGGATGAGTATCAATTATTCACCTTCGGTAGGTTCAACTTCTTCTTCGGGTGTAGGTTCGGGCTCGACCTTCGGATGATGATACACAAAGCCATCGATGAACCGGCCTTCGCTTGTCGTAAGCGTGCAAGCGTGAACAGGCAGCGTGCTTACAGCGGCAGAACTGCGGATCGCATAATACTTAGAGTCAGCAGCAAGACGATCATCGTAAGCATAGGTCGGAGTAGAGATAGTGCCGCCTTCAAAGGTTTGAATTTCAGTTACTAAATACTTCATAATAAGTACCTCCTAAATATTTCTTAACCATTGTTTTGTTGTTTCAAATATTCCTGCATTTTCACAGAGTTAAAAGCTGCAATACGTTTCTTCGCCGTCTGAATCATAGCAGAATCATGTATAGCATAAGATACTTCGGTGATATTGTTCATATCAGACCATATCCTGTTTAACCCCAAATTGGTTTTAAGCGACATTGGCTCTATATGGTACGTTTCATGCGTCTGGCACGGATACCAAATGTCAACATCGTATTCTTTCCCATCTGCTGGCAAATATAAATATACCGTTCCTGTCCCCAACCAGAATCTGATTGGCTCAGTTGTCTGCTGACTGTATGGCGCGAGATTACATAAAGCCTGGTCTCGTTTACTAGTATCAACTAAATATTTTGACGGCAAGTTAAACGCTATATACCTGTAATCTTCTGAATAAGTTCCTGTTCCACCAGGTGTGCCCATGTCGCCGGTTATATGTTTCGTTTCGTGATACCATTCTTCAACAACATCGCCAGTAATTACGTCTACATAACCGCCTAATACTTTTTTGCATGGCTCATACTCTGTCGCGGTCGAACCAAGTTCAAGCTGATAGTTGTAAGACAACAATTGTTCCTGTGTTACATTTTCAACATAATATATAATTCTTATTTCAGTTTCTATGCTTAATGTAAACGTAGCAGAATTTACATCAAATTTATTAAATATCGGTAATCCATCTTTTCGCGCCACAGTTAAAGATCTCGCAGGAGCGTTTGAAGAAACAGTATATGTCCCCGGTTTTAAAATTAAAGACCCATCTGTCTTTCCGTTTTTGCCACCAAACGTTATTGAGGTGTTGCCGTTAGGATAAGCCTTGTTCATGTCGATCAGATTTTTTCCGGTTACAGGAAGTTCAACTGTTTCTGTAGTTCCACTATACGCTTCATAAGTCGTGCTATTATCAAAAGCAGGAGTAATCAAAAAGCTTTGAATAAAACAAGATATACCACAATTCCTTATTTCTATTACGCATCTGTCTGTATCTCCAGAATATGGTTTCCAAATTACGTTTTTAAAAACTACTCTATACGCATTATAGTAATTAAAAACTTCACCGTAAGTTGTCGAACCATCATAATTAACCAATCTCATTGTAGTGTTCAAAGGATTCGTATTATTGATCACATAGAATGAAATGTTGTATGGTTGATCTAATGTTAAATTATCTACAACTATATAGAATACTCCATTTGTCCGTGATTCTCTTTGTGAACTTGAGTAATTATTCTGTGTTATTGTTACAACAGAAGATGGAGATTTATAATCAATCTGTGTACCGTATTCATTGGAAGAAGTCAATTCATCAGTAGCACTATTTACCTTTGTAGCGCTGTATCCAACAACATGTCCGATGTTCTTTTTGGCATGACGAATATTTACACTATCGTATAGATCAACAGAACAATTGTTTTCGTATGGCTGAAATAATCCAGCCATTTTACCTTTTACAAGCATAGCTGTTTCAACTTTGCTTGCAATAGATAAACGGACATAATAAGCATTTTCCGGCGCGACGAGAGTTGTATTTGTTGCCTCTATAGATGATACAAAAACCTTATCTTTTGAATAAAAAGCATGATATACTAGATTTGTTCTTGTGCCACTAAACGTATATGTTTCACCGGGAACAATCGCTATGTAATCAGAACAATATTGACCAGTCCAGTGTATTACACTTCCTTGACTTGAAATAGCACTATCCGCTATAGCCGTTTTATAATCAAACAAATTTTTCCCAGTGCCGCCGGGCCAGGGTTTATCGTATCCATTGAGATTTTGCTTTGGTCTAAAATGTGCTTTTAAATTTTTAATGGGCACTCTTGCTACACTCTTAAAACTCGCTACATTATTATCTCCAACTGTATAAGTCATACCGGCCATGTCATCACGCTCCCATATACACCATCTGTGATAAGTATCTCGTATATGGTATTCGTTTCCAATGAAGCTGCGTTAAACCATTGCGGCATTTTTACATTAGCTGGCAAAGTAAGAGCGGTGGCGGTAGAACCACTTTTAAAAATAACATCAGTGCTTCCTGATGAAGGCGGCGTTATAGATATAGACGACACTTCACCGCATACATATCTAACATTTGGTTCGCAATTAATTGTTACATCTGTCCCAGAAATATTTTCAACGATAGGAATTTCGACATATGAAGCGATAACTTCTGGATCGATACCAAGCATAGTTTGTATATATTTTTTTGCTGTATCGGTATATGTGCCTATCGGGTTAGATGATTGAGATTGGCTGGCTCCCGCCGCTTTAGCCAAACCATAAAAGGCAATAGCAGATATTTGCGAAGGTGTAAGAAAGTTTGATTGACTAATACCTTCTTTTATGCTTGCGGCAGAAGAAGCTCTAACACCAAACTCACCGTTAGAATACATCTCAAGTCCATAACCAGGTTTAACTAAACCGGGAGCAGAAGATGTTGCATAGTCTGTTTTCCCAACGGCGTCGATCATTGAACGTATCGAAGCTTTTGTGTCGTCATAATAATATCCTACATTGTAATTTGAATGATCACGTGTATCACCAGCCGCGTCTGCAAGACCATAAAATGCGATTTCCGCACTGTCTAAATCGGCAACACCGTTTTCAACTATAGAAGTTTCATCTACTTGTATGTCCTGCACGCCGCCAGTTTCGTCTGCCCAGCCTACATCATAGTTCTTATTCGATCTCTTTTTTAAAACCTGGCCCTTCTTACCGCCGCGAGGCGTAGTCTGTTTATTGTCGATCCTTTCACGAAGATCATTATACAACAGCTGACCGTCTGCATAATTAAGAAGTTTATCTTCTGTCATAAGACCACCTTCTTATTAATACACAGGATCTGTATTTTCAGGCTCATAATCTACCATAAAATAGACTTTGTTATTGACGCATATCCAATCTTTTATGCGGTCTGCGGCGTTTGCTTCCATATCCGACGCTTTGCTTGGCGCAAAAGTAAACCGCGGCAATACAGGATAAACAACTTGTTCTCCGCTGCTGTTATGAGCGTTTTTAATATCTTCAATAGTTGTATCAAACCCGTCGCCTTCTTCAAAACCGACAAGCTGCATATAGATGTCGTCATATATTCCGTATTCTTCTTCAGTTGCCGGCAGTTTGAATATAAGGCTCTTTCCCATTTTATACGCGGCAGCAATATCTGAAGCATCCATATCAGTTTCGTAATATACATAACCCTCGTCGACAATACCAGAAGAGCCATCAGATACATAAAACGCAGTTTCTACTAACATTGAGTCATCATCTCCCATTCCGTAGTTATTTATAATTTCAGCAGTTTCTTCCAGCGTCGCAACTTCCATATCACTCCACTCGGTATCGTAGTCACCATCGCTGATTTTTCTTAACACTTGCCCAACTGTACCGCCAGTTGGAACTCCTTCACCTTTTAACGATATATTTGCAACACCATCATTTCCAACAATACTCGTCCCATTAACTTGTACATCTTTAATCTTCCCACCTGCTTCCGCCATAGTGGTCTCAACACAATTTGTATCAGGAATAATCGCTTCATCCTTTGCAATCGCGGCGGTAGCCTTGTATAAGTGGCCGTTCGCGGCAAAGGCTTCACCGATGGAGTAAGGTTGGGATGCGACTAAGTTTGGGTTAGTAGGTGCAAGCATTTGAGATATGCCAAGCATGGATTGGATTGCTTCTTTTTGAGCATCGGGGTAGGTGCCAACTGTTGTGTTGGCAATGTCTTTCATATCGGCTCCGGCTGCCTTTGCCATGCCGTAGAAAGTGGCAGAGTGTTGATTACCAGGTGAGATTACCGGGCCTGTCATAACACCGCTCTTAATTTGGCTTTCGAGCGGAGCGGCCGTAGATAAGAAACCCGGTTTTCCGCTCCAGCTTCTGATCGTCACGCCCAGCATGTTTGTGTCTAACGCTCTGAGCACACCGAGTGCGCCATTACCGTCACCAGCGATTGCCACAGGAACATTTGCAACGCCCTGCGCGTCAAGCACCGACACACCATTTACTTGCACATCTTGAACAGGAACTTCCGGTATATCTTCAACATCAGCTTTTCCCGCAAGCGCTTCGTTCATATCCTCAACCGTAGGAATCTGTACAGGTGCGTCAGCAGTCTCAGATATCCAGATTTTCGTATCAGGATCCGTCGGTTCTTCGTCCTGTACAGCAACAACGTTCTCGCTTGTAGCACCGATCATGTTACGGATAGCTGTTTTCGCGGTATCAGTGTATTGACCGACAGGAAGCATGCTATCTTTCTCGTCAGCTCCTGCTGCTTTAGCGAGACCATAGAAAGTAGCTTCATGCTGACGTTTAGGAACAATGGGTTTATAAGCATCTTCTCCTGACTTAATAACAGGTGATGAAGCAGTTGTTAATTGTATAGAGCCGGCGTTGCTTATTCCTATTCCACGACCATCTGGAATTTTCATTAGTCCATATGCATTGGGGCCGGTAGCAATTGGTACATTAGCGACACCGTCGCTCACGATACTCGTTCCATCAATCTGTACATCTTGTACTGGCGCTTCGTGTATATCTTCTAACGCCGGCGCTCCGATCATATTTCTGATAGCTGCTTTAGCTTCATCTGTGTAAGTACCAACAGCGTTATCTGATTGAGATTGCGTAATATCGCCAGCGGCCTTGGCTAAACCGTAGAAAGCTGATTCGTGTTGTCTACCAGCGATAATAGGTCTGAAAACATCTGTGCCTTGTTTTATAATTATTGAATTGGCTCCTGCAATTGCTAGCTGTTCAGTATTAAGCATTACTATGCCATTGCTTCCAACTACTTTGACAACACCGGCTTTATTCGTCGTAGCGTAATCATCAAACTGTACATAATTACTCAAATCAATTGTCGCACTGCCGAACTGTTCCCACTTATTGTTCAGATATACCCATTCAATATACAGGTTGTCTCCTTCACCACCTGGAACTAAATAGAAATAATTCCTGTCAGGTTCTGCGATCGTCGGTATACCGGTAGCGCTGTCGTATTCAGAAGCAGAGCAGATATGGATCTTCATATTATCTACTAACGTAGCGATCTCTGCTTTATCGTCTTCTGTCAGATTATACGCATCGCCTTGCGGGCCTTGCGCTTCTACACCACTGTCTACATACGCATTTGTCTGCTGATTCCAGACATGCCACATACCGTTCTCGATCTTCGGACTGTGTGCTACAGCGGCTACTGCTGTATCTTTTGCGGCTTCAGCATTACGCTGCGCCGTCTCTGCTGCCGTCTTTGCTGCGACGGCGTTATCTGCCGCCGTCGCAGCAGCAACAGCGCTGTCTTTAATATTATCGGCGTAGCTCTTTGCTTCTGTCGCCGATCTCTCAGCGTTTGCCTGAGCGCTTATCGCTTTATTCGCCGACAAGCCAGCAGCTTCTTCACTATCTTGTGCGTCATCTGCGCTTTGCTTTGCCGACGTCATCGCGACCTCAGCTCGCTGAGCATAATTAAGCGCATCATCTTTCGCATCTAAAGCCGCCAACTTCGCTTGATCTGCTTTTTCAGCAGATTGCGCGGCTTCATTTGCTTTGTTCACTGCCGCCTGCTTTGCAGCTTCGGCGGCTTCCTTACTTTGCTGCGCAGCCGCCGCGTTCGAAGCGGCGGTCTGCGCGCTCGTAGCAGATTCTGTCGCGCTGTTAAGGCTTAACTGTGCCGCGTTGATAGATGTCTGAGCTGACGCTTTCGCCGCGTCTCGCGCAGTTTCAGCAGCAGCCTGTGCGTCTTCTGCTTTATCCTGCGCGGCTTCAGATTTAGCCTGAGCTTCTTCTGCCTTACGTTGCGCAAGCTCCGCCGCGTTCTTATAATTCAAAGCGTCTTCAGCAGAATTGTTCGAAGACTCGGCAGACAACTGTGCGTTGTCTCTCGCAGCTTCGGCTTTGTTTTGCGCATCCTCGGCAGCTTCCTTTGCGGCAACAGCTTCAGATAAAGCTGTTGCCGTAGCTTCTACGTCTTCGCCGGTCTGCTTTACAGCTTTGTTTAGTTCGACGATTGCTTCTGCGATCGCCGTTTGTTCTTCAGGTAAAGGTTCTTCGTCGGTAATCGTAGCGCGGTTAGAGATCGGAATAATAATCTGCGCTACAGTTTCACCGCTTGTTTCTGTCGCATGCAGATAAAGCCATGCATATATTTCTTTGCCTGGCTGAAAGTATTCTCTTGGTATTAGTACACCATCAGCATTGCCGATCTGGGTTTTCGATTCGCCGTTGATCTCGTTGCTGAAATGTACCTCATATGCAGGCGGCAGGTCTACGCCGACAAGTTTCAGTATCTGGCCGTAGTTAAAACGGAACAGTGTTCGCGTTTTACAAAAGCTTGATTTGCCTATGTCGGCAACAACAATGTTATCCAACGCCGTCACCTCTTTCGTTTATAAACCTAAAAGTATCCTTGCCGCTACAGCAAGTTCTGATTCTTCGGAGCTTTCTTCCTGCTCCGGTATTTCTGTTTCCGGTATCTCGTGCCAGTATTCAGGCTTGTCTAATTTAGCGAGCCATACTTCGGTAGAGTATGTCTGCCCGTCTGTCAGCACCATGCCTTCTTCAGCGATAAGATGTACCGGATCCTCATTGATAATGCGCATAGCTATCACCTTAAATTGTGTTCACGTCAGTGTCGAGCTCAGATAAAACAAGATCAAATGCGTAGGTGTCACCTCGCACCATGCTGATGTTTTCTTTGACCAATATTCTCACCCCGCATAAATATCTTTGTATACATCGTTCAGTTTCGTCCACGTCTGTCTGCCAACAATGCCGTCAGCTTTCAGGCCGTAAGCTTTCTGAAACTTAACAACGGCATCTTTGGTCTTCTTGCCAAAGATGCCGTCCACACTGCCGCAATAGTAATCGACAGTATTCAGCATATTCTGTAAAGCCGCCACGTCTGTGCCGGTGCTGCCTTTTTTAATCGTCCTGCGTACAACAACGTCAGGATCGATATCAGGCTTTGCCGGTTGATAGCCTTGCTTCTCTAATTCTTCCGCTACTTCTTTGCGAAGCCGCGCCATCGTGTACTGCTCCCAAGCTGTACCTTTCTTCCCCCACCAATGATTCACATCAGCGTGGTTGCTGGCACATTTCATTCTGTGCAGCTCAGCATGACAACGTATATTCTCAGGATCGATGCCGAACTTCTTGCACAGCTCTACGCAGAGCCAACGTACGCAGCAATACAGGTAGGCCGCTGCAACGTCGGTGTCTTTGCTTTTCGAAGGCTCGCAGATTTCAAACCCGACGCACCAATCGTTTGCGTTGCCTTTGCTTCCTTTGCCTGATAACCAGGGCCGCACATTCCAATCAAGGGTCTGCATAATGCCGTTCGTATCGATAATGGCGTTCGCACATTTCTCGATTGTGCTGTTGTTCCACCTGCGCCATCTGTCACGGTTCGTGCCCTTGCAGCCTACGCTGTGAACCTGAATGCCCGTCGGTGTCCTGCGCCTGTCCGCCTTGTAGCAACGGTTCTTTGTCATAAAGTATTCTTCTATAGGATATAACTCGTTTGGTTCAAAGTCTCCCATTGGGATCACTCCTCGATCCAATACTGCGGCGTCACATTAGGCGACCACACAACCGGGAAGTTATCAGGTGCGGAGCATGTATACACCTTGCCTTCAAACGTCACCTTATCGCCGTCGTAATACCACTTGCCTTCTACATATTCGGCAAGCGCTTCGTCTTCTTCATCCTCAGGATCCTTCTGAAGCTCCGCAACTGCCGCCTCTAAAGCAGAGATACGCTTGCCAAAGGCGGCAAGCGTATCTGCTACGTTGATTATTTCTGCAATGCTGTCCGTTGCTTTCGCCCTCGCTTCCGCGTAAAGCGTAGCCCTTTCTTCGTCGGTCAACTTGCCTCGTATATGATAAATGTCGATCTTATGCAGCATCTCTTCCAAAGAGGTGAACCCCTCATCGATTGCTGCAGAGAAATCGGCCTTTACTATATCGCTCATATTGTTCACCCCTTAAGAGAATGTTATTGTCGCACCAGTGCTAAAGCTTATAACATGTGGTGTATTGTTTGTCGTGCTGTAACTACCAACATAACTAATGTTGACGATGCCGGCATCAGCCTTAATCCCATATGATGCAGAACCAAGACCAGTGATGTTACCGCCATCTATTAGCTTGCCGCCAGGCCCAAGAACATAACATTTTGTAGCTGTGATATGTGCGCTGCTTGCATGAATAGGACGTCCTAAAGACAGCGATGCCTGGAAATTCTTTTTTGAGTTAGTAACCCAACCAGGAATATTAACACCAGAAATATCTATAACGTCGCCAGCCTCAATGCATTTCGGTACATTTAACGCAGTTCTCGCGCCTGCCGCTGTCGTTTGGCCGGTGCCACCTTTGCCGATCGGCAGCGAACCGCTGAAGTTCGCTGCCGTAATATCGCTTGTGAAAGCCAACTGTTTCCACGCGCTGAATGTCGGCGAACCGGATGTGTTATACGTATGCATGTACCTGATATATATACCGCTTAGATTATAAGTGATATACATCTGGTACATGTAACAGTTCGTGCTCTGCGCAATCGTCACAGAGATCTCGTCTTTAGCCGCAGATCCGACAACAAGCTTACCTGTCAGATCGCACGGCCTGTTAGCCAGTGAAGCCGCGATTGTATTAGACTCAATAGTATACTCACCAGGAACAGTGTAGCTGTTTAGGTTAGCGCCAGACGGAATCTTGCCAATCATCACACTGTGAGGTTGCAGCAATCCGCCGTACGCTCTGATACGCCACGAATCGTTGACAGCAAAGATGTTCTCTTCGTCAAGCGCCGCTCGGCCTACGGCAACAGAAGTGCCGCCATCTCTGAAGTGCATAACGTATGTCGCTGTAGGGATAGAAGTAATTGCCGTCGCCGTATTGCCAACCTTGTCATCTACAGTTACCTTGATGTTGTAGGAAATATCAGGGCTAAACGAGATTGTGTCACCATTACCGATTAGGAAAGACGTATTACTCGTAAACGTTTTGCCGGCATTCTGATAAGCGACATCACTCAGCTCCTTGAAGTAGCTAGCGGTTGTTACACCATTCAGATTGTTGACATCGGCAAATGTATATGTAACTGTTACCAGAGCATACTGGCCCTGATCGTTCATTGTTTTATCTTCATTGCAGCGCTTCGCTGTAAGCGAAGAAATCGTCGGCTTAGCGTACGCGTATACGGTGATATTAGTGGTTTTAGTTACTGTCCTGCCGCGAGAGTCCGTGACAAGAGCCTGCAGCGTTATCGTGCCACTCGATGTAAGCGTCGACGTCTGCGCGGTATAGGTAGTGCCACTGGCTGTTCCGTTCGCTGTAGATCCCCAGCCAGAGAACACGACGCTCGTAATCGTACTACCGTACGCACCGGCAACGTTAGCTAAAGATAAGTTTGCTGTGCTGTAGCCTTGAACAAACGTACTCGCCATAGAAGCATCAGCACCGGTTGTTACCGCAGTAGCAGATAACGTTCCGGCGGTAGGCACAACCGACGCCGGAACGTTGATCGTAAACGTGTATTCATTTGAACCCATCAACGTTGAACCATTGTAGGTTTGAAGAACAACCTTGCCAGTTCCGCTCGTCGCATTTGTAATGTATTGACAAACAGACAATGGATAGCTGCAGCTTGCCGTGGTTGTACCAGCGGCAAGCGTCGTTGGGCCAGATATAACCGTATTGTTTACGTACCACGTGACCTTATGGGTATAAGATGCATTACTTGGATTTATGTTTAATGTTACGGATCCAGAGCCGGCATCAATAGATGTAACGCTCGTTGTACCAGATGAAGCCGGTAGCTCATACGTGATCGTAAGAGATATGCTTGACATATAGCAAGACATACTTCCAGATGACGACGAGCTTGAACTCGCGGGGCTTGCGCATTGAAACGAAAATACAATAGACAAAGATGTGCCTATTGTTGAAAACCATGATAAGACATTGACGCCTGACTGATGGTTTCCATTAACAACATACGTTACACCATTGGCTTTAACTTTAGATGTCGATTGCGCTGTTGTTATTTTGAAAGTAGCTGCCGTAGCTCTGCTGCCGGATGGTATGTCGGATAAATCAATTAAAACTGTTTTTGTCGCAGTAGACGGTGTAGATGGATTAGTCCATGTTACAGCATCTGTATCAGGATCTACATTGCCTCTATTGTATTTCCATGTAGATTTTAATGTAAAACTATCTATTTTCTTAGTTACGCTTGGCATTTAATCACCTCAATTCTGATCGCCGACATAGATTAATGCCATGCCTGTATCCGTAGGAACAAACGCAAATTTACCAATTCTGAATCGCGTCTGGATAACAGCTTCTGTTATTTGCAAAGCCTGATTGCTGATCGATGCAACCGGTGTACCATTCTCGTTAAAAGCAAGCTGTTCATTGGAAAGGTCCATTGTAAATGGGCTATTGCTTTTACCCATATGAATACCGTTCTGGTCAAACGTTTGCCATGAACTTGCTTTATCGGTATATTCCTTTGCACCAGCGTATGTATTTGTAATGTTGTCAAACTGAATTTGCACAGAATCATTATACTGTGAAATGCTTGTCGATATTTCCTGGGTCATTGTATCTTTGACGCCAGCCAAATCGCTTTTATATTTCGTACTTTCTGTAACCGTTGTAATCAGCGCGTTTGGTTCCGTAATTGTTTCAGTTCGCGACACACGCTCCGCAAGCAGCATTGTTTCTTCATCGCTGTCTTCAGGCGCTGGACTCCAGTCAGACGCTACGTCGCCAAGCTCAAGCATACTTCTGTACAATAACAGATCTCCTGCAGAACCGCTGCCACTGTACGTTGGCGTAATCGTAATATATTTTGTTGTCGGATTAGGATTGGCAATTTCTATCTTTACCCAGCCGTCGTCTGAATCAAGCTGCTGTGTTTTAGACAGGCCAAGCATATTAATATTAAGCGACATGTCTGTCAGTGCTTTTGCCCAGACAGTATAAATATATTTGTCTTCAACGTGTGGCAACGTACCTAAACTGTACGTTGCCCCGCTGAACTTACTCAACTGTAAAACAGAATCTTCTGAACCGTCAGGCACTTCTGTACCAAGCCGAGCGTATTGCGCGTTTGGAAAATCTGTAGAGTTTGCAATACCATGGTAGTTATCGTTGATCATATCAGAAGAGTTGCGTATATAGTTTCTGCCGCCAGAACTACCGTCCTGCAAATCAGTAATTGTAATCGAACCAGTGGCAATGATCGCCATATGATCACCGCCTTACTCTGCTTCGCACACAAATACTGTCTTATTTGTCACATCGGCGTCTGTAACATAGATTACTTTACCAGTAGCCCAGGCAGCGCCATCATCCATGGCGTTGCCATCCTTGTCACGCCGATACCATTTATAGGTTTTTGTGTGTTTATAGGTTGCATTACTTGTGACATCAGCCCAAGTGGAACCACTATATCTCATCAGTTTGGTTGTAGCTCCAGTGCTTTGGATCTGATAGTAATAATCTCCAGTAGCGGCGGAAGACGGATTCGTTTTCGAGTAGGTTGTGCTCTTAGGAGCGTCAACCTCCTGTCCATTCTGCCACAACCTGGCAATCAGAACAGTGGTTCCAATAGCGTTCTTGAACACATCGCCAGCAGTAGAATCAACTTCAAGCTGATAGTTATCCGTCTTATCAATCAGCGTAATAATATCAGTATAAGTTTTGGACTTATACGTCATCTCACACTTGAAGCTGGCTTGACCTGTAACGCTCGCACCAGACACAGATAAAGAAGAACCAGTTTGTCCGCTGATAACAGTCCAAGAGCCGCTGGAATACTGATACCATTTATAGGATGCGCCGGATGTAATTGCCGTAGATCCATCGTAAGCCTGGGTCTGAATCGTCTTAGTGCCAGTCTGGTTCGTAAACACTGTGCCATTAGGCGCATATAAAGAGAATACGATAGCGTTTTGCCCTGCATTGCCGGTAGCACCAGTATTGACCTTGCTCCAATGAATAATCAAATTGGTTTTCACGGGAGCGGTGACGGGTACAACGAGCTCTCCGTTTTGCTCCGCGCTGCCGCCAAGTTCGGCGTTCGCGCTCACAGTAATTGTCAAAGGTATTTCGCTAGAAGCTGCGCTGCCTGCAGTAACTGTCATGCCAGAAGGCGCGCCAGTTACTATGCCAACAGTAGGTGTTACCTTGGTAGTTCCAGTATAAGCCACAACATTGCAGTTGGCAGTAGTTGCAGCTACCTTGCCTTGATAATTAGCCGCAAAGGTAATTGACTCGTTGGTTAAGAAGACGGTAGAAGCAGACGCGCCAGGATTGCCGTTGGTGCCATTGGTACCGTCTTTAACTTTGTAAATACTGATGACGTCATATACATTAGCGTCAGTAGTAGAAGCTTTGATTGTAGCAACGTTGCCGTTAAATACAGCGTGGCCCGGCTTCACATACAACGTACTTGTAGTGATAGAAGTGTTGCCGTCGCCGGTGGGATAAGAAACGAAGTTGCCAGAAGAATTCTTGTACTGCCAAGTGATTGTACCAACACTGCCTTGTGTATTGGCGGTTAGCTGAATCTGCGTAGGCGTCGGAGTATCAGGAGTTGCCTGCTCATACTTGAACGTCTGTTCACCGCTGATTGTCACAAGCTTAGCGTTAGTCCCGTTTGTTCCGTTAGTACCAGTTCGCACCAGTGCGAAAGTAATATCTGCAGAGGCCGTCGTACTCAGACCAGTATCAGGATCTTGATAGGTAACATTTGCAATATAGGTTAACAGGTTGCTCGTAATGCCACTAAGCTTGTTGGCGGTAACAGTCAATACGTTTCCGGATGCAGTTTCGCCAGTGGTCAGTCCAGTGTCAGCACTCGTTCCTTCTTTGCGCCGCCACTCAACAGATAGGTGCTCGTTATCTACAGAAATAGCTTCATTGTTCGCGTAGACAGTAGGCGTTAACACCAGATTAGTAGAGGCCCAGTTAGGAGAAAACTGATTAGAAGAAGCATTTACATCATAGATCTGGGTGCGAGGAAGGTTGCTGCCAATATATACTGATATGGATTTACCATCAGAAAGGTCAATAATCGTTTTTGAACCAGTTGCTATTATAGCCATATAATCACTCCTCGGAAGTTAATTCGCAATCATATGTGGCACTATAATACACATCGAGTGTCGTTACGGTGATTGACTTCACACCATTATGATTGCTGTTCCAAATGTCATCGGCCATACTGTCAGCCGATTTACGTTTCCATTGAAAACGTGACGCCGGTAAATCGGCTGTCACGTTTTGATTGCCGTGCCACACTCTGGCACTTAATGTAGTTGACGTCACATTAGAAGATAGAACATCAGATGTAGATATAATCTCTATCCTATAGCCGATCATATCATCTACGTCGTCTTTTGTTGCGTAATTCTGAGCATCGTCTTTTGTAACGAAGTGCTCCGTCTTCTCGACGGCGGCAATGATCTGATCGTCTGTAATAACAATAGAAGCAATCTTGTCGTTGATCTCGTCTTCGAGATTCTGCACGACAATGTTGATTGATTTGTTTGAAGATATATCAAGCTCTTCGCCGAAGCCGGGAGCAATGTGATTGGTAGTAATGGAGCCAGCTTCGATACGTTCAGCAGAAAGATAGCCTGTCGTGATCTCGTCGGCCGTGAATCCGTTGCCGTCGCCGAACGTACGCCAGGCCCAATCTCCCCACTCGTCTTTACTCGACGCAATAGCAAATCCATTGCCCGTTAGCGTCATTGCGCTGTTGCCATCGGCAGACACGAATACCATGTTGCCTCGATCATCGGTGTACCATGTAGACGAGCCGCCTGTAATCAACAGTTTGTTTGCGTCGATCTTGCCTTCAAGCCTCTGCGCCGCGATTGCGCCTGTCTCTGTGATAGCGCTCGCTCGCTCATACAGACCCATACGGCCCTTCGCTTCGCTTGACACTTCCGCAATATGTGTCATTACGTCAGTGAAGCTATGCTGTGTAATCGTCGTCAAGTTTGTGTTGATGGAGATTTTAGTTTTCCATGGCAGGTCATAACACTTCTGGATCTTGTCTACAAAAGCCCAACAGTTAATATTAATGTCAGGATCAACAAGGTGCGCCGCACTTTGTGTAGAAATATCCGGCCACAAGATCTTGTATTGCTCGCCAGTGACACTATCCTCAAAGCCGTCCATGTTGCTGCCATACAGATCAACATAGTTGATGTCATACTTCGCCTCAGGCTTCGACAGCTTTTCTAAATTATCTAAGGCATCGTCATACAGCTTCTGCTCGTCGCCGTCAACGTAATCATTCTTCTGCCAGTAGCCTTCACGATAAAGATCGCCAAGCTCTGTCTTCAGAGCGTTCTCTAATTCCTTTACGTCATCCTGCGCTGATTTGAGCGCGGGATAACATACGCCGTAAGCTTCGTCGGCGAGGTCTGCAAACTTCTTTGTCAGCGGCGTAATGCCTTTCAGCTCGCCGCTCGGTACAACGTTCTGCAAAACGACATACGTCTCATCTTCTTTTGTGATGATCTTGTTCGCCACGTTCGGCGTCGAAATCGTCACAGCATCAGCAGTGATTACTCTGTCGCTGACGATACGTATATACTTCGTGCCGCCAACAACCAGATCACCGACCTCAGTCACATGTGTCTGTCCGTAGGGAGTGACGACGCTGCCACCCATTCCATATACTGTTTCATAACCAAGATACCTGCGCTCTTCGTCATAGTAGTAGACATCGAGATCGCCGTTGTATCCGTTGAAAACATACTCTGTATTCACGTATGCTCTGATAAAACCGGTACGGTGTTTAGCGTTGTCTTCAACATCGCCGCCGCTGCTCTTGTCGATTGTGCCAACTTCTTGAGCAGACATGCCGGCCAGAATGTTATCCGCATGATAGTTGACGTTATCGAAACGATACGCTTTCGTTTCGATAACGGTTTCAGCGTCTTTGACCTTCTGCGTGATTGTGCTGACGGTTGAATCATAGGTCAGTGTGTCGCCGGCATTCAACGTATCTTTTGTCGTGAACACCCAATAATTGCCGTAACCATTTTCAAAAGCGTAGTTACCGCTCGGTAATTCAGCGTCCGCAGTATAGGTATAGTTCTGATAGATACCTTTGATGTATTTATCTCTCGTCTGCCCGGCGGCATACACCGTACCAAACAGAGCAGACATGCGCTTGTCGGCCACAGTTTCCTTCTTGGCAGACCACGCGCCGCTCTCTTTGCGATACAGTAAAGATTTTTTCCAGTTGAACCAATAATCGCCAGGCGAATCCGCAGGATCCACGCTGTCTACGATGACACGTTTCCATGCGGTATCGCCCTTGTCCGCCCAGCAGAAATAAAGTTCGGAAGGTGTCGTGTTGCCTTCGTACCACTTCCACCACCAGCCATAGCCGTTAAGCGACAGCGCAGAATGAGACGGTTCATCCTTCTCGTAGTACAGAGGATGTTTCACCGTCACTACTTTCACAGCTGTCTCGGCGGCTTGCTGCGTCGCCTCGTCAGCTGTTTCGTATGCGCCAAGCAAACCATTGACATTATGCTGTGCAAATAAATATACGCGATAAGGAACTGATTGTATATATTTACAATCATTAGATGTCAGCCAGAGCGTCAGCACGCTCGGGTTCTCCTCATCGTCTATTTCTTTTAAGTAGGACTTTTCATACTTCAACGGTTCGCCGTTGTAAGGTTCATATACAATATAAACAACCGATGCAATATCGTGCACCGGATCGCCATTGCCTTTTAATTCCGTGGCTACCCGCCACTTGAATTGTTTGTCTTCCTTCTTCGTGTAATCTGTCCTGTACATGACACCTTTTGAGTAATCGTTCGTGTTCAGGTTCAGCTTTACATGCCCGTCCTGCTCTTTCACGATCGTGCAATCAAGCTTGCAGAAATCAACGGAGCCAATCGTCTCAGACAGCGATGTGATCGCGTTGGCAAACTCCGTCGCCTTTGTATTGACGATCTCCATATACTCCGGCGCTTTCATCTGGTAATTCGCGATGCGCTGCAACATGCCGTCTGTCAGCAGACCGATGTCGCGGTAGTAATGGAAGTCCATCAGAAAGGAGAACCAGTTCGTTACTTCTTTGCGCTGAGACTCGTCTTCTGTGAAGAAGGCTTCGCTTTGCGTTTTTTGCTGACTTTCGTACAGAAAATAGGCACGTTCGTTGGCCTCGTCCCAGACGTACATACGAGAAGCAGGGTCTAAATCGGACCAGACAACTTTAGATATTTTCTGCAGAGAATCTGAGCTATTTCCGAAGGTAAAATATCGTACAATATTGATGCCATTCTTGTCGGTCAGGTTGACCTGGCATTCGGTGCCAGGGTCAACCGCCTCACCAATGACGAGAGTGTACACGGTATGTGTGCACTCATCAATGCCGCAGTAGCCGTTTGTCTTGTCGCCATACGCGCCATAGGCGTACAGCTTCGTGATCATGTTCTCCTCATTCAGCGTGCGCGTAACGTTGCTGACGTTCGTGCCATAGTGCAACTCGATTACACCTTCGTTCATAACGTCGGGCAGCGCACCATCCTCTGGTTGAGAGAACGGGTTCAGTGGCACAATGTCAACCGTCTTCGTGTCGCCGTTATAGATCGGTTTCGCCTCGAAGAGGTCACACATGTTCGCTATTAGCTTGAAGGCCCCGGTCTTTGCAGAGGCCTTCAAGCTACGATACTTAACAGACGTTCCATCTTTCTCATAGAAAGTGTCTACGTGGCCGGGTGTCCAACCCGTACCTTCAAGAATCGTGTCGAGCAGCATCGCCGCCGTACCGACGTTGTTGCCTTCTTCGTCGGAGAATTCAAGCTCAAGACGTTTATGCTTCAACAGCTGGCTGACATGGCCCGCTGTAATGTTTAAGGTTTTCGTATAGTTGTTATGCGTGATCTTAGACTCAGACAGGATGAACCAATCGGTCCCGTCATCGTCGATCATTCTCAGCTTATATCCTTCGCGGATATAGGGGATGCGGAAATTAGCTTCGTCGCCATCTTCGGTGTGGATCTGCTGCGGCAGAGAAAAAGAGATCTCTTTCCACCCGTTGCGCTCCGTCGTTTTTATGACGTCGTATGCCTGACCTGATACGTCAGATGTTTGGTCGTACAGTGAGCACTGCTTGTTACCTGAGTAATCAAATACATCAAGTACAAGGTTTCGTCTGTATTTGAGCAAAGGTGCTCACTTCCTTTCTGTCTTATGCAAATGTAGGTTTATATAAAATATCGAGCTTCGTCAGATTGATAGTGCCGCCATTAGGATAAGCGCTGACATACAGCTCGTTCATTTTCAATATCTGCGCTTTGCCGTTCTTCTCATCGGTCACAGTTTTATTGATGCCAGCAGTGCTGTCGTCGGTCACGTTCACGATCTTCGCGCTCGTTCCGTCGGCGAAGTACACATACCGGTTGACCATGTCGTAATTAAACTTGCCGTCGCTCTTGAGCGTTTTACCATCTTCGCCGATCGTAATGTCGATGTTGCGGTAAGCTGGATAGCCGGGCTCAAGCTCGATGAATCCGTAATCGTGATACAGGAAGCCAGGGCTCGACACCGTGCCGTTTGTCAGGATTGTCTGCCCGTTCAGGCTATCGCACTGCACATAATGATTGTTCGCACAAACCTCTGGCGTAATTGCAACGAAGCGGCAGTTCTGTCCCGTTGTACGGTTAGAGATCATTAAGCCAGTGCCAACGTCGCCGGCAATCCGCACGGCGATCTTGGCGCGCTCAGTACCGGGGTTGTACAGCAGCAGCTCTTTGTTCTCGGTGATCGGCTCGCTTGCGGAAGCAAACGATGTTGTCATGTCGATTGTACCTTCAGGCAGCAAAGCAGAGTTCGCCAGCAGGCTTGCTTCGTCTTCGCAGCCATCAGGGATAGACATATAGTCCGTTCTCGCGTAGGGGTAGTAGGCCCGTAATGAGATCGAGACGATGCCGTTCTGGTAGTTCGTCATCTGCCCGACATCAACGCCGGTCACTGTCGCCACGTACCAGCACCAGGGACGCTTCTTGAACACAAGCCGCCCTGTTGCGTTGCGGCGGAAGACACTGTAAATCCTAGTGAGCACGCCGTTGAGCACATGTTGATCCTCATAAAAGCAGCGAAGAACAAAGTCCTTGGGTTGCAGTGTGCTACCGTAGTAATAGCCGCCGTCGTGACCGTCGAAAACTTGCTCATGCGGTTTATGCGTAGCAGGCTTATACACGTAGGTGTTGCTCAGGTCCGGCGCATATTCAAGCTCAAGATCTGCAATGTCGATCCCGTTAAAGGTGAATCCTCCAGTCATAAATAACCTCCTTCTTTTCCATATATATCCATTCTCGAGTGTAATCATTATTTTACGCACTTGTAAGCGTGCGCCCTACCCCTTTTAAAGGGGTAGGGCGCACGCGCTTATCTAGCATTTGTTTATTAAATATATATAATCCTTAGAAAGAATAGCTCATCGTATTAAAGCCTTGCTTCGAAAGCTCTTTAACAAACTTCTGTCCAACACGCTGCGCGACCTCGTCAAAGTCGGCGTCATCCTTGAACTGAGCTTCTGTGATGTTGATCACAAGCTCGCCAATGTTCTGGCTGTTTCCACTGAACGAGTTGCTGTCGATATTGCTGATTGTAGAACGATAACGCACAACCTTTGCCTCGTCTAAGAAGCTGCGTATCAGAGCGGTATCGTCGGCGCTAAGGAAAGCTTCGGGCTTAGCTTTAGTGCCGTCAACCCAGGCGGGACCAGTGAAATCAACTAAACCACCGGAATCAAAGCCAAATAATTTCTTAACGTTATCGGCCAGTTTGTTGGCAGTAGCAGATATTGTTTGAGCAACTTTACTCGTTGAACCAATTTTGTCTGTGCCAGAAGAAGCAGTGTCGTAATGAAGAGCTCTGGAATTGTCAACGTAAGCGCCATTGTTATCTTGAACATTGATCCTGTCAGCGTCTGTTGTGGTATTCGCATTATTGCCAGACCCAGAACCGGATCCAGATTTCTTACTCGATCCATTTGTCCCAATCCCGCTCAGACCATTATCGCTATGACTATAGACAGCATCACGCTTTTGCGCAGCAATCCAGTTATCATACATCTCGCCCCAATCGTAAAGCATTTGTTTCTGCTCATCCTCTGAAGCATTGATGTAATCCTGACTTGCCATCATGTAATTCAGGAACAAGTCTTTGCCGCTCAAGATATCAGCGATTTCTTCCCAGTAAGTGTGCGTATAACCAATCATTTGCTCGTAGGTGTCGATCCAACCCTGGATCATCTGCTTCTGCGCAGCGTCCATTGCTAAGCCGTACTCTTCTACGTTAGCCTTCAACCAATCGAGCATACCTTCCTGGCTCATCTGCATTACCTGGTTTACCTCGTCAGCCAGATTGTTGGCGTCTTCAAGCCAGGCTTCAAGATCTTCGCCGCCGTAGTTAACGAAATCATCGTAAGCCTGCAGCTGGCTATCGATCTGTTCCTTTTGGTAATCAGCTTCATCTTCGGCAACATCCCATGCAATCTCTTTCTCGATCTTCGCAATCTGCTCTCTCAGCTTTGCGGCATCCTTTGTGCGGGTGCTGTCCATCTCAATCAACGCAAGCTGTTTCTTGTACTCAGAAAGCTCTTCATACTTCTCAGCTTCGTCTTCAGCGTCTTTTCTACGCTGAAGACGTTCGTCAATCAGATTCTTTTCTTCTTCAAGCGCAGCGCGTTTCTTCTCGATGTCTTTCTCAATCAAAGCCCACTCAGCGCGATAGCGCGCACGGATCGCTTCGATGATGGCGTCTTGCATGCTGACAGTACCGGCAAGCATATCACGCTCGCGCTGGATACGGTTGTTAATCTCAGTGTCAACCTCGGTTTCAAGATCGGTATGCAGCTTCAGTATCGCCTGTTCGTTCTCTTCAATCTTCTTTGTATTCTCCTGAATCGCGATGTTTGCTTCCTCGATCGCTTCTTCATAAGCGAGTACACTGTCATACAGGCTCTTCCAATCGTCGCTGTTCTTCTTCGTCCTTGCCATCTGCTTCTTCGTTGTTTCGATATGCTTCTCAAGCGTAGCAATCAGGCGCTTCTGAGCATCGTTCTCAAGCTCGATCATCCGGTTCTGGTTGCCTATCTCGCTGGCGTTTTCATACTTTGTCTCTTGATACTGGATCATCTTAATCTCGTGATTCAGCAGAGCTTGTTCGCGCTTCAGGCGTTCAAGCAGTTTCTGAGCAGCGGACTTACCTCCGCCGCCTCCGCCGCCTCCACCACCGCTACGTCCTTTACCAAGATCGGTAGTCTGGAACTGTAGTTTAATATTGCTGCCGTCGGATGTAACGACACCAGTTGCTTGCATACCCATTCGCGAAAGTGTTGCCATGATCTCTTGAATTTGAGCTTGCGCTGCACCAGTTGCTTCGTTGGCAAGCTGAGACAAGTCAACAGTTACTTGACCTTTATCAACCAGCAACTGAATTTGGGATCCGTCCAAACCAAGATTCTGCAGTTTCTCGTTGAACGTACCTTGCAGACCTTCTGTCAACATGGTGCCAGCAGTATTCAGATAATTGTCAATCGCTTGCTTATCTTCAGTTTCCCAATCTTTAATTGCTTGCTGTACAGGGGTGCCGCCTTTTCTTAAATCTTTTTTATCTAAGCCAGTACCTTGCGCAATAGCAGAGAGCACGTCGTTACTTCTATCACCTTTTTTGTATTTCTCTCGATAATACTGATTGTTAGCGATAGCATTGATGCCCTGCCGGAACGATTTCATATATGCATTAGAATCTTTAATGTCTCCGCTAAGTGCTCTAACGCCGCTTGCAATATCTTTTGAAGCTTTATTAAATTTATTATACTGTTCAATCTTTCTTGCAGAGAACTCGCCGTTCAAGGCGGTCATATCATATGTAAAATCCTCTGTTGCATTGCCGATCGCATAAAGAAGATCAGCTCCACCTTCAATATCACTCAACCATTGAGCAAAATCTTCGTGACTTGCTATATAAGATTGAACAGTAGCAAGCTGTTCTGTGTTTAAATTTAGCGAACTGCTTGTACCAAATCCTTCACCAAATTGCTGCCTGGCAATTTCCATATTGTTATTGAATAATTGATCTCGATAAAGAGGAGCATAGCCAGTGCCTTGGATCAGGGCATTCCGCATCTGGTCATATGTCCATCCGTGCTCGCTATTATAAAAGATTTCATCAAAGCCGCTGCCAAGCATACGAGCTCCTTCGTCCTTCTTCAGATAATCTAAAAGCTCGGCGTCGCTATTGATGGCCGCTATCAGAGATTCCTGATCTGAACTTTGCATAGCCAATCTTGCCAAACGGTTCTTATATGTCTCCGCTTCTTTTTCAGGTTCAACATTAGCTGCTGCACCTTGCGTTAAGATTTCATAAGCAGTTCTGTTATCAGTTATTTCGCTAATGCCAGTAATTTGTCCATCTTTCTCTGTCAGCTGTAACCCAGACATATCAAGCAGTTGTTCGACAAGCTCTCTAATTTTTTGATTGCCATCCTTAGCCAGATCTGAAAGGCTACTGAGCTCAGGGAAAGCTCCAACAATTGCTGCTTCCAAACTATCTCGTATCTTTTGTTGATCGCCTTTTAAATCTTTTGCAAGATCTTTCAGTTTTTCAGGTGTCTTTTTATATTCTTTTATTTCTTCATCTGTGAGTTGAGCTTTTGTCTGTAGGTACTCCCAATCAGTCTCAGTAAGATTAGCTTGATTATCATACATTGTTTGAGCGATTTGAGCTGCTTGACTTGTGCGTTGAAGCTCAGAGCCTTCTGCGCTTATTAATCTTCTCTCTTCTCTGGTGGGTCCTTTTGTACGATCAATGTCTGCAAGCCTCTGCGCAAGTTCAGCGCTACCAGCTTTCAGCTCTCCATTGCGTTCTCGCTCATAAACAGTTTGATAAGCAGACCCGGCTTTAAGCGCATCTATCTGATATTTCTCAAGCTGCTGCCCAGACATCACAGCAGAGTAAGCTTCGTTAAAGCCCTGCACGTTATTTGTCAGATAATCAAGCATCGTCGGGTTATTCTTTCTCAACTCTTCGAGCTTTGCCTTGTCGCCATTGAGAGCAGCTGTAATGTATTCAGATACACCGGACGTTGTCATCCTCGTAGCGTTCGGAGCCGTAATACCGTACGCGCCGTTCAACAGCATGGCGCGAATAGCGTCAACGTCGCCTCGCTCTATAGCCGCAAGGAAATCAGTGTTACTAAGTAGATCTGTCGCAGCGGTTGTTTTATATCCATTTGTACGCTGTACTAAATCGACATAACTTCTGAAATCGCCTAAATTGCCATTACTCAGTTCGAAAGAATTCAGCATTGCTTGATAATCAGTGCTTTGATCTCCCTGTCCAAGCGCTGCTCTTGTATCCAGCGCTCGTGCCAATTGCTGAGCCCATGTCAACTGCGCGTCAGCTTTGCCGCCATACTGCATCTGCCATTGCCCATTCTCGCCGCGCACAATTTCACCAAGCTGAGAAGCACGAAGTCGTTGATTCACTTCAGCTACTTGAGCATCTGTCATGCCAGTAATCATATCGCTTGTAGACTTCTGCGTCCTACCAGGCTTAGACATCCCAAGCATTACCTTGATGCGCTCTAAGAAGCCTTCTGGTTGCTTAGTTTCGTATGCGGCATCACCAAGCTGATCCACCAATATTTGGTCGACAGCTGTGCTGACAGTAGTGTTGCGAAGCTTCTCAACCTCTTCCATTGCATATCCGTAATCATTTGCTAAGCTGCGTTCACCAGACTGATATTGCGCAATAACGTTGTCGCCAATATTAAAGGCATTCTTGATCGTATTCCAATCCTCTGGCCGCTGTATTCCTTGACCAGAAGTTAAGCGTTTATAAGCCTGCTGCACCTCATCGAGGTTAGTGATCTGCTGTCCAAGCTGATTCATCTGGCTAATGCTATCAATGATATTGCCGTTAGCAATCGTCGTCAGTTGATTACTGAGACCAGATAACACTTTACCTTCTTCTTCGAGTGCGCCGATTACCTCATTGCGTATCGCATCGGCCAAAGTCTTAGCAGCTTTGGCCGCAGCTTCGCTGTCAGAGCCATACGTCGCAAGATAATCAAATAAACCAGGGAAGCTCTTTAACTGGCTTTGAATACCATCTTCTAATCCTGCAAACATATCTTTCGCACCGTCGCCAGCTTCCATCAGCTTACTGATTTCTTCCAGCGTTTTGGCAGTTGTCATTTGCGGAGTATAACCAACAAACGGATTATCTGTAAACGATTCCTGCGCTTTCTTTTTTAGATCGTCTAATTCCTTTTGATCAACTGTTTCTCCATTGTTTTGTTTTTCAATTAACTGCAAATATCTGAGAAGCTCAGACGATTGACCAAGCTGACCAAGATATTTTTCACCAGCCTGCTGCAAGCTCATATTATTATCAAGCACATCTTTTATCATCGCTCTATTGGAAGCGTTTGAGAAAACACCGCTTGTGTTATACAAATTTTTCCAGTTATCATACCATAAGCCTTGCAATAAACTTTCTCCATTTTTTCCGACAAGATTACCGTTTTCATCAAACGACAGCCCGAGCCCGCTCATCACGTCAGAACCTACATCCGAATTGGCCGCATTAAGCAAGCTAATAAAAGCAGGTAAATACTGATTTTGTCTTATAAGCTCTTCACCGACGGACAGTTTTAAATCATCCCAATTGTCTGCAGTAACTTCTTTATCAAACCCAGAAAAACTCTTCATCGATTCTATAAAGCTTTGTGCTTCTGCAAAGTCATATGATTTCTCTTGTATGTCAGACATCTGTTGAATTGTACTAACCCAGTTGTTAATACCTTCGGTGGCAGTTTTTATCTCATCATCTGTTCCGTATAAGCCAGTAATCCAACCAGCTTGATCAGAAGTGATCCGGCTTAATGCCTGCAAGCGATTTAAGTTACGAGTATTGTACGCCTTTCGATACTCAGCTTCCGCTAACTGGTATTCGTCAGCTTCTCTATTTCCTATCAATCCAGACATTGTATATACATTTGACAAGATTCCAGAACCGCTGTTGTTCTGCCATATTGCCTGTTCAGTCGGAGTTAAATTATTCTCTATATATTTACCAAACGCTTGCGGTGTCGCAAATTGATTAGAGCTTATTAATCCATAGAGCTTATTAGCCAATTCATACTGGCTGTTTTCAGATTGCATTGCTTTATACGGATTGTACAAGCTTCTGTTCTCATAAGTCAATCCGCTTAAATCTGATAAAGTCTTGCGATCAAACAGGCCATATGCGCCGCTATAATCACTATATCTCGCGTTTAATCCAAGCTTGTTCATAGCAGCGTCAAGAATAGGAGTTCCGTATTGCGCACCAAGATAATCATAACTGTAAGCAGCATCGTTCTGAGCTTGTAACAATCTCGCATTTAAGTCCGTTGAGGCCCCTGTCATCGTAATATTTCTATGCGTTACATCAGCGTTTATAAAATCATTTTTGTTAATACCGATTAAGCTGAACAAGTTTTCGTCAATAGCATCCAGTTCTGTACCATTGTTAAGATATTGACTGATTGTATTGTATGCTACAACCCTGTCATACACATCGTTAATATTCTGTACCATTTTATCTCTAAGCGCTTCGCGGCTTGTTGTTTGAGCTGAACCATGTCCTTCAGATAAAGCTTGAATCACCATATTCGTAAGCCCATCGGACACTTGGCCACTTCTTTCTTGTAATCTTAACCATGCTGTCTTTAAGATATCCAAAGCGTTATTTCTATCGGCGGTAATCTTGCTGCTATTCAATGTTGTAATAGCGTTTGCAACATCCGATCCATACACACTGGTTATCGCAGCCAGCTCGTCTTCTGTAAGCTGAACATTAAAATTACCGCTGTTTAATTGGGCGGCGGCTTTAAGTACAAGCTTTTGAGCCTGCTCTTCTGTTGTAGCCATCGACGCTTGGTTGATATCAAAAGCAGCGTTCGGTCTGTTGTAATTAACAGAGTTAAACCAATTTTCTTGGAACCCTTTGCCGTTCGTAAGACCCAGCTGCTCAGCTTGCGCCTGAGTCATTAAACCGGCGTGAATCGCAGAGCCATATGTGTTTACCAAAGCTTGTCTATAATCACTGCTGTTCAAATACGCCACATACTCTCGAGCAGCTGCGGCTTCATTGCCAAAGAAATCTTTGTCGCTCTTGCCAGCGTAAGTAGAAGATCCGGCTTTAATAAGCTCCTGATATTGAGACGGAATATTTGCCCAAGCAATAGTGCCAGAAGCTAACCGATTTGCAAACTGTCCGGCGATCGCTTGATTACGCATGGTTTCAAGTTCTGTGTTGAAAGTTGTTTGCGCCTCATGTTTCTGAATTCCATTTCTTGAAAACTGGTCAGCTAACTCAACGAGATCCTTGATCAGCGTACCGGCTTTCAAAACTTCTTCTATGCCTTCAGACTTAAACTTGATCTTAATCTCAGTTTCTAACTCTTTCTTGCGTGCCGCATCAGTAGTGTTTATCCACTCATACAGCTCTGGATATGCACTCTTGATCTCGTTTAAATACTCTCCATATTTTTTCTTAGCTTCATCGGCATTAAGATCAAAGTTGACAATATTTGAAGCGACAGATCTCAGCTGTCTGGATGTATAAAAATTGTTGCCGTTAGCGGCCAGAGGATTTTCTTCGACATATCCTTGACCGGTATATGTTGTTGAAAATTGTTTATCTTGTCCGATAGTTGTTCTATAACCAGCAGATTTTGCGGCCTGCGTAAACTGCTGAAACTCTTGTCGAGTAGACTCGTCGGTTATACTATTCGCGTAAAGTTCCATAATTCTATCAGTAAAATCAAGGCCTTTATTTTCTTTTCTGAGCTTATTCCACTCTTCTTCATCCATTGATTTAACGAAACCGCCAAGCAGATCTTGCATATAAACATTGAACCCGTGCGCACTTTCTTCTCTTGCTTTATTTAATCTGCTATTTTCAAGTGTCATGTACAAACCTCTGTTTGCATCAAAGTTTGTCCTATTAACACCCCACTGTTTAGCAATTAAATCGTATTGATCCGCACTCGCAGTACCAGCATTTATAGCATTGTATGCAGCAAGTTCTTGACCATAACTCATATTACCAGACAAAATACTGGCCGTATAATCCGTTAAAGAGCTTTGTAAAACTTTACCTTGTAAATAATCTCTGAATTGATCCAACGTATATTTGCCGGTGCCAACTTTAAGATCTTTAATCATTTTAGCAAACTCTGCGTCGTTTGTCATAACGCCCGTCAGATTAGGTATTTGTTTTTCAACATTGGATATCATATCAGCCATATCTTGATAAGAGCTGGCTTGCATGGCATATGACAACACATTTTTATATACATCTGTATATTCTTTATCATTTAAACTATAATCATTAACAAATTGATCTAAATTTCGATAAGCATTTAATCCAGCTGAAGTTTTTATTCTATTTATGTCAAAATCATCGTAATTTAATTCAATAATATCAGACGTTTTTTGAATTATTGATTGTTTATAATTGCGATATGCTTCTTCAGCTTTATCTAAATCGTCAAAACCAAACAATTGCTTTCCATTTTCATCGGTGTAGAAATATTTGTATTTATTATTTGCTTTCTTAGCTGCATCCTGGAATTGTTGTGGTGCTTTATATGTATTTAAATATCTTTGTAAAGATTCATGTAATGCATCTGGCAAATCTTCAGGCAATACTTGAGCAGTATCTTTCAATAATTGATCCTTTAAATATTTCCGCGCTTCTTCATCTCCGCCAGTTAAGCTATCTGTATCTCCAAGAATTTGACCTATAAAAGTATCAACTTCTTCTTCTCGCTGTTGTTGATAAGCGTCGGTATATAATTTCTGAATTCCTTGTCCTTTTGACCCAATTAAATAATTCCTAAACGAGTTTAAGAACTCTTTTTGATGTTCAGGATTAAGATGCGTGATCGACGTAAATACATTTTCTGAAAACCTGGCTCTCGTTTCATTTCCAAGTTTCTTTAAAAAACTGACGCCATCATCAGTATTTAAGTATATCTTAAATTTATCGTTTAATTTAGGATCATTAACATCTATGCCGAGCATTGAAAACAATGCCTTTTGATAGAATTCTTCATATGCTTTTTCAGAAGAAAGATCAATATCGTAAATACTATCAGGCATTATATCCGCATAATCAAATGTTATTGCAGAAGTTGCATCAGCAATGTCAGAAGGCAACGTACCAGATGCCCAGTTGACCAAATATTTTTCATTTAATGAAGTACCTACATTTTTATGTTCAACAGAATGTTGCGATGCATTATAAGCATCTCTTAATTTATCTGGTTTATACGCCGCTTCATAAGCAGCATATTTCATATCAATAGTATCTTCATCTATGTCTCTTTGTAATTTATCTATATGATCCTGACCTTGAGTAACAAATATTTTCCAATTTTTGCCAGCTTCTTCTGCGCTTTCAAATCCTTTCTTAACACCGTCAAGCGTACCAGCTAAATCGTTAAGAGAACCTATAAAAGCCTGTTGATCAGAAGCGGACATATTGCCCTTTGCTTTTTCCCAAGCCTCGCCATATTTCTGAACTTCATCAATTTGTTTCTGTAAAGGTTGTAAACCTTCTTTTCTGTTTTTAGAATAAGAATCAGCTAGCTTAATTTGCTGTTGAGCCTTTAATGTCGGGTCGTTTTGATCTACAAAATTTTTACGAGCGGAACCGATAGCTCCGGCAACACCAAGAACACCAGCGATCGCGACAACGGAAGCCAGTGTGCTAACCAGACCCGCCGCGCCTTTGAAAGTGTTAGAGGCAGCATTAACGATCAGCAGTTTAGTGGCTAGCGCAGCAAGCGCGCCGCCAATCACAACAGCAGCGGTAGACACAGGCCCAGCAACAGACGTGAGATCTTTCAGTCCACCGACAAAGCCAGTAACCATATCGACAGAGCTCACAAAGAACTGGTTGCTCGACATGCTTGAAACCAAGCCATCGTAAGTAGCCTTCAATTCTTCCATCGCAGCCGTAATACTCTTCACAGCGATAGCATACTTGCTATCTGTCGTGCCTTCACTATTCTCGGCTAAGCCAAGTAATCTGTCTAACTCAGCACCGCCGTCTTCTCCCATGCCTTCCATCAAGGTCTGGAACACGTTCGTCTGCCTGCCGCCAGCCATTGTATACGTAATGTTATTGCGCTGAATATCATTCAGACTTCCCCAAACCTTAGACAGATCGCGAAGCACATCGAAGCTGTTTCTAAAGCTCTTGCCACCGCTTTCACGTAACTGAATGCCAGCGCCGGACAGAGCTTTTTCAACATCGTTGATTGACACGGAAGCGCCCGTCTCGTCGTTGACATAACCCTGATTCGTAACACGATTCATGCGTGAGAAGATCGTCTGCATAGCAGTACCGATTACCTGGCCGCTCATCTGAGTTTTACTGATACCGATCGTCAGCATTGACGTTAATTCTTCGTAGCTGACACCAGCAACCTTCGCAGCGGCAGCGGACTTCTGCATACCCTTGAAGATCTCATTAGCTGTCGTAGCCGCGCTGTCGCCCAAAGCGGTCAGCGCGTCCATCGCTTCTTCAGCGGAGTTTACGAGGCCGTTCTGTATAGCAGTGGTGATTGCCTTGCCGGCGTCTGTCACCTTTGCGCCAGTAACGGTGGCGAATTTGATGATCGCGCCAGTACGGTCCTCTACCTGCTGGTCATTTAAACCCTGGCGATAAAGGTCCGACTCAACGGATGCAACGTTAGCAACGCTCGTCTTCAGCTCGATAGCGCGATCGACCGTCGCCTTTTTGACAGCCTGCATCTGCTCATCCGTCTTCATCGTAATCGCCTGGATGCCACGCATCTGGCTATCAAACTGCACAACAAAGTTCTTAGCTTCGGTAAACGCCTGACGGATCATCTTCCTGCCGAAGCTCTGCAGCAGTTTATCCGCAGCGGTTGCCGCCGTCTCTAAACCGGCAGCAAGCATATTGCCAATTGTCTTGAAGTTGCCGGCAGTGTCGCCGAACTCCTTCATTGCTTCCTTCGTGCTCTCGAGTGCCTCACGATAATGGTCAAGACTTGCCGTAGCAGAATCATATTGAGCCTGCGCAAGGTTCCTGTCTTCGTCGGTAGCGGCATTATCAATAGCGTTCTTGGCAGCAAGCTGCTGTTCTTCCATCCGCTTGACCATCATATCGTTGTAGTTATATTGGCTACGATACTGATCATACATGTTCTGACGCTGGAGGTAAGTGCGACTCAGAGGATCAATTGCAGTTCTCGATTGCCAGTTGCGGTTCATCTGCTCGACCTGCATCTCGGCACGCTTAGCTTGCATGATCTCTTGTTCGCCGCGAAGCTCTGCCTGCTTCTGACGCTGGCGAATACGCTCGTTGTAAGCAGCTTCTTCGCGTTTCACGTAATCATCGTTAAAGCGTTCAAGCGGCTTAAGGCGCTCATCTTTTTGTTCTTGTGTCAGATCAGACTTGCGGATTCTGTCAGCAATCTTGCGAGCATTATCTACATTTTTCTGCGCTTTATCTCTGACAGCTTCAACACCTTCAAGATACCTCGAGACATCAATATTTTGCTCGTCGTATTTACGCTTATAATCTTCGAAGGTAGTGTTTACTATCTTCGCTTCATCTTCTGTAATAAACCCAGTCTTCTGTTTCTTCCGGTTGATCCTGGCTTGCTCTTCTCTAAAATCAAGGAAAGATTTTTCTTTATCAATATCGTATTTATCAACATCGGCCATGTAGGTGCTTAACACCTGAGCAACGCGAGCTCTATCCTGCAGTTTAAGATGCTGCTGTTGAAACATCGTATTCTCGTCGATTTGCTGAGTAAGCACAGAATACGGTTCCATCTTCTTAGCAACTTCTTCGTCGCTCATGCCTTGATCTTTATATACTTTCTCCAACCTTTCACTCAGCTGAGAAACAACTTCTTTCGCTTCGTTTGCTCCTTGCTTCAGCTGCTGGAACGGGTCTTTGATAACAGTACCTTTTATTTTATCAAGCAGATTTGTTATATCTGCTTCTTTCATCTTGCCAGTTTCTTCTCTCGCACCAGCAAGATAAGTGTCAGTTTCTGCTAAACGCTCTTCGTAAAGTTTTCGCTCAGCTGGGCTGAACGGATACTTCTCACGATCCTGCAAATGTTTCTGAAGTTCATTGCGATAATCTTCGACAGCCTGCAGCTGGTTGTTATACTCTTCGAACTGAACATCGAGCGCGGAAACTTTATTGGCACGCTTACGATTTGTTTTATCTAGATTCTCATATAAGCGTTTTGCTTTAAGTTCAGTGGTGTCAGCAAAGTCTTGATTCATCTGCTGCATCAAGTCTTTGCGTCCACCAACCAATTCTTTAAACTCCTGCTTCATGGCAGGCGGCAGCTGATCAAACTCTTCGCCATTCTTAATAAAATCTTCAAGCTGTCTATAAACAAAGCCAACGTTCGCAGCCCTGCTTCCGTAATAAGTTTCTGCTTGAGACTTACCTTCAAGCTCATTCTCTTTCTTTAGAAGACCAGACAAGAACTGCTGCTTCACGCTGTCAACACTGGACCGCAAAGTGTTAGCATGTTCTTGAGCTTGAATGTAAGTATAAGCCTTACCAAGTTGAGCATTCTCATCTAAGATACGCTGACGTTGCGCTGTTATATCGCGATAAGCCTGCATATCAATCCCGCTGCCAGCAGCGAGTTGATCAACTTCGTCGTATACGCGCGCTACTTGAGCAGCTTCGGCCTCGGCTTTCGCGAGATCACCGTCTACCGCGTAAATACGTTTAGAAGCTTCAATAGCCTCTTCTTTTGTCATATCCGGAGAATAGCGAGCCTGATCTTCCTGCGGCAACGTACTCTTGATCTGATTCATCTGCTCTTCGTGCTGTTTCGTCTCGATCTCAATACGCTGTAATTCAGCTTGATTCTCCTGTAGCTTTTTCTCAACTGCTTCACGCTGCAGCACGGTATCCTTGCCAGTGAAAGTAAAATCTAAACCGCCCTTCTGCCCTAAGAATAATTCTGGCAGAAGCTTCGCAGGATCGTCTGTACGGAACACAGAGCTAATATTTGGCTGGTTGATACCTCTTTCGATGAAACCCTGGGCTGCAGTAATACCATATTCGTTCATCTTCTTTTGAACATAAGAATCGAACGAAACCTCAGAGCCATCTTCCATTTTAATCATGCCACCTTGGGCTTTTTGATATGCTTCTTCCTCGATTTCACGCTTAGATGCTATAATCATAGCCTGCATATCATCAAGCTCTTCTGCAGACATCGGAGCCATCGGGTTAGCAATATCATACGCCTTCATTGTGCGAAGGTTCTTCATCAACGCTTGCGTTGTTTCGCCTGCTCCGCCATAACCCATATGTTCAAGAGCTTGAAGCAGAGCGTACGTGCGTTCCATATTGACGCCTTTAGACGCAACCTGAGATACAGCGCGCATTGTTCCAACGTCTGTTGTGTTAAAAATAGAACGGAAGTTGATCTTATCAAAACCAAGATCGCGAAGTTCCTTCATGTTGATAGGAATCTCATGTCCGTTTACTGTTGCGGTGTAGATGTCCTCAGGAGAAGGAACATCCATGTTGTCGCGGCCTGTTACGTTAAACAGGCGACTAAAACGAGACGGAAGCTTAGACCATTGAGCACCAGCGTATAAAGCCTTCTTCATCTGAGGAGTTGCTTCAGTAGATGTAGCGTGCTTTAACCCGGCGGTAGCTTGGTCGTAAGTAGGTGTGCTTTGAATTGCCGCTGCTAAAAGATCTTTATTTTCAGGAGCGTATATATCAAACATTGCTGCACGACGCGCAGAAGCGTCGGCAGCACCCATTTCGTTTGTAACATCTTGACTTGTTTGAAAGAATAAACGACGATGAAGCGGATTGTCTACATTTTTAGCCGCTTCGGCAGGCATATCTACCTTCTTAATAATGGGCTCCGTACTTCCTTCAAAATCCTGAATGGCTTTTTCTTGAATGGCAACTACTTCAGCAAACGCTTCAGCTAAATCGCCATAAATCGTTTTTGCTTTATCCCCATCTAAGTCTGCGCTACCAAGCGTCGCCAAATCCGCCTCAGAAGCGAATAAGCCACTCGTAGTTTGCCCGAAAACTTTATATATATCTCTCGCTAAATTAGCATAGTTTTTGCCAACAACAAAGTTGCCAAACAGAGAAGGGCTTCTTTGAACAGCAACTTTTTTAGCATCAGGTCTGGCAAAGTCAACAAGTTGACCCTTGTTTAATGCGAACACACCTTCGAGATCTTCGTCACTAATGGTTAAAGCTGTGCCAGTTTTTTCTTGATATTGTTGACGGATTCTTTTCAGCAAGTCAGACCTACTAAGGCCATTGATCGTTTCAAGACCTAGTATGGACGCCAGAGGAGACTTATTGATAGTCTGGTTAATAACAGAAGGGTTTGTACCAAAATCTATCCATTCACCAGAAGACATGCGCTCTGTCAATGATTCAATCTCGTTCTGCACCCAGCTTTGCACGGCACTGCTGTTCACGTTTAGCTTGCCGCTTCTGATCTGCTTACCGAGATAGTTGTCAGGATCAGCAAACAAATATTCTCTGATGCCAGCCTCAGAACTTAACAGGTTGATGCGTCTATCAAATTCGTCGATTTGTTGTTGACGCATCTTCGGACTGAGGTTCATAAAGGCCATTGCTTGAGTGCCGATACCTTTTGCTCTTGTTTCAGCATCATCATATGTGCTCATACTCGACATGCCATAATGCTGAAGCATCGCCGTAAAACCTTTGCTGATCTCTTCAGGAGTGTGGAAGTTCGAGTACGCCTGCATGTTTTTAATCGTAGAAGCATCAACGAAGCCATGGTAATCGGTTAAGTCAATGTTGCCGCCAACGCCAGGCAAGATAAACCGACCGTTGGCGTCCGTTAAGCCGGCAGCTTTTGCCCATTCGCCAACAGTCTTATAACCGGAGATTTGGTGGAACGTACCCTTGCCGGCAACACCCATACGGCCCTGGAAATCTTTTTCAGGTAGAATACCATCCATGAACCAGCCGATACCATCGGCAAGCTTCTGCTTCACATTTTCATCATTGATTTGAGACAGATCAACAACAGCAAAGTTGCGATTCTTGAAATTGCCATGTGTGTCCCAGCTGTTTGACCAACCTTTACCGGTTGCATCGAAGTGTTTTCTCAAGCTTTCAATGTCTTTGAATTCATAAGCAGAATCAACGAAATCATTCCAGAAATTAGCGCCCTTACCGTCGGCAGTTACAAAGCCATGCTTCTGAGCCCATTCCTGCTCACGCTTCATGACAGCTTCATAAGCTTGCTGCTCAATCATGCGGACACCAGCATGAGTACCAGTGCCGTGCATATTCTGAGCAATATACCTCTTGCCGCTCGGACCAATAGGCACAGCCTTGCCACTCAGCAACTCTTCAATAAAAGCCTGCTGTTTCGGATCATTTCGATCATAACCATCAGCGCTGACAAAGATGACCTTGTCAGTAAAATCATTATGATGGCCTTCAAGGCCGAGCATTCTCGTGTTCTGCGATTCACTGAGCATGACGCGAGAACTTTTTCCGGTATTATTAAACAGATCGCCGACAGTGTATTTAGCAATCTCATATTGCTCAAGCATATGCTTTGTAGATCTACCGAGCTTCTCAAAACCTCTGCCAAGAGATCCCGCGTCAGACCAATCTTTGTCAGAACCAATGCCGTCAATGTCACTCATGATGCTAAGCAGACGGCCGGCAGAAGAAGAGGTCATGCGGCTTACAAGCTGGCGTGCCTCTTTGCTCGTCATATCTTCTAAGCCTTTGAAAATATCAACACGCTGGCTATCTCTGCCAGAAGCTCGCTTCACGAAAGACGTGAACAGGTTACGCCTGAAATCATCAAGCATCTGCGGAGTGATTTCTCTAATCAGAGACAGTTCACCATTGTCCTCAAGTTTCGTCATGCCTTTGACGCCGTAAGCAGCTCTCGCGGCTTCATCATTGTCTCTGATTAAATCTCTGAGCTGCGTTCGATTGTAGGCAGACAGGATGCGAGAACCACTCGGCATTGCCATAGAAGTATAGCCTTTATTCTTATAACTCTCCCTGAAACTTGCAGGAAGCAGGTCTACAGGCTGAGCAGTGGTGTTATTATTCCTGAGAATATGCCCATACCTTGCGCGCTGATATTCTGCGGTGTTAAAAGCAGGAAGAACGTTCGGGATCAGAGCTTCAACATATTTCTGATAGACATCGCTGCGAGTAATGCCGCCATGTCCCTTAGACATAAAGAACTCTTCAAAGGGTTTACTCTTCACGAACTCTCCGGCGGCCGTCTTAGCTGTCAAGCCAGCTAAGCGTGACGCCTGAGCTTTCAGCATAGAGGACAACTCGCCGGTTTCAGCGCTCAACTGCTGTCTGATCGTTTGCGAAAATCCATCAACAATGGATTTCGCAAACGACGCTCCGAAAGCACCGTCCTGCCCAAACAGAGAGCTCATAGTCCCAAGCTCTTTCAAACCACTCTGCACATCTTGTACAAAATCCTGGTCATCGGTTCTATTATTTAAGCGCGCCTTCGAGATTTTTTCTTGCAGCATATCTACGATCGAACTTGCGCGCTCAAGGCCTTCGTTTAATGCGCCCGTCATACTCGGCGCGTCTTCAAACGAGGTGCGAAGTTCGTTAAACTCTTGCTTAAAGTTCCGTAGTTGGCCTACAGCTTTATCAAGGTCTAACACTTCTACACTCAAAGATAGTTTGTCAGACAATTCAAACTCCTCCTTTGTATTTTATTGACGTATACTTACCGATATGCTACAGTCCGCAGGAGTATATGTCTTATGGATTTATAGTTTTTTAAAATTTGGTAAAAAAATAAGGGACAGGTATGCCGTACAATTCGCAGAGCTGATATTAAAAGATTTATTTTACGGAAGCGATTGAGTTTATCTTGACATCCTCCCTGTGTTTGAGTACAATAAACGTACTAAAAACAAGGAGGTCTCCTATGAACTACAATGATGACCAGGCCGACATCATGAGTATGATCGATAATTTCAACGAAGAGGAATATTTTAAAACACATGACGTTCCTAAAGCTCAGGATGATCCTAAAGTAATTCTTGCAGAATTCCTTCAGAGATTAGAGTGGGTCTACGGCGCACGCTTAGGAATCACTGATCCTCGCAAGGCAAAACTCAATGTAGCTAAGCACTTGATGTCTGTAAACAAAAACCTCAGGCCTCACGTCTTATATCCTGAGTTCTTCAACGGCAACGATTATCCAATTCAATCTGCTTTTGATAAAGAAGCAAATAAAGATACAGAGTATCCGTTCTAACGGATACTCTTATTCATCAGCCTTCTTTTTCGCAAAATTAATATTGGAAGGCAGCGTAGCCTTCACTTCAAGTTCCTTCTCCTTGACATCAAGCTCTTCTTCCTTCTCTTTAACCTTCTTGTCGCGTTCTAAATAATTAAGCAGATTCAACATCAACTGGTTCTCTTCCTGAGTGATTGCAGGATCGATAACTTCCTCAATCGTCTTGGCAACCCAGGCAGCAATAATGTTCATCTTGTTGTTCATGATGTTTCTTTTTTCAACTTCAAGCTTAATCGCTTCAATCAACTCTTCTTCACTGATCACTTCATCATGGTCGAGCAGCCCTGCAATACGCAACGCTTCCTTATATCGCGGTTCAAGAAAACACAATCCGTTGCCGGCATCGACGACAACAAGCTCAATAGCCTGATTGATAATATCGTAATAATTCATAATCAATTTCCTTTCTTCCTTTTCGATTCGAAATGTACGGGTATATTATAATATTATAATGTTCCCGTACATTTCGCTAAGGGACAATTAAACGTGTCGCCTCCGCGCATTCAAACGCGGAGGCGACACATGTTTTTACATTTTGCCTTCGTAAATGGCAGTAACAATGTTACCTTCATCAGGACGCGTCGCAGCATTATCCGCCAGCTTAGCCGCCACAAAAGGATTAGGCATATTCAATTCAGCCAACGCAATTGCTGCATTAAGGAATCGACCATACGAAGACTTCTTGTCTACGCCGCCTTTCAGATATTTAGCGTAATTGAAAACCATACGATCGTAATAATAGTATGCACTGTTCTGATTATCCATAATGAAAACTCCTTTATAAAAAATATAAAGCCGCCAAGCTTTATTGTGCCTCGTCTGTCGCAGACGTACGGTAGCTCAGTAATGCGTTTGCATCACTGAGCCCAAGACAAATCTCCAAGATCTTCTACCTTCGACATGACATTGGCCTTGCCAAGCATGTCTACGAAGCTCTGATTCATCTTCTGCGGCTTTGACATCGGGTTAGCTTCCTGTATCATTTTCCAACTGTCCTTTGCAAACGCGTTACCAGCATAGTTTACTACTGCGTCGTAATTAACACGCTTGCCCAAAGCCGCCAGGACGCTGTCGAAAAACGGAATGCTCATATCGTTTATTTTATTCTCATTTGTTTCGCCAAGGTAAACCGCGATCATTGCCACGGCTTCGTCAAGGTTTAATGATTCGTTTCCTTGGCTGCCCGGTTTTTTGCCGCCTCTTCTTTCTCGTCTATTTTATTCAGACGTTTGAAGATGCTCAATATCCTTTCAATATCGCCGGTTGTCATTGTGTCATACAATCTGGTAACTAACTTGGCGTTGTCAAATACGGCGGTTAAGAAATCAAACACAACCTGATCACCGTCTCGTTCGGGATCTATAACGCCTTTATCCCACGCCAACACGTCAGTTAACGGATATATTTCTAAGATACGATAAGCGGCAGCTGTACGGTTCCGCTGATACTTTATTTTTGTCGGGTGTATCTCAATCGTTTCCCCGTTTATTGTAACACAGTTTTCAGGATTGACCTCAGCGGGAGGAGCTCTGTTTAATTCTGTCTCCTTCGGAATCTCCTTCTGTGTTGCGTTCTCTTTTGGAATTACCTTGCGCTTTTTGTTTGCTGGAGGCGCAGGTATTGTTTCTTGTTCTGATTCTGGAATAGGTTTATCTTCTATTGCCATCTAAACACCTTCTTACCTTCAAATAAAAAAAGGGGGAGACTACCTAAATGGTAGTCTCCCCCGCATACCTTTGCGTACGGCGTATCAACCGTCTATTAGACTACCTTCTGTTAAACCTTATAAGTCATCGCAATGATATTAAACTAATTCCTTTAATTAGGCAGCGACATACGCCAGGCTGTAAGCCTTGCCATCGTCGCGCTTAGCGTCCATCGTCGCCCAGGTGACGGCGTTAGTAGCAGCACTCTTGTAGCTGGTATCGAAACCGGGCATCTGGGTTACACGGCAACGGAACACCTTCATGATAACATAACCCTTGATAGAGGCATCGGTGCAATCCTCACCAGAATTGTACACAGGCCACTTGAACACGGCTTCACCGATAGCAGAGGTTGCGTTATCGATCATAGCCACGTTAGCACCGGTCACGGTGTACTCGTAAGAAACTTCAACTTCGCCAGTAACGTCATCAGGCAGAGTAACCTCAGCACCGGACACAGCAAAAGTATCGGGATCGCCTTCCTTAGAGGCAGCACCGGCGGAAGTACCTTCGACAAGGCCAGCGATAGAAACGGTCTTTTCGATAGGAGTATGAGCCAGAGTGATCTTGTGGGAAGCAGCGTCAGGAATCAGATGCTCTGTGGTGTAAGTAGTATAGGTCTCGTCGGCCTTGAAGTTCGCACCGTTCGCCAGAGCAAACAGCTCAGCGTTGAACTGACCAGAGGTCATAGAGATTTCCATGGTAGATTGACCAGGGAGATACGCCACGGGAAACAGAGACCAACCAGCGTTCACTTCGGTGTACTGGACGTTAGGGGAAGCGTTGGCTTGGGTGATTTCGTCGAAATAGAAAATACGGCCATCGCAGCGCTTAAACCAAACGCGCGGAACGTCGGCAATATAACCTTTATAAGCGGCAACATATGTGCTCATATGAAGCACCTCTTTCTTGAATGTTTTTATATTCTCACCTTAGATACCTCCTACGTACTAAGATGGAAATATCAAACCAGCGGGTCAATATACCCGCATGAAGCTAAAGCTGATGCCATATCTCGTATACCCGATCGTACGGGTACCAAGCTCGCCTTCTGTAACGATCCTGAATTTATAACCTGTGCCGGCTATAAAATCATTTTTATTCAGAAGTTGATTGAGTCTGTCGGCAATCAGCACTGTACGATAAAGCAACCTGTCCCTATCTGCGTTATGCAGATGTTCTTTCTTGACATAGATGTCAAAGTTTAACAGGTTGCGTTTGACATCAGGCACACCAGTGTCATCATTATTGATGAATCCGTATATAATACGAACCTTCTCGTTTTCAACGAGATCGTTTGTATAGCTGGCCCTGATAAAGTATTTGTCAATGAAGGTGATGATATCAGTACCTTCAGGCAACAGCATAAGTTCTTTTAACCGTTCGTCAGCAAAAAAGACCTTGCGCAGAATAGTGTTCCATTCATTGACCCACGCCGAAGGCATAACATCACGTCCTTCTCTTTAGTGCGTTTTGAAAATAAATATCTCGGGCTAAATGTTTGTACCAATCATTTAGATCCCCGAGATCGAAAGATATTTGAAACTCGCTGTTGCTTGTCTCTTCGACAGTAACCGAGATTTCTGAAAGGTCAATACCTTCCACCATTGCGTCATACTTAATAAGCGCATCGATTTCTTCCGCTTGTTCACTGACCTTCTGTCGAATCATCTGCATCATTTTGTCTTCAAGACTTCCGGCGTCAACCATTACTCGATACCTCCAGCAGCCTTCTTAGCTTGCAGAGTGATGCAGCCAAACTTGTCATCGATACCGAGGCCGATGCGGTTCACGTCAACGATTTCATAATACTCATTACCCCAGAGAAATCTGTCGCCGATGCGTATGTTCTTGGATTGTTCGTTATACTGAACCGTCATAAGCGTCAAAGCGTTCGGCGTAACACCTGGCGTTGCAGCAATAGCAGAGTATTCCGGCCTGCCGTCATAACGGTAAGCGTTCGACGGCAGGCGGTCGACAATCTTCTTCCAGCCTTCTTCTTGAATTAGATAACCATCCGCATCTGTAAGCTCATGCACAAATCTCTCGACCGTCAGATACATGTTGCAACGTAAAGCCCGCGAAGGCAGATTGTTACTTTGTTTGTGTACTTCCCAGTCAAGAATATAGATGATGTTATTTTCGTCAATGAGGATATCGCCTTTCGTCACGCCGCTATTAATATCGCAACGGATATTCATATTGTTATCCGTATTTGTGTAGCGGCTTTTAGACGTGTCCGGATACAGCTCTCCACGGACAATCGTTTCCTTATATCCATCTTCAAATTGATCGTACCAATTATGGTACAGTTTGAAGTTCATAACAGTGTTCGGGATATCGTTATCTAAGAACTCGGTGAAATCAGAAGCCAGCGTCGGCGGGACATAAAAGCGTCTGTTTGTACCAGACGGCACATACGGCTTAGACATAAACAGCCCTCCTTACTTCGAGGCGCTGTCAATCATTTCCGCTATCACTTCTGAAAGCTTCATGTCTGCACAAGACACGCCTTTATAGTGTAAAGTTTTAGGAAGCCGCGCAATTGAGTTAGCAACATCAAGCAGTTTATGCCGAATCTTATTAAAGCCCTGTATAGACTCTTCGCTCCACTCGCTCTTCTGCTTTCCTTCCTCAAACTTATAATATGCGTCCTCTACATCGAGGATGAGCCGCTTGATTTCTAACTCAAGCATATTCGTATATTCAAAAAACGTATATGTCTTTTGATTGATGTGTTCCATATTCTTATTGAGATAATCAATAAGAACAGTAAAGTCCTTGTTCATTTACCTTTACCTCTATCCTTATAATGGTCGTTAACGGCCGTAGATTTTAATCTTCGTGTTTTTGCCAAAGTTGTTGGTGTTATAAGAAAGAACGATACGATTGACAACAGCAGGCGGATTGTCAGAACCATTCCAGTTGCTATAAGCAAGCTGACCAACGGCAGTGCCGACACCGCTCGCTGTTTCGTACCTTGCAGTTTTCACTCGCGTTTCTACAAGCCAACGATTCGGCGCGATCTGTTTAGCATAGATGTCGCCATACGTAATGCGGTCAGTGTATATAGAATGGTTGGCACTGATTAAGACATTTGTTGCGCTGTCGGATGAACCTATTGAAACATTGAAACGGCTCGCTTTATCAGTCGCCGCAGGTTCAAAATTTGTTTCAATATAGAAACCGCTTGCGATATTCAGAGGCTTGCCAGTGCTGTCTTGACTAATAATAATAGACGACACATCTTCTGTCAGAGTGATCTCATTCAGCAGCGGCATCGGAGTGTCACCGTCTCCAGTGATAATTGTATCTCCGCCGCCGGAAGACACAGTGGTCCAGTAGTTGACACCTTGACCGTTTGTTGCAAGAACTTGTCCGGCAATACCGGGACGAGCCGGCGCGTCAAGCTTGCCGCTGATGTCGATCGTAGAGCCGGATCCATCCGTGTGCACTTCGGGCGCATACAGTGTCTGCGTATTGTTGCCGACCTTAATCGTAGCAATACGAGTACCGCTCGTCTGTACAGGCGTCACGGTAACAGTTTCAGAGTTCGGCGCAAAGATAGACTTGGTTTCACTGCCGATCTTGATGTTCGCAATACGAGTACCACTATCAACCAGAGTAGTTACAGTTACTTTCTCAGCTTCAGGAATTTCAACAGCCGGCGCATAAAGCGGAGTGCGCTTTGTGCCAACCGTAACGCCGCCGATTTCAGTACCGGACTTAACGACCTGGTCGACCTTAATAGTAGCGACGTTGCCTTCTTCATCTTTGCCGATGCCGCTATCTTCGATCTCGTCAAGACGTTGCTTCAACTGCAGCATATATAACGCTGATGCGTTATCGTCTACGATAATTCTTTCCATAAGAATTCCACCTTTCAGTTTGTTAAACAGGCAAACCTGCTCATTTTAAAAAAGACAATTCTCCGCTCGTTTTCAAGCTGACCAATCGTATCCTGCAAATGAGCATAAGGTTTATCCGCAGACGTAACGGTCAGAGCGTCCGTGCTGTAACTGACAATGTTATTAACGTCAGATTGCACTCTTTTGAAAAAGTTAATTTTTGCGACGAGCAATATATACTTCTCTTCGTCTATTTCAAAATCATAATTAAAAACGTCTTCACCGTATTCGTTCTTTGTCAGATACTCTTTCTTATATTCGAAGGTTCGACCTGTATCTATGAACAGCGTTTTTATCGCGCTGATAATAAAGCGCTGGTAATCATAGTCCGTCAATATTTCCGGCGTCCTTTGCCATGCCGTTGCTTCCTTCAGCTCGTCGATAAAATCAGATAATAGTGTCACAAGCCTCACCTCCTGTTTCGGTTAGCCCTCTAGCCAATCCTTATTCGGTATCTTATTATTCAGGATCTTCAGCTTGCTGGCGGGCAGATCCATACCCATTGCCACTTTATAAATAGCATGCAGCTCTTCGGGATCGGAAATAGAATCAAGCCATTCTTCAACCTTGCGAGCAGGTCCCTTGAGCGCAGCAGTGATTTCAGCGTCATTCAGATGCTTCTCGGCATCAGGATCTTCATAGATCAAAAACTTTTCGAGAGGAACGTCGTTGCCCTGATCATCGACAGGGACAAGCATCTTCTGAGAAAAGAACTTCTTGTTAGCGCAGAGCCCTTCGATAGAAGCGATTTCGTCAGAAGTAAGCATAACAAAATTACCCGTCTTAACATTGACGGACTGGTTGTTCGGCTTCATTACGCCGATATCATATTTGCAACGATTATATACACGATAATATTCTTGCGTCATAACCTTATCCCTTTCTTGATAAGCGGAGCTGCCGCATCAAAGCGGCAGCTCCGCGCTTTATTAGTTGATCTTATAAGCGCCGATCGTGGGCACCTTGCCAACCACGAAGCCCGCACCGAACCACTGGTCCAGACGGATTTCGTAAACTAGGTCGTCAATATTCTGGGACTCGAACGCCTGCACAGTGCCTTCGTTCACAACCTTCAGGTTGCGCATATCAGCAGAGATGCTGCCGGGCAGCAGGTACAGGTAATCGATCGCCAGGGTCGGGGTCACGCCATCATCCTGCAGACTGTTCTGCATCTGGATAACGTCGCAGCCATTGTAACGGCCAAGCAGACCGTTGTCGTTATACTCGTCGATCATCTTATCGGACGGATTCACGATCATCGCGCCGCCAGCATAAGAAGCCATGCCGGTGATGCCAGCCAGCTGACCAACAGCAGCGGCGTCGCCGAGAATGGTCACACGGCCAAGACGCTTGAAGTGAGCCAGCTGCTCGTCGAGAGTAGCCTTCACAATACCAGTGCCGGTCGCATAGAACGGCTTCTGGTAATCATCGATCGCGTTGTGCAGCACGTTTTCGATGTGCTTCAGCTTCATGTTGGTCATTTCGCGGTTCGCTTCGCGAACGAGATCGGGCATATTCACACGGCCAGTGCGCAGGTCGAGGATATTGATGGCCGGACGAGCGGAAATCTCCATGGTCTCCAGCATGACCTGACGATCAGCCACGTAGCTGCGCGGCGTGGTAGAACCCTTGGCCTGGATAACGGCCTTAATATTGCCGGTCTTCACATTAAACGCGGCCTTGTCGCCGTAACCAATGTTCTTGATATCAGCAACGTTGTTCAGGAAATCCAGTTCACCCTGCTGCAGTTCGTTCACGGTAAACGCGATCGTCTGCGCCAGCTGGTGACGGTTAGTGGGATTAGGATCTTTTACGAGCTCAGAAATAATCTGGTTCGCTTCGTCGATCTGAGCGCCATCAACACGCTCGTTGCGGGCCTGCGCGGCCAGCACCTTTACAAACCCAGAGTTGGGCTTAACAATAATTTCACTCATAGTCTTTCACCTCTCAGCCTTATTAACCGATCGTGCCGTCGGCCTTGACGGTGTACTCGGTACCAGCCACAGGGGTGCCAGTAACCTTGTCGGTCACAAACTCTTCGCCGACCAGCAGCGGATGAGCACGCAGATACGCGTCGGCCTTAGTGGCATAAGCGCGGGTGTCATACTCCTGCTCGCCGCCAACGTTCAGCTCAAAGCCGTTCTCGACGAGATACAGGGGATCACCGATCGCCTTCACGATAAAACGATAGACGGGAACGCCACCATAGATAGAAGTAGCTTCCTTGCAAATAAACTTAGTAGCAGCATTAGCCGCCGGCAGTACAAACTTGCCAGCGTCAGAGCCGGTGCCAACCGCAACCAGCGCGCCGTTCTCAATGGCAGCGCCAGTGCCGTTTGTGAGTTCACCCTCATAAACGTAGCCCTGAAGCTTCGTCATGTAACCAGCCATGATTTATCCCTCCAAATACAGAAAGCCGCCGGTTAAGCCCGGCGGCGCTTTTGTTTTATTTTATTCTCACACGGGGTCGAGCAGCGAGTAATGCTCCCGGCTCACATGTTCCTGCTCATCAAGCAGGGTATATTTCTTAGGCTGATTAATTTCAGCCATAAAAGGATTGACACTCTCAGAGAGCTTCTTCTCCTGCTCGGCAAAAAGCTTACGGATATCTTCGACACTCGTCTGCATTTCAGCCAGTTCCTTGCGGAGTTCGGCAATAGCATTCTGAAGGGACGCAACTTCCTTATCTTCTTCGTCCTCTTCTTTCTCTTCTTCTTCGGTCTGTTCAGCAACCTGCTCTTCAGCGGTCGCCTTTTCTTCCTCCGCAGTAGTGCGCGTAGTCGTCTCAACTACAACACGCTGCTCTGCGGAATCACCAGTATCAGTGTCATACGCGCAAGTTTCATTAATTTCAGTGTGAGTTTCTGTCACATAAACTTCAGCGTTTTCCTTATTCTCTTCAGCCTGAACGTTTTCTTCGGGCTTTACCTCGGCAGTTTCCTGCTGAGTTTCATTTTCCGCCGCCGTCTTAACTTCTGTCTCGGCGACGACAGTTTCTTCGTTCGGCATATGTTCTGCCTCCTTCGTTAGATCTTTGTTACAGGCTTCAATCTCAGCCACGAGCTGCAACGCCACAGCTTCAGGACACGCAGGGAAAGACACAACGCACATACCTTCGAGGTAGTTGCCTTCAGCCTTGTCAATAAGAATCGTCTTATCTTCAAGCTCTTCGTAACTGCCGCAATTAATTTCAAAGCTGAACTTCAAAGCGCCTTCAGCAAATAACTCGCTGATCGCCTTGCATACAGCTTTATTGCGTTTAAGAATTCTCGCGTATCCAACAAGAGCTTCGCTTCCGTCTTCGTTGGCGACAACTTCAAACTTATAGAAGCTGCCGATCATCGAGGTAGAAAACGTTCCGGTCACAGCGTTGTAACAATGACCAAGCTTTTCGTATTGACCATTTGCCAAATTTTTTACATCTGCGCAAAGAGGCAGGCCAATATACTTTTCCTGATTCTCTACGATCTCACTAAGGAAATCGTGTGTGCAGCGCACGCCGTTCAGGTTCGCTTCAGGAACTGTGAACAGCGTAGCTTTTACTGTCATATACAAATCAGAACTTTGCAGCTCGGAGGCAGATGCAATAAAAGTCTTAATGAGCATATTGCATTTCTCCTTTATGCTTACACATACAGCAGTAGGAGGATACTCTATGTGTTTGCACAGATATATACAAAGACACCGTCATTTTCAGACGGCGTCGATGTAACAAATATTATACAGTTTTCGTGACATCAAGACACTTCTTCCCAGCCATACACGCCAGGTTCCCATGAGTTGTTGTCAGCAATGCATATCCAAATCTTGCCATTGTGCGCGACCTTGTCGCCCTTCTGGTATGTGTTTGTGCTGTCAGGCTGTTCCCATTCATGGATTACGTCAGGATCCGGTATAAGAACTTTAGCAAACAAAGACGGAGCTTCCGGAGGAGTCCATGAAGACTGAGACGTGTGCGCCTGAAGCACCTTATACAGAATGCCATCATAACGTACACGTTCACCTACTTCTTTGTATTCATGATTATTCTTCCAACTCGGATATAACTGTATCGCATCTAAAGCTTCCTCGTCTGTTAAAGACGTGGCAGCTTTTTCGATATATCCGCGCAGCTTCTGCGCTAATTCAACAAGCGTCATTCACTCACCCCCAAAAGGATGCGCGTAGCTTCTAACTCTTGCTCCAATTCCGCAATGCGATCTTCTAATGTCTTCACGTCGTCGGGTTCGACGATCGCTTCAGCTGCTGCAATCTCAGCCTCTGTCGCGTCGCGATATGCGCCGTTATCATATATCCTCATATGTAACACCTCGTATATTTATTTTAACCATCGTCCATGCTGCCTTCGGGGTTCGATGGCTTAGGTTGTTTGCCGCGCTCAGAAGCGTCGGGGTCCGAGTTGCGTTCTTCGTCCGTCATCTCTGGACGTCCGCCATCGCTATCGTTCGCAGACGTTTGACCAGCTAAAGCCCGAGGCTGCATTGTTTCGTCAGTACCATCGGCACTCTCTTTGGCACGCTGAGCCTTCTCTTTTTCAAGAGAATAGCCCTGGGTTTCCATCATTGTCTTAGTAGATACTAAGCCTTGCGTCCAAAGTTCCTTGCAGACATCGCGAAGCGCTTTGCGGCCATCCATGTCAAGCGGCATAAACTTAAACGAAGGAACTTGGTTGACGTTATACTTATGCGTTATCGCAAGCTCTTCCTGAATGCAGACATTGATTTTATTCATTAATTCACAGATCTCGTCGCGGGCCGCATCAATTCGCATAGATGCAGTTTGCATAGATACCTGCGCCGAAGCGAAAGTGCTGCCGTCTTCGGAAACACCGTTGACGATAATACCGCTGATACCTCCAGCAGACAGGATGTCTTTATTGACATCACGATACTTGTCAAATTGGAAGAGGTCATCAAGCTTAGGCTGTATGACGTTTGCTTCCGCGAGCTGGTTAGTAACAGCGAGCGGAAACTTAGACATCGCGTTGGAAAAGACGTTGCGTACGTCTTTGAGTTCGGTAATATCAGGCAGTATGTCCCGTCCCTTTTGTTTGTCGCCGTAAGTAACATGAACGAACGAACGGATGCCTAAGTTAAGAATAGCGTTCTCATATTTAGAGATAAGCTCTTTCTTAGCTAAAGCCGGCAAGCATGCCGCAATAAAAGGAATAGCGTAACGCATCCATCCTTCTTTCGGGCACTGAAGCACCTTCGTATACTTAGGATTCAACTGTGCGTACTGCGCGCCTTTGTTTAAAGCCTCGAAGACTTCGTCGGGATAGCCGGCGAAATACTGCTGGAGGTTATTGTCTTTGATCCAGTTTTCTCTGACGGTGTAGCTCTTCTGCCGCCACTCATTCAGAATTGTCTGGCAATCAAAGTCAACGATCGGTTCGCCATTCAACATCGTGTTGCCGATCTTACAAAGATGGACCGGCAAAGTGATAGGCACACCATGGAAGATATAAACAAATACGTTAGAGTATTTCCAATACTCGACAGCGATGCTTTCAAGCTTTTCGCGCAGACGGATCTGTTTATAAAACTCTTCGTATATTTTATTAGTCTTGTCGTTTGTACCGACAAGGTTCCATGGCGAGCCGATAGTGTACGGCACATAGACATGACGCACGATCCCGCGAACGACGGGATCAGCGTCACAGTAGTAATCGGAAAGTTTATAGAGGTTAACGATGTTTCTCTGCTTGTCTCTTAATATGGCATCGTAATCGTAACCAACTAGGTTGCCATTAAAAGTAATATTGGAATTTGAGAACGATTGATAATCGGTGCGGTCTTCGTCATCTTTAGCGCCGGTCACCGTCTTACCTTTTCTGTCGTTAGCCGGAAGCTGATTCGCCGCAGCTTCTGCAGGCTTCTGCCTTCTGAAAAGATCAAGGAATCCCATAGGCGATCCAACCTCCATTTAGAAATAAGTGGCAATGCCTACACAAGGCTTGCCTCTCTGATATTTTTTTATATTATCTTTCTCAAGCTCGCTGATGTAATCATTTCCCATTGCTAAGCTTGAGTATCGGTCTTTATGCATTGAGTTGCGCGGCGTGTCGTATAAAACGTTACCGCTCGCACCAACCTTGCTGACAATATTGCCCATCTCAAATTGCAAAGCATCGGCCTCGTGAAATATAGCCTTCTCCTCCATCCGCATTTGCTGCGAAGGATCCTCGAGCTCAGCCTCAGAGGCTTTAATAATCCGAGAGTCAACAGGCAACTCGATTGTACGTTTCTCTAATGCGACGCGCAGGTTTGTGTAAATACGCTGGTTCAGCGTCTGCACTGCCCTAAAAGGATGTAGCACAGGTAAAGCCGCCGCGTTCATGTTAGGAGAATCGTCGACGACGAGAGGCGGGTATTCCTTCCCGCTCACGGAGTCGACCCATTCCTTATCAAAGAAACGGTCGAGACTGTCGCCAAGACCTCTGGCGTCGTAGATGATCTTCTCGGTATTCGGAAACTTAACATGGTAAAGCTGTCGTAGCTCCTCAGCTAACACGTCTAAGGTTTTGCCGTGGAAGCTTCGTATTAGCACAACCTTCTTGGCATAGCTACCGTCGGCTCGCTCAGTAAACTTAATCACTGTGATGATCGAGTTGTCTGCGTCCTTTGCCTCGGAGGTCGCGATATCCAATGAGATAACGTATCTTGACTTGCTATTCTTAGGTTGTTCAAGCTCAATCTTCTTAAGCGTCCTGCAGCTTTGTGTCAACTCATAAGGGAAGGCTGAGTTATTTTCAGAGCCTAAGAATTTACATCCGTACTCCATCTGGAAGATGATATCAGGCATGCGAGCTTTCTCGCCCTCAAAGAATTGCGCATCGTTGATGCCATCCGCGATAGCGGTCTTATAGTCAAGCGCGCAGGCGAACTGCGTTCGGTCGCCCTTCGCCATGCGCTTTACAGTCTCTAAGAAGTTTGAGTAATACTGGTTATTCTTAGCGCACGCACTCGTAATCGTTACGGTTTTAGATTGAAAATCCTTGAACCCAAATGTTCTTGCATTATACCGTATCTCGTTTCTTGTCGGGGCTACAATCGCCTCAAGCTTGTCCTGGTCGACATCAAGCGCCTCATCAACAATGACGAGCTTCGCACGTTGGCCGCGAACACTCTCTAGTGCAAGGCTCCGCAGTACGCTGCCATTTTTCAGCGTACACTGCGAGCCGTTCTTGGAAATCTGAATCAAAGATCTCGCATTCGTCGCGTTGATCTCATTTGCGATATTCGGATTCTGGTCAGCGATCGACTTGAGCGTCGTCAGGACTAAGGTAGCCTGAGCCGCCGTCGCCGATACAATCAGTATCTTCGAACCTGGATAAAGGACGCCAACGGCGAATCCAGCGAGCGCGGCTACGAAAGTTTTGCCGTAGCCGCGCGAGCATGTGTCGTTACTATTGACACAGTTGCCAATCTGTCTAATTAAGACGTGTTGCGTAGGAGAAAGCTTCACAGGCGCACACGCGTCTTCTATAAAGATGTCTAAGTGTTTGCGGTAGAAGATAATCTGCTCCTCTGCCGCGTCCCAATTTGTGATGACGCCAGGCCTCACTACTGCCACAGACACTCACTCCTTATACAGTGTCGAGACCCAACGACTCAACAAGATAATTGAACGAATCGATCACACGATCGACATCGTCCTTCGGCCATTTGATTTCTCTCGTACACGGGTGTCCCGTCGATTCAAGTTTAGCCGTCAGCTCTGACCAAGAGCTAAGCCCGGCCGTATCGCCGGGCTTGCGCTTGCAGGCCGCAAAGTTACCTGACTTACTTAGCAGATCGAACTGCGATATCGCGTCTTTAACAACTGAATAATCGCAGCGCCCAGCCATGAAGTCATCTTGTGCTTTATCAGCTTGAAGGCTTGCTTTAGCAAGTTTGCGGGCAATATCGCGCAGGTTCGTATCACTAAGATCGAAGTCTTCTTCGAGGCCGCTGTAGTATTCCTCAAGGTATTCAAGCTCACTCTTCTTGAAGTACCCATTGAATTTATGGCTATAGGTTTTAACATCGGGATCCGCTTCTTCTACTACCTGGCCGTTCGCTTTCGCTTCGGCATAAGATAGGGTCTTACCGTCTTCACCGTTCTCAACGTATTGGTAGTAGACGCCCATTACTGCAGGAACCTGCTGACAGGTGAGCCGCGTAAGAATGACCTTGCGGCGATCGTCATTAGCCTTCTGGTACGTCGGATTATTTGAGGCAAGCTTCTCTGCTTTTTCTTCAGCCTTCTGCCATATGCGCTCGTTCCACTCTCTATGGTTCTCCCAGAAGTATTCACGCATTTCGTCTTTAGACGCGCAGCGGTTGACACAATCTTTGCACCATATGTCCTTACCAAGCTGCTCGTCCCAATCACGGTTGACGTAGTAATCGGCAATCGGTTTAACGCGGCCGCACTTCAAACAGAGCTTCGTCTGTGGCGGTCGGATAATACGCTTTGGCTTAGACTCGGTTACGACATCAGGCATAAATGCGTACCTTCCTTATTGGCGCTCCGTGTTCAACGAGAGCGTCAATAAGCTCTTCGCTCTCCTTCGTCTTCGGGAGTTCCTCGCTTGTTGCGACGGCACTCTCAAGCTTTGCCCACTCCTTCTCTGCTTCTATGTTCGCGTAGTACGCAACAAGGAGTTTGAATAAAGCCGCCGTCTTCTTATACTTGTAGGTCTTGATGCCGTACTCGTCCTCCCGGATAAAAGTAGGCTGGATCCCATGTTCGTTTAAGTAGATATACTCACGTTTCGTCTGCGTTGAGTATTCCATATCAAAAGCCCTCTTGGGAGGGTTGAGCTTATGGATAGCAGGATGCTCGGACGTCTCTGCTACAAACGTACAATCATCGCGATCATATTTCATAAATGAATCACCTCAAAAAAGTTAATCAAAATAAGAGACGCTTAACAAAAGTGCGTCTCTTTTTTAGAGACGTTGGAGCACGTCTCTCTCCATATATATCAATTCTCGAATGTAATCACAAAAATGGGATGGAAAATGGGAGTAGGAAAAGATCATATCCCCCGTGAGTTTCTTGATGAAAACTTTTTCAGCGTAAACCCCACCCCCGTAAAAAGTTTTCACTGAAACCAATGAACCCCTGGCGATATGGCGGCCGATCCGCATGAGGAAAACGCTGCCAAATAAAAAAAGCGACCTGCTGGAACAGGCCGCAAAGGAGGATTCTTATGAAAAAGTACACTCTATCTGTCCGTAGCACCGCAACTCGCAGAGAAGACCCTGTTTACGACAACAATCTTTCGAAGATGAACATGGCTGCAACCATTTTCACCGTCAGAAAGGTGCCGCAGGTCGTCATTTTCGACAATGAGGAAGAAGAAATCATTTTCCTCGCCGAGAATGGAACCGTTAAGGTGGATCATCTGCCTTAAAAATCCTCCCGCCCTTGATCTTAGCACAGACTTGTGCGCAGGTCAAGGGCACTTTTCTGCCAATTAGCGGATGCGTAAATCCGCTGATGATATATCAACAAAACAAAACAGGAGGAAGAACAATGTTTAACATCAATAACATGTCCCGTAGCTACGATGCCAACTCAACCGTCTCAAAGAAACACAACAATCCTATTCCTAATTGGCTTCATGCCAAGTTTCTTCTCTGGGGTTATGATCCAATAACCGACGACGAATATCTGTTAGGAGAAACAACTGATAAACGCATCGCTCGAAGCTGGGTTAAGGAAATAAAGCGCGATCACTACACTCGAATTGTTGTTGAATTTCCTGGATCCTATTGCACTACAGCACATGAGCTGCGCTGGTGCGACGCTAAAGCAAATCCTGAAACAGTTTATTTCACTCTAAACGATAAGAGTGAAGAGATTCCATTTTAAGGAGGAACCCATGATCATTATTATTCTCATCGCTGTTGCAATCTTTTTGATTTCCATTAACGATATCCTCGACGCCGTTGACGAGATGCGCTGGCAGTTCAACATGCTGCCAGCGCGTTTCTGGAAACAGAACTATAAAACGCATCGGCGTTTTTATTGACCCGTCTGATGAGAGCTGGATAGCAACCAGCCGAAACGCGCTTTGGCGCGTCACGGGAAGCCAATACCCGTTGCGGTTTCATTCTCCGCAAAACAAAACCCCGGTGCACGAACACCGGGGCCTGGCGTCCACGAAAGGAGGTGATTCCTGTGGACACCGTAGCTCTGACAGCAGAGCAATGTGTATGGTTTCTGACCATCACAGCGCCATATCGCAGAACTCTGCTGAAGAAGCTGTCCACCGGCGAGTATGTGCTCGTATGGGATGCGGCAACGCATGAGTACATACTGACAAAGGTGGATTAACAGCTCACCGAGAAGGTTCACGCCCTTCTCGGTTTCAGTTTACCAGACACGTGAAGCCGTGTCAAGATGTTAACGATTTGTTAAGTTGGATTCATAAAGAATTCCATCTTTTCATTTCGTTTTCAAAAACCCTCGCCATCGGCAAATGATCCTGATAACACATCAGATTTGTTTGTCGATGCTTCCTGTGGTATCGGACAAGCTGGCCCTTTACAGCTTGTCCGTTTTGATATATGCTGGTTAAGAAATTGACGCTTAACCACTTCGCTAATGTCAATTATCGTAACTTGGCTGGCGAGCCTTGTACGCGGAAGGAGGAAAATGGAAAAGGCTCCTGCCATCAACAGGAGCCATAGGAGGAAGGGATGTGAGTATCATCAACCTTCATCAGCATTATAGCATAATCACAGCTGTAATGCAAGCACATCGTGCGGCGATTAAGCATAGGCCTAGCCGTGGCAAGCGGTAAACTAACAGCAACTCAACAAACAAAAATTAGGAGGAAAAACCATGAGTATCATTAATTTAGTGAAATCCAACACCCTGTCTGTCGAAGAAACCAACGGAACCGGTGTCACTTTGAACACCGAAAACCATGCGTTCGGTCTGACTCCCGCGTTCACTCGCTTCTCCCCCGATTACTTCCAGATCATCGACACTGGAGATATGGATCGCGGAGAAATCCCCGCAGTTCAGAACTATCTCGACAACATCATCGACAACGGCATCCAGGATGGAAGCCGTCGCTACATCCCGGTTTTCGCCGGTTCCAGCAACCAGCGCAATGGTCAGTTTGTAATGTGCTGGGACAAAATCTGGAACGACGTTACATCCTGGTGCTGTGCCGGTCTCGATTGCAGGAAATTGCCTGTAGGCAAGCTCGCCAAATACATGGCACTCATGTTCTCAACCGTTCGTTCCTGGGATGCTGTGTTTCCCGATGGTGGACTCTATGGGGTGTTCAAGTACCCACATCCCAGCACCTGGGGCGTGTTCCCTGACGTTGACATTGACGCTGTTGGCCTGTTCAATAAGGTCACTCCGTGGGCTGTAAACAAAGAACTGGTCCTCGGTTCTGACAAAGAGACCAACAAGATCACTGATGGTATCGCTCTGTTCGTTCTGGACGATACTCAGCTCAACTCTCATCAGAAGAAAGAGATCATCAAGAAAGCAGAAGCTTTCACCGTCAGAGCTCCCATGGTCAAAGGTCTCTTCGTTCCTGTTCTCAAATCCGCATTGATCAAGTGGTTCGAAGATCATCCCGAAGCGTCGTCTATTCAGAAGGACGCTTGGGGCAACGAACAGAACCTGCTCGACCTCCAGGTCATCACCTTCAAGTCTGTCTTCAAAGCTTGGAAGTGCATCAAGCAGTGGTCCGAGTACGTTGAAGGCTTCGATACCTACGAGCACCATGTGTGGGTCTGCATCGCGGCGCACGGGGAGCGTTGGGCTTCCCTGCCGTATCAGCAGCTCCAAACCCTCAACGCCAACAATGCGCAGGTCGAGGAGCTCGCGCGCACCAGCGCGAGCTTCCTCATCGACAATGCCAAGATCGGTAAGCTTGGCAAGATCATCGGAGGAAACCTTGGCAAGATCGTCGACATCTTCCCGGATATGCTGCATGATCCCTTCGTCCGTGAGCAGCTGCAGCGGAAGTGGATTAGCCGCTGCAAGCAGATGTATGGCGGCCGCATCCTGCATGTCAGCCATAATCTGTTCTGCTCCAGCGACATCATTGCCGTTATTGAAGGGTTGACTGGTCAGTCCGTTCATGGCGTGCTGCCTGCCAATACCGTGCACACTCAGGCCTTTGGTTACGACAGGAAGCTGGGCTGCACTCGCTGCCCGCATCTCGACAACGCGTGGGTCACTCCGCGCAACATCAAGGTTCCTGAGGAATATCTTGGCCTGTACATGGGCACCACAATCTTCTACAGCTGCAATGACAACACCATGAAGGTTCATCAGATGGACTTTGACGGTGATCACAGCAACGTTACCGACAATCCACTGCTCATCAAGCTGGCTGAGTACAGCCATGCCAGCTATGGCGATTCCTGCCTGCTGTACGCGGCCATGGACGATGGCACCGCGCCGAAGACGACGTCTGATTATAAGACTGAGTTCAACGAGCTGTGCCGCAACAGCTTCAAGGCTCCGATCGGCCTGTACGCCAACACCCTGACCAAGGTTTGGGCTCTGCGTAACATGATGGAAAAGACCAGCGCTCAGGCTAAGAACCTGTGGGTGTGGATCGCCTGCCTGACCAGGAAGGGCAACACCTGCATTGATGAAGCTGGCGGACATGGCAAAGACAGCTCCGTCGGCATCGCGGAAGACGTGGTCGAACGGTTCCGTCGGACAAAGAAGCCATGGTTCCATGGTTATGCCAAGGGCACGATCAATCCTCAGGGTCAGATCGTCCGCGCTGACGCCGACTACAAGTACGAGTTCAAGCCGTTCCACACTGTCGACGTCTATAGCGCCATCTGCCGGATGCTTGTGCCGACAGAGGCTGAAACAGTGATCGATCTGTCCGCTTATTCCATTATTTACTCCAAAGAAGTAGCGGCCAGGATCGTTCGTACCCTTATGAAGGATTCCAATGTCCGCACCCGTCGTGCGGCCATGAAGGATCTTTCTGATACCTTCGCCGATCTCGTCTGCGCAGCCAACCATGAAGAAGTGCTGATCGCTCAGAGCAGCAGCCTGGCCGCTGTGCCGAACTTCACCATGGATAAGGTCGATCTGATCCGCGCCAAGTGCGAGCAGATCGCTCTGAACTGCGGCTACACGCTGGACGACGCTGTCGACATTCTGGTCTTCAATCTGTTCTACAAGACCAGCGCGACCAGTGCGAAAACCTCCATGATGAAGCGCTGGTTCTTCATCGCCTTCGGTGACATCGTGTTCGAAAACGCGCAGCGCAACCTGTCCGTTGAACTCACGACCACCGACAACTACGAAGACGCCTCCGAGGAGGAGGATGACGACGCGATCGATCAGTTGGAAGACTGATCGTCGCGTCGCTCAGGCGTCACGCTCCGTCGCGCAAAGAGCGGCCATGCTGTGGCAAGCGGCAATTCTCTGTAATAATAAAAAACAAAAAAATGGGAGGAAAACACAATGTCTATCACTTTGAAGTCTATGCGCGCTGGTAAGGTTTCCGTCAATGAGTTCAATACCTATCCCGAGATGCTGCCCGTTCTCATGAAGATCCATGGCATGAATCTGCCTTACTACATCCTCGAAGATGGCAAGATGATCTTCCAGGGCAACCTGGAGTTCGTCGAGAAGGAGAAGGACGCACCCGTCTCTTATACCCTGAAGACGATGAACGAGGATGGTATGACTGACACCGCTCAATTCACCAATTTCGCCGACCTGTCTATCGCTGCCGCAGTGGCAGACATCAACCATATGCCGTGGTTCGTAGTCGATAACCATTCCGGCAAGATCATTCGTCAGGGTAATATCGAGCGCGTTGCCGCCATCAAGAGCGGCAACGCGCCGGAGACCTGCGTCGCCGAAGAGCCTGTCCCCGAAACTCCTGACGTCGACGTCGATATAGACGCTACGCTTGATGAGATGAACGATCTCATCGGAGATCTCGGCGCTCTTGACAATATCTAAGTCTGAGCTTCACACCACAGGCCGCCGTGTGCGGCCTGCGAGTGAGCCCCAGGCTCAAATACAAAAGCCAGATGGATGCGGCCATCTGGCGGAAGGAGGTTACCCATGTACGGCTACTGCACTGACTGTGGCTATATGGGGCTCGTTGGTAACGAGTGGATTCTCTTCGCGACAGAAGAAGAATACCATGAGTACCTCCAGCCCGATGATACCACAGACTAACACGTAAGTCAAGCTATGACCTGAGTACGTCGTTAAACTGCTCCGGCTTGTCTGCGCCGTAAAGACAGGCTTCTTATCCCGCAGCGCGGCTCCCCCTTTTTTCCGGCCCCATATTTTTCCCGCTTCCGCTCGCTCCGCTCCACCTCGCCTTCGGCTCGCTCCGCTCCGCTTCGCTGCTTGCGTGCGCTTCCGCGCTTGTTTCCGGATGTTGCTCTATCGTGTGATTCTGTCCGAGTTTTCCTGATAACTTATCTGGAAAAGTCAGGATGAGCGGCATCCTGCGATAATTTATCCATCCTTCATGTCAGGAAGAAGTTTGCAGATAAATTATCTGGATTTCTCAGGCAAGTCTCATGCGTCTCGCAAAATTGAGTATGGGCGCGCTGAGGACAGCGCGCGCCATGGTGATAGCTTCGTTTATCGAAATAACTTGAAGGAGGAAGCTGCGCTATGGCGCTCGTGGTATTCATAATCCTGATAACAATCATCATGCTTGGTGACATCATCGTGGATCTATTGGATCAATTCTTGTGGCCGCTCATACTGCGTCGGGACGCACTGCATGTAGATAAGCGGAAACGTCCAAAACGCCAGAAATGGCAGTATCGTTAAAAACTCTACTGAATAAAAAAGCCGGACGCCCAATGAAAGGCGTCCGGCTTTCGTGAATGAAGGAGGAAATCACTATGTGCAAAATCACTGATGTTACTATTGTTACCGACGGCGCTTGCTCCGGCAATCCTGGTCCCGGAGGCTGGTGCGCTCTCATGATCTGCGAAGGCAAGGAGCGCTCACTGCACGGCCACAAGACGCAGACCACCAACAATGAGATGGAACTCACTGCCGTGGTCCAGGGTCTTCAGGTGCTGCGCTATCCCTGCACGGTGAAGGTACTGACCGACAGCGCTTACATCGTCAACCAGATCAATGGCGGTTATCTCGAGAAGTGGGCCAGCAATGGCTGGCGCACCTCGACGAACCAGCCGGTGCAAAACCTGCACCTGTGGCAGGACCTGCGTGCAATGCTCAATGTGCACACCGTCACCTTCGTCAAGGTGAAGGGTCACAGCGGCGATCCGCTCAACGAGAGAGCGGACCATGAAGCCTGCTGCGAGCGTGATCTTGCGAAAATCATGGCGTTCTCCGTAACGCCCGTGTAATACAAGGAGGTTGTCATATGAGAAAGAACACTGGACTTATTCTCGCGATGCTGTTTATGATGTGCGTCGCTTTCGTAGCCGGTTGGCTGATCACTACGCATCATCTGGTGATCGAGTGCGACCATCCAAAGAATACGATCTACGTGACAGACATGTTCGGCCAGGAGTGGATCTACGATTACAATTGTGTCCGCTGATGTCACAGGTCGAACCCGTAAAGGTGCGCGGCGAGGACGCCGCGCGCCATGGTGATATAACGCACTTCTAATAAGTGTTGAATGAAGGAGAATGAGTATGTATCAGTATAAGGTTCAGATGATCAACCACAATATGCCGTCCAGGCATTATACGCTGCAGCACAGGCTGAACACCTGGCTCGAGGCTACCGGCACGACCAAGGCAGAACTCTCCCGTGCCTGCCAGGCCTACGCTTCTCACTATCGCATGAACTTCTCTAAGACGAACATCGCTCATTATTCTGCAGGACGCTGCTGCCCGAAGACGGACACTCTCGCGATCCTGAGCCATGTCATGGGAGTCTCTGAGCAGTGGCTCACTGGCTACGGTCCGGAATCTCTGCGTGTCACCAGAACTCTGGTATCTACGACACGCTACACCAGGGTATGACACAGATGAGAGCGTGCTGAAATATGCACGCTCTCTTTTTTCAGAATCCTGGATGAAACTCAGGCTATTCTGTACAGAAGGGTCGCGATCACTGAACGATCGGGGGACAAGCTATATAATAAATACGATGTCCCCGGATGCACGAGCTCCACTGGTAGAAAAACACCATAATGCACGAAACATTTTGGTTAGGGAGCAATGACGTGGAATAGTTGGGAATGTAAGTGAAATCAGGGGAAATGATAGGGGAGAGAACAGTTCTTTTCCTGTTTTTCCTATTTTCTATTCCTTTTTCATGCTCAATGACCACAGCAGTGCTCCTTAATACCCCACTTTTCTATATAAGCACCAATTGTAGTTTTCTACACTGATAGAGACGGCCGTGTGTTCACGCTTCGTGAATACCCGTTGCGTATCGCTACACTGGTAGATACACACATTCCGTCTCTAACGATAGACCCATAGGGTTCCTACTAACAACATCTAAGCGCTCCCTTTCCTCCACGCCTTTTGGATAGGCGGGGAAAGGGAGCTTATTCATGACCGTGCTTCTCTCATATTCGTTTCTAAACAACACATATGTATCTAACATTACGAAAAGGGGAGGGCTGCTGGCGCAGCCCTCCCCTTTTCGTGTAAATCAACGTTTTTCGTTTGCATATTCGAAGGTCCGCTTCGCGTCCCTTCTCATATATATCCATTCTCGAATGTAATCGCACCTACATACTTTATCTGATATAGTACATCGACAGATGATGTATATATATCTGGTTGAATTTTTAACCAGATTATCCTGGACATACCTCGCCTTAACCGCGCTGAGGACAGCGCGGGCCATGATGGAACTTACGGGGACTCCATTATACTGTCGCCGTGAAACCCTGTCAAGTTAAATTTTTATTACAAATTTTCGTCGTCTTGCGCTGCAATGGACGATGTAAACCCGCCAGGAGGACCATATGGAAGAAGAGTTCAAAGAAGGAGATCTTGTCGTCATCAAACAGAGCAAACATTGCTTAGTTGAAGACATCAGACAAGAACATCGCAAAGCATTTGAGATTCTTTGCGCGACGCCGCACGCAGTGAGAGATTATAAGAAATCATCAAATCTACTTTATGTTCCGGTTCTGGAAGGCAATGCCACAATTGTCTTGAGTCCGGAATGGTTTGAGCACGCTGACGATCCCATCGAGAACAATCCTGACCTGTACTGACGCCACTTCCCCGCTCCGCCGTTACGCAGACGGGGGCGGCCTGAGGACAGGCCGCGCCAGGATGAAGGGTTTGACGCCCTTCGGAAATAACAAACGTGCGGCAGAGCCGCGAGGAGGAAATTATGGAGCGTGAATATTTCTTTAACCAGAGCAAAGCTTTTGATCCGACCGCCGGCTGCGCCCTGAACCGCATCGAAGCGGAGCAGAAAAGAAAAAGGAATAAGGAAGCCTGGCTCGAGATCGCCCGCAAGATGTGTTCTAAGCCTCAGCATCTCTTTGTTCCGGTAGGTGAACTGGTTGTGAAAGCCTGATCCCGCCGGGAAAAGAAGCTTGACTTCAGCAACGAAAGGCGGCCTGAGGACAGGCCGCGCCAGGGTGAAGGGTTATACGGCCCTTGCCCGACGAATCGCAAAACAAAAGCGATTCGTCGCAAAATCAAGACTCGTTACGCGCTGCAGACAAATGCTCCGGCGCGAAACGATATATTTTGATGCGAAAAGCATCCGACAAAATGGCAGACGCCAAACGCCCACAGGGCAGAAAGAGAGAGAGAGTATGAATAAGCTGTTTATCATGGGTCACCTCACCGCCGACGCTACCGTCCGCACCGTCAATGTCGCTGGCGTTCCTACGCCTGTTGCCACCTTCACCGTCGCTGCCAACTATGGACGCCGCAACGAGAATGGTGACCGCAACGTCCAGTTCGTGCGCTGCACCGCGTGGCGTGAATTCGCCAGCAAGCTCGCGCCGTACCTGAAGAAGGGCACCCAGGTGGCCGTCGAAGGTCCGTGCCGCGTCTCCGTGTACCAGAGCAACCAGGACCGCACCTGGCGTGGTCAGCTCGAGATCCCGACGATCGAGAGCTTCGAGTTCCTGAGCGCCCAGAAGAGGGACGAAGCGGCTGAACCCGCAGAAGCGCCCGCTCCTGAGACGCCCGCTGCTCCCGCCGCCGATGACGGCTACCCCTTCGATTAATGAAAAGAGGAATCTGAATGGATCCGTATTCTGAGTTCTGTACTGTCGAAGACGCGCTGGACTGGTTCACCGGCGAAGCGCTCTTCGAGCTTCACGAATTCGAGGAATCCGAAAACGAATAAGGCGGGCTTGTCCCGCCTTTTTATGCAGCGCAGCCCGTCAATGTCGGACAAGCTGTACTTCCAAGAATAAGTGGTTGAAACCGACCATATTGATAGTTGCCAGGTCAAGTAACTGTTCAATGGGGACAAGCCACTTCATGGGACAACTCCTCCGCGCGCCGAGACGCCCTCCTCCTCCTGGGGCGTCTCGGCTTATTTTTCGTCAGCGAAGTCTTTTGAAGGCCGCCGTCTGGCCCGGACCGCAATAACTTGTATTATCGAATCGGAGGCGGAAGATGACTGAACAGGCGCGTGGTTTCAAAGAAGGCGATCTGGTTGTTGTAAAGCCAGAATATGCAGATGTGATGTACGAAGCATACAAACACCTCATATTGTACGGTACGCCTAAGTCTAAGCTTGGTAAAAACATTGCTCTCGGAGAACCCGCTATCGTTCTTCGCGTTTGGGATGACGAAATGTGGATAACCGACAAAGATGACAGAACGGGAGAATTCATTGCACCTCTAACGCAATGGTTTACGTTTTATAAAAATAAAGCAATGGATGCAATTGATCATCTCCTGTAGGAGGATTAAAATGAGTAGTTTTGAAATTGGCGACATCGTAGTCGTCAAGCCAGAATATGCCTCATCCTTCAGAAACATATACGAAGGGCATGAGAGTTTGTTCAATAGACATAAAGTTCGCTTCGGAATCAGCGTTTCGGAAGGCGCACCAGCGCGTGTCGTGCATACCACTTATGACGGCATCGACCTGACCGATCTCGACAATACACTCAGCCCCAACTCCTGGCTCTGCACCGAGAGAGAATGGTTTGAGCTCTATCAAGAGCGAGGACCGATCGAGCAGCTCTTGTGAGGTAACTATGGATTATTTTCACGTTGGAGATATCGTCGTAGTAAAGCCTGAATATAGCGAAGAGCTGATAAGAAGCTATTCGTCTGGCTACAGCGACGCAAAATGCAAATTTGGTCGCGCTGTTGCGCGTGGCGCTCCAGCCAAGGTCGTCCACTGTCACAAAAGCGAAATTGTCAAAGTGTCAGACTACACGAAAGAGTATCTAACTTTTGGTGGCAGCAGCGGATGGCTAACAGATCTTGAGGAAACGCTGCAATGCGAGGATTATTTGCACCTAAGCAGCGCCTACTTTGACCTTTATATGCCTCCGATACCTGATGGTCTGCTGTAGGAGTTTTATAATGTGTTATGTGCATGAAATAGAAACGTTTCACGAAGGTGAAATCGTCGAAATGACAGACCATGTGAAAAAGTTACCACGACTAAAAGAAGCCCGTATTTTACAGGATGACAAATTCCTAATAAAAGATGTAGGCGTAAACGGTATTTTAAAAATACAGAATATAAGAAACAACGAAGATTACTATGTCAAAAACATTTCATTGCAGCACATAGTTCCTGAAGTTGAAACATGTCTTCTGTAGGAGCGCCCATGCCAACATCAGTGTATCAGCCGGACCAGTTTGTCGTCGCGCTGCTGTAATTATTGCGTGCCCCTTTGATCATCACCCGTGCAAATCGGGCAGGGGCTATACTCAACCTCCTTTCTGGACGCTGGCAAGCCGTCCAATGAAGCTTGCCAACAGGTTTGCGGTACTCGCCTGCCCTAATATAAAAAACCGTTGTGAGTAGACAGTCATGGCAGTGTGTCTGCAAGTCCCGGGAGTCCTCCAAGTGCAGGTAAATGCATAGCCTCGAACTCCCGGGGCGGACGTTCTATTTTGAAAGGAGACGCTCATGCTGAGATTTGTCAAAGGTGATTTGCTTGAAGCAAAAGAAGATTTCATCTGCCATCAGGTCAACTGCATGAGCGCAATGGGCTCAGGCATTGCTAACCAGATCGCGGACAAATGGCCTCAAGTAAAAACACTGTATTTATCAAAATGCCAGATGTTTGATGACAGAAGACTTCTGTTGGGCAAAGTTCAGTCTATAAAAATCGATGAACATCAATACGTACTGAATATTTTCAGCCAGTATACTTATGGCAGCGACAAAAATACGGTCTATACAAACTATCCAGCTTTGCAGAAAGCGTTGTATCTGGCTCGTTTGCCTGATAAAAGCTATGCTTTTCCGTACCACTTTGGATGCGGCTTAGCGAACGGCGACTGGACAACTGTTCGTTCGCTAATTGAGAAAATACTGGCCTATGACCACGAAGTTGTTATTTACAAGAGGTACGCCACATGAAAGGAAACGCTAAGCTATACAAACCAGGCGACGAAGTGTTCGTCTCCGACGATATTATGTATATGAATACCAGTGACGGCGTAGGCATTGCAGAAGCGATGAAAACAATGGCCGGCCAACGTCTGACAATCAAAGCTATTTCCGATGGATATCCGAAGTGTGGCTTGTGTTATATCGTAAAAGAAAATACTTTCTTATGGCAGGATGAAATGTTGGAGCCCATTAGCAACATTGACATGACCGCCATGGACAGCCTGCTTTTATGAGGTAATAACTATGTTTCAAGAAGGAGATCTCGTCGTAGCGAAAAACCCGGCAAGAATGCGAGAAACATATAAAGATTGGGCCAAACGATACCCGGATGAACGCATCAAGTATGAACTCGGGCTGAAATTTGCTGACGGTGCGCCTCTTGAAATTATCAGGATGAGAGGAGCCACCGGCGTAGTTCTCGGCCCAGTTGGTTCGTCATGCACAGACAACGACAAAACGCTCTGGCTCAACTCAGGCGATCTTGCGCTTTGCGACGACATGCAGCCTGTGTCTGATTTATTGTGAGGTAGCTATGTTTCGAGTAGGCGATATAGCAATAGCCAATGAACGCGCCAAAGGCGTTTATTCAATAACCAAGCCAGGCTGGATCGGCACAGTTATCAGGGTTTATCCTGGTTTCATTACAGTAGCCGGAAAAGAAGGCAATTTCACTGTATGTTCGGAACACTTCGATCTTTATAAGGATCCTCTTGATATCAAAGACATCTCGCGGTTGATATGACCGCATATGGCCTCTTAGCTCAGCCGGTAGAGCAGCTGACTGTTAATCAGCCGGTCGCGCGTTCAAATCGCGCAGAGGCCTCGTCGGGACGATCTGCCGGAAAATGGCGCAGATCACGCGCAACGCTGTTGGAACAGAAGGCTTGGGTTGCGCAACTTGTCAGCAAAAGAAATATCTATAGTTTTTAGCCATTTCCATGCCTTGCTTACAGCTGACAGCCCTGCCGCTGGGGTCATAATACAGCGGATTTTATGGAGACTTAGCTCAACTGGGAGAGCGCCAGCGTTGCTCAGCGTAGGTCAGATGTATAGTCAGGAACTGACCAAAGCGTTTCGGCTCGGCAATATAACTCACCCCGTGATATTAAACGTTGCCATATTTTGTTGAGGACAGAATAAGCGGATGCACGCAAGAGGTCGGCGATTCGAACCCGCCAGTCTCCACCAGGTGCTGCCTTACAGGGGGCAGTATGCCGGAGTCATGACCGGCACTTCTGTACGTCGTTTTGGCACCGGTTTGGGCGCTATAATCTAACTGGTGCACGTGGGGATTTAGCTCATCAGGTCAGAGCAGCGCTCTTATAAAGCGCAGGTGCATGGTTCAAGTCCATGAATCCCTATTTGCCCGTGACCATGGAAACACGGGCAAGACGCATCGCCTCTTTAAAATATAGCCGGCGTGTCCGGCTATATAGGGGAGTAGCCAAACGGAAAGGCACGGGACTTTGACTCCCGCATGTGAAGGTTCAACTCCTTCCTCCCCTGCTACGAAATCAAGGAGCTTATATGGCGTGTAAATTCAAACCCGGCGACGTGATCGTCGGCAACGATCTCGCTGACGAACGTTACTTTATCACTAACAAAGGCTGGATCGGTCAGGTCATTTCTGTAAGCCGGGACTGCTTTAGCGCAAAAACGCTTTACAAAAGCGGCAAGCTTGGCACACTTTTTCCTGCCCTTGGTTACGAATACTTTAACGTGCTCGAACCAGAATTCGACGCCAAGCATATTAAACAGATGGCAATGATATTATAGGAGCGACCGTATGCTGTCACAAACAAAATTTCAGATAGGCGATTATGTGATCGGCACAAAGGAAGCTACCGCGCACTATGCGATCACAAAAGAGGGCTGGACCGGTCAGATAACGGAAATACGGAAATATACTATCATGGTGTACGGCAAAGACAACTGTGACCGTGACAGATGGTTCGAAGTAGAGCCTAAATATTTTGAATCATGTGATTCGCAAAATTTCAATCAGAACGAGTTTCAGCAGATATTGTAGGGAGAAACCATGGATCGCAACACTCGATATAAAGTAGGCGACATCGTGCGGTGCTATCGGAAGTTTATTGATGTTCCGGAAGAAACGCTGTTCGAAATTGTCCAAGTAAACGCCTATTCTTATTATACTACATATCTCATCACGCCGGCCACGATGGATGGCAAGCGTTATTATGTTCGCGCGGAAAGTATTCGCAAGGCGAGCGTGAACGATTTTGACAAGCGGAAAATTAAAACTCTGCTGTAAGGAGACAACATGTTTAGTCCATTGAATTATTCGCCGGAAGATCTGTTCGATGACGAAAACAAAGACGGCCTCGACAGCGAGCGCTTTGTCGTCGGCGACAGTGTATACATTCATCCGGACCTGCGCGAAACCGACAAGGGTGCGTCCGTGACGGAAGATATGCTCAACTATGCCGGTTCGCTTGCCAGAATCGTGAGAGTGCTGGGCAACTCGTATAAGCTCGATGTTGATGATGCAGACTGGGTCTGGGATGATTACTGTCTTCTGAGTCAGAATGAGTTCGCGCAATATATTACTGGCGTTGCCAAGGTAGAAATCAAACGGCTGGAGGGCTTGATATGAGCTACGATATCTTCGACATTCACAACGAAGAGGGCATATGCGCCAAATTGTTCGATGTTGGTGATAAAGTAATCATCCGTTCTGACATCAGACCGACCAATAAACACCCGACGATCACATCGCAAATGGCGGCCTTGGCAGGCAAAGAAGGTACCGTTGTCCGTAAAAACGGTGACGCTTCTTATCTTCTTGATATTTCAGGAGGCGAATACGGCTACGTCTGGTGCGATTACTGTTTCGAGCCTCCGGACACAGGCGCTGCTAATTCACAAATAACCGAGTCTATGCCGGTTCTGCTGTAATTTTAACGCTATAAACAGCCCGCTCATTAAAAGCGGGCTGTTTATATAGAACACCTCGGAAAGGAGGGAGTATATGGTTCGGGTGAGATCGCCCAGCGCATATTCATAAAACCTTTGACCCAGTTCCATATCTTGTTTGCAGATGCAAACACCAATAAAACCCAATTTAAAACAAATTTCAAAACAAAAAGGAGAAACACTATGATTTCTATCACCCTGCTCACCAATGCTGGCCGTCAGACTACTCCCGTGTCCGAAGATACCTCTATCCGCGAAGTGCTGGATTCCAAGCACATCAACTATGCCGCCTCCGTCGTTCAGCTGGATGGCTGCGCGCTGCGCCCCGGCGACATGGATAAGACCTTCGCCGAAATGGGCATCAAAGACAGCTGCTATCTGACAGCCGTCGTTAAGGCGGATAATGCTGCCAAGGTCACCGTGGTTGGCGAAGCCGCCGTTGTCACCTCCGCGCTGAAGCTGGCAGACATCAAGACCGCCAAGAAGTATCGCCCGGAAGCCTTGGAGCTGAAGAAGGACAAGGATGTCATCTTCGCTGTTGACACCACTGATCGTTCCGCCGGCTCCATCAATATCCACGGCGCAACCTTCTCCAACGCCACGGACGCTGATGGCTATGCCACCATCACCATGACCGTGGATCGCGGCGAGGATGTTGAGAAGACTCTGCTCGATAAGATCGGCATGGGCCTGCTGCTGTTGAATCAGGTCGAGGAAGCCTTCGGCGAACAGCTGGCGTCCATCCAGGCTGATCAGGCGAAGATCAAGTCTCTGATCGACATCAAGTAATTCCTGACACGACAAGGCGGCGTCCCCATTCAAGGGACGCCGCCTTTTTCGGAAGCCTCTTAAATGAAAGGACATTATTTCCATGTTCGGAAATACGTTTAATGAAATCAAATATTTTGGCGACGCGTTCGCCGAACAACACGAGAAGTTGAGCAGGATCACGCAGCGCGGAAATTATCAGAATGATAAGACGATGCTGGCGTTTGCACGAGCCCTTCTATTTAACAGGCTCCCGGAAGGCGAAACCTTCTCCATCAATATCTACCCCATCGACAGCCCGATCTATCAGGACATGATGGACCATCCAAAGGAGAAGGACGAGCTGCACAATCAGCTGTTCGTTTTCTACAAGGAAGACGATACAATCGACGAAGCGCAGGTCAACGCGTTCTACGCCAAGTATCCTACGTTCCATATCATGCAGCAGCATATGGACTTCTTCTCATCGTGCGCAAAAGCCTGGTGCTACAACGATACTGAGAACATTTCCGCCATCCTGTTTCTGCAGGAAGCGAATGTGCGCAAGATGCACCTGCTGTTCTCCATGCTCTCCGCCTACTTCAAGCCTCTGTGCCCGGTCATGACCGGCTATGAGAAGACAGATTTCTGCCCGTCCATGACCAAGCGCGCTTCTCAGCCCTTTGAGGAGTGCATGGCTCACCTGGCGCATGAGTATGGCATCGATCAGGAGTATATGGCGTTCATGATCCGGAACTACACCCGGAACAACGTACGTGTCGTTATCGATCAGGCTGAACGCACTCTGGCTGAACGGCGGGACACGCTGCAGCGTAATATCGAAGAGTACACTAATCTATACCGCGCTTTCAAGCAGGCTTCTGATAACGTTGAACTGCTGAAATCTCGCCCCGTCGAAGAAGATACAGAGCTCGTAGATTTCTTCAAGGCACATAAGAATATCAGGCTGTTCGACGTCAGCGGCGATATGCTCAAGTTCTATGTACTGGGTACTCTTGAGTGGTTTGATCTTGAATTCTATCATCGCGCGGCGAGGAACGATAATGCCATCTACCGCATCAACGCGCCACGGGCTTTCTCTGAGCTGGAAGACCGCAAACTGTTGATGGACGCCATCTTCTCCGATGATCCGATTTTCAAAATCCGCATGTGCTCATCCTATGGTCTGTCTATCACCGGCGATGTGGACGTCTGGGCTAACTATAACTATCCCGCGGATATACTTAAGCAGTATATTCCGAATCCGCATATTCAGTATCACCGCTGCCTCGGCGACCATCGTGATCCGATCCGCCGCGCGCTGAGAGACAATAACATGCCGCTCGCCATCGAGCAGTGTATCGCCTCCGCTCAGTCCGTCAATATTGCGGAGCGCAGCGTCACCTTCGATCCGTTCATGAAGAACGTATTCAGCTCCACAAACAAGATTCTGGTGGATATGAAAGGCAAAGAATATACGCCCGTCGAGGCTCTGAAATATCTGAAAAAGAAAGCGCAGGCTGAGAGCAAATGAAAACGATAAAGATCACGGAAGCCGATAAGGCCGCCATCAGGGAAGAGTTTGAGAAAACTCTGGCTGATTACCGGCTTCCGAACGGCGAGTTCAAGTTTACAAAATCCTTCGCCGCCCGCAAAGCGGCGAAGGATGAGCGCATCACGCTCTATTATACGCCGGACGCATATCTGAAGATCACCGCTCTGGTGAACAAGTTCGATACAGAGGTAGGCTGGCATGGTCTCGTCCGTAAGGTAGACGATAAGACTTACCTGATCTATGACATCCTGGTCTATAAGCAGGAGGTCACCGGCGCAACCGTCAACACGGATCAGGATGAGTATGTCGAATTCCTGAAGAATCTCACCGACGAGCAGGCCGAGCATATGTTCTATCACGGCCACAGCCATGTCAATATGGGTGTGTTCGCCTCCTCTGTGGATATGGATCACCGCGCACGCCTGATCCAGTGTGCTGATGAAAACGGTTTCTGGATTTTTCAAATTTGGAACAAACGTAAGGAAGTTTCGACCGTACTCTATGACCTCGCCAATAATGTTCTGTATGACTCGGATGACATCGATATGACCGTCCTGTTCGCGGACGGCTCCGACGTTACGGAGTTCACTGCGAACGCGGATAAGCTCGTCGTAAAAAAAAATACCTTGCCCGCTCAGGTCAAGATCGACAGCAAGTGGTCGGGCGGCTCTTACAATACCGCGCAAAAAGAGCCCGAAAAGTCCAAAAAGGCAGAAAAAGCTAAGGATAAGAAGAAGTACGAGGACTATGACGACGACCTGATTGACGATGGCACTAAGCCTTATGGCTATGGCTATGGTTACGGGTATGGCTACAATTACTAAGGAGAGAAGACATGGATCTTTCTAAATCCTATGAATTCTTCCAGCCTTCCATGTGCGACGGCCGCATCCACATCATCGGATGCGGCTCCGTCGGCTCTACAGTGGCGGAACTGCTGGTTCGCTACGGCCTGACCAATATCACGCTCTATGATTTTGATCATGTCGAGGCTCACAACATCGCTAATCAGATGTTCGATAGTACCGACATCGGCAAGGAAAAGGTCACAGCCGTGGCCGATCATCTGATCGCTATCAATCCGGAGCTGCGGGACACTCTGCGCATCGCCGATAAGGGCTATACAAATCAGAAGCTCTCCGGCTATGTATTCCTGTGTGTCGACAATATCGACCTTCGACGCAAGATCGCCGAGGAAAACAGGAACAATGTATTTATCAAGGCGATGTTCGATTTCAGGACCCGCCTGACCGACGCCCAGCACTACGCTGCGGATTGGTCTGACGAAAAGCACAAGGAAGCCTTCATCAATTCTATGCAATTCTCGCACGAGGAGGCGTCCAAGGAGACGCCTATGTCCGCCTGCCATGTCACCCTCAGTGTGGCGGCGACAGTGCGCCTGATCTGCACCTACGGGGTCGTCAACTTCATTGACTTCCTCAAGAAAGGGACCCTCAAGAAGACCGTACTCATCAACACAGAGCTCTGGGACTTGATGGGTATCTAAAATAACAGGAGAGGCTTATGTTTGGATATTTCTACTTCACCAGGCGCGCTATCGCAAAGAAAAGTGGGCAAACAAAGTTCATAAGCCTCTTGACCTGTGAACCACCGGAACCAGGCGACGCTGACAGCTTCATCTACGGCACCGCTTCCACGAAAACTATCAAGTGTGCAGAGCTTCCTGCCGAATTCGCGGGTCTGTTCGATGCCGTCGAGGCCGAAAAGGCCCTCGACGGCGTGCTTGCCTACGCCGAAGAGCACCTGACCGGTGATCCGTCGACCTGGTACAAGCATTACACGATCCCGAAGCGCTCCGGCGAGCCTCGTCCTATCGACGAGCCGCTGCCGGAGCTGTCTGCTTATCTGTACAATCTGATGGGGATCCTGCGCAAGAAGTTTTTTGCCATGTACCACGACTCCGCTTATGCGTATGTCAAGTACCGCAATACGAAGCAGTGCCTGGAACAGCATCAGCGCAACACCAATTTCGTCAAGATGGATTTCAAAAACTTCTTCGGCAGCACAACGCTGTATGAAGCTATGACCATCCTGCCGAAAATCTACCCATTCAATTTCTTCTGCGAAACTGAAGCCAGAAAGGCAAAGCTGCGCAAGGCGCTGTCTTACACTTTTCTGAACGGTGGTCTGCCGCAGGGCACCTGCATATCGCCTATGCTTACTAATCTTCTGATGATCCCGTTTGATTATGAGATAAATCACAGAGGGATGGGTTTGAACATGACCTATACTAGATACGCAGACGATCTACTTTTCTCAAGCAAGTCGATGCGCATATGGAATCGGGAACAAGCCAATAATATGCGTAAGTGTATGGTTAAGGAAGTATATCGGATCCTGCGTCAGTGTGGTTACCCATACCGTCTGAATGCGAAAAAGACCAAAGTCTGCTCCCGCCTTGGCAAGAACTGGAATCTCGGCCTCATGCTGAATCAGTACGATGAAATCACCATCGGGCACGAGAACATCCGCAAACTCAAGGCAGATCTGTGGAACCTGGTGCAATCGGTTTCTAAATCAAAACCGATTGCAAAAGAGTGGCTTCAAAAGTTTGAGGGCCGCTATCATTATTACAGGCTCATCCAGCCGACGCGGGTAGACCAGCTCGCTTCAGCAGCCGTCAGCAAAGGCTATCGCTATTACTGGATGGATATAAACGCAATATTCAGATTAGCGCGGCTGAGAGCCCAATAACCATTGAGTAAACGCCGGGGGCGTCATGCACATGTAAGTATACAGGAATAAGCATTGCGGCTTATAAGGAACTTACGCGCTTGATGTCATCAGGCGAACGTCATTACTTCAGAGACTCCTCCTCCTTTGCTAGTACGCCAGGAGGCAGCTAAAGCTGCCTCCTGGCTCCCTAGCAAAGTCGTCGGTAACTTGTTAGAAAAAGATGACGTCCCCGGTTTTACTATTTTCCTACGTTCCGGCCAATGTTTTTCTGTCGGAGCGCATTGTTTTACTTTCAGAAAGGGGCGGTTTCACGAGTACGAAAAGCTATTTAAGCAGTCAAATCCGCCTGATTTCACTCACTACCTACGACCTCCTCACCGAAGAGGAACGCACTGTTTACTTCAAGATCGCCGAGCTCAAGAATAAGCTGAACGATCGTACCGGAGAGCGCGAGCAGATCCTTGAACAGAAGAAGATTCTGCAGCAGCAGCTCTCACAGCTCATTGCCTCCCATGAACATGTACCTCGGTCTGTCAACCTGGATGCCGTGCTCGATCCTACGTTACCGGTGCGCCCGCCGGGGGTTTCCTGGAAAACTCTCCGGCCTACCAGACGCATCGCCGAGTTCGTGTCCGAAGAAAGCAGGCTCCTTCAGCTGGAGCCTAATGCCATCTCCTTTGACAAGATCATCGTCAAGTGGAAATCGCTGGACATTCTGCGTCAAATCATACTGAACGGCTTCACCATGCCGGTCATGAATGGGGCGGGAGAGATCGTTGTCAAGCGCTACCGCTTCCACACAGCCAGCGCGGGACAATTGCGCACCGATAAGGTGCAGTTTATCGCGGAAGACGCCTGGTCCCGCATCGCGCCAGGTATTATGTGCGGTCTGACCTGGAACATCATCAACCAAAAAGGCGGCATCAATACCTCAAAGCTGATGGCTTATCTGTCCCTGCCAAGCTCGGCAACCGATCCCTTTGACCTCGACATCGATCGCTGTATCGTCGTGGATGATTTTGAAGCGCCTGTTACAGGCATGATGGATTACATTAAGCCGGATTACACGATAGAACGTGGCGTTCGCACAGTTACAATCAATCATACCGATGGCAGCGGCATGATGCTTCCTTCCGTGTCTCGGTGGAACTTCATGATTCGTGGACCTTGGCTCAAAGGATTGCTCTGTTCGTTTGACTTCCTGCGCTTCTGCTCTGTCAATCACTGCGAGCCGAAGCTTACAGATGTCTGGGGACAGGAGCATGATTTGATGGCGGAAGATATTCAGGTTATCTTCACCAAGAGCCAGCTGAAGCTGTGGAAATACTACGACAGCTGGGATCAGTACAAAACCTGCTTCAAGGAGTGTGGCTGTCACTTCGGTCGCACGAATATGGAAGAGGCTTACATCCAAAACTCGGAAACCAACTATCAATTTCTTCAAACACTGGTCGATTTTCCAGACGAAAATCTCAGAGAATTTATCAGGCCAACTTATGATCGCATCAAAACCCTGTCAACTGACCGGGAGCACATGCTGCATGCGTTGGGCGCAGATGATTTCTCTGAAATTCCGTACCGAAACGCGCTGCAAATCTATCCCGAGCTTCTGCGCGAAGCGTATTCGCGTGACTCACTGAAGGCAATCAAGAAACGCTGGACGCTGGACGCCAGGTCTGGCAAGATCCGCTGTAAAAATAAGCGTCTCTTTGCCATCCCGGATTTCTATGCCGCGTGCCAGTTCTGGTTCCTTCATGAGCAGGAACCCGTGGGCCTTTTGCAGAACGGCGAGGTGTTCGCAAGGCCTTTTATGCAAACGGATGAGGTTGATGTATTAAGGAGTCCACATCTGTATTTTGAACATGCACTCCGAAAAGTCAACCATGATCCAAACATCGCCAGCTGGTTTTATACCAATGGAATTTACACCAGCTGCCACGATCTGATCAGCAGAATCCTCCAATTCGATGTAGACGGGGACCAGCTAAACGTCCTGTCAGATCAGATCATTTTGAAAGTAGCCAGGCAGAACCTGGAAAAGTACGACATCGTCCCACTATTCTACGACGCCACGAAAGCTCCTCCGGAACAGGTTACCTCAGAAGCTTTGTTTCACGGCGTCAAGCGCGCGCATGACTACAGCGGCATCGGTCAGATCTCCAACTCGCTTACGCGGCTTTGGAACAGACCTAACCCTGATTTTACGTCTGCTGCGCTGCTGTGCTATTACAATAACCTGACGATTGACGGCGCAAAAACCGGGTCCGTCAATTCCTACGACAAATACCCGGAAATCTCTGCCCGCATTAACAAAGCGATCGGCGGCCCTAATGGGAGAATGCCATACTGGTTTCAGTTCTCCAAGAACGGCCGGCGCGCAGACACGGCTACGAAAAAGAAGAAGTTGTGCGCAAAGCCTAATGATTCCACGATGAATCGGCTTTGCGCTTTATTTGATGATATAGGAATAATCAATATGAATGCGGCAGGCGTTCCGCCATTCAACGGCAATATGTTTCTGGAGAATCCGGTCATGGATTATAACGAACAGGCTGTTGAACTTTTTAATACGCTGGACGCCAGTAATCTCCAGTCTCGTATCGAAGGCGCTTCCATGATGGATATTATGGAAAAGTACAACGCCATCGGCTACGAGGCTTTGAAGGAACTGATCACAGACAAGCTGACCGACCTGTGCGGCAGCCTGGAAAACGCTTATCCGTCCATTGCCTACTATCTTTTCATAGGCGAAGGCGCGGACAAAGCTTCCCATAAGCAAATGTTCTGGCGCGTGTTCGGCGACATCGCGCTGCGCAACCTGAAGTTCAACCTGATGACCTCTGTCTCGTGTCCTCACTGCGGCATGAAACTGCCGGTATGGGAGGAGGGGCATGTCTGCTCTCCTGTAGCCCACGGTTTCTTCACCTGTGAAGATTGTGGGCAGTGGTGTCCTCGCACCAACAGCAGGCAGCGCCGCTGTGCCGCATGTCAGAAGGAGTATCGTAGGGCTTCGCTCGTCGCGCACAATCAGAAGTATCGCGCCATCAAAAAGGAGACGGCCTGATGTATTATTATCTCGCCATCGTTACCAATAAGAACATGCTGCGTGGGAACATTGTTCCTTCCTACATCCTTTGCAAAACTAACGGCAACGCATCGACGCGCTCTCCATGGCGCGTCGTGCGTCCCGAAAGCGTCGTTGGCGCTATGCCTAAGGTGCTCGTCACAACCTTGGTTGGGCATGAGGAAATGATTGACTTCCTTTCCTGCTACCGCACCAGGGATAAGATGCACTCCAAACATAAGCGCAACGGCAAAGCGGCTAAAAAATACTATCCTATAGGCGCTCTGTTTTGGTTCCCGTGCGACATATACGGTTATCAGAGAGGGCCCGCGCTGTTCATCAAGCGTGTGCCCGATCCGAAGTATGCCAGCGCGACAGACCAGGGCTTCAACCGCCTCAAGGAATTCTGGAATACAAAGCCGCTCATGAGCGAGGTCTTGAGCAGGGATCGCACGATGTATAACATCGAGTCATCCAACGTCAAGCCTCGTCTCCCACAATAACTACAAAAGAAAGGAGTCTTGTAATGCCCGTAAAGAAAGCTGAAGCGGCCGCAGAAGCGGAACCGCAGACCAAGCGCTCTGTTTTCGACACCCTGAGTCATATCGATGTCAACGAGCATACCGAGCAGAAGAATGGACTCACCTATCTGTCCTGGGCATGGGCCTGGGGCGAGCTGAAAAAGCGTTATCCCCGTTCCTTCTATACTATTTATCACAACAAGGACGATTGGAACTACTTTACCGATGGCAAGACCTGCTGGGTCCGTACCGGTGTCACCGTCGTCGATGAAGAGGAAGCTCAGGAGTATATCGAAGAGCTTCCCGTTATGGATTTCAAGAACGCTTCTGTTCCGCTGGGTCAGGTTACTTCTACGCAGGTGAACAAGACGATCCAGCGTTCTCTGACCAAGGCGATCGCTCGTCATGGTCTTGGCCTCTACATCTATGCCGGCGAAGATTTGCCGGAGGAAACCGAAGAGGTAAAGAAGAAGAAGGCGGACCTGCAAACTGTCATGACTGAGGTGGATAAGAAGATCAAGGGGATCATCCATCCCATGTCGCCTGAAGAAAAGCGCCGTTTCGCCGCCGAAAAGGTGGAGCCGGTGCTTGGTATGCAAAACTATCTGAAATGTGTCGACGTGGATAAGCTGACAAAGCTTCTCGAAACCCTGAGTGAACAGGCTCCCGCAGCCTGATTACATTCGAGAATGGATATATATGAGAAGGGAACGTTCCCGGCTCATATAAAAGCCACATCCATCGAAATGAAAAAAGGAGATTAAAACAATGGCTAATGATGCAACCGTATTCCTGCATGGCAATATCGTCCGCGATCCTGAAGTGCGCGAGGTCGGTCCCAACAAGTCCAAGGTAACATCCTTCACTGTCGCCGTCAGCACCACCAACAAGCGTCCCGATGGCACGTATGATACCAACTACTATGATGTATCCTTCTGGGGTCCTCGCGGAGAAGCCTTCGCGGAGCGTGCCGGCAAGGGCACGGCGGTCGCCGTTGTGGGCGACCTGTGTCTGTCCGAATACGTAAGCCAGAAAGATAACCAGAAGCACAGCCGCCTGCGTGTGGAGTGCTATAAGGTTAAGATCACTTCCCAGAAAAAGGAAGCGGACGGCGCGCAGGCGGCCGCTCGTAAGGCCGCCGCAGCGCCGATGCCTGAAGCCGACGATCCCTTCGGCGGTTGACAGGCATAACTGATTAAACGAAAACAGAGCCGTCCCCGCTTTAGCGGGGACGGCGATGGATACCTAAAGCAGACGAAACGTAATAGCCGACGAAATAAACATTGAAGCTGACGAAAAAGAAAGAAAGAAGAATCGCTATGGAAAATATTACATCTTCTGTCAAAGCCCTGGCCGCCAAGTATCTGGCTCCTTATCGGGTGCGCAATGGCGAAATTGTTCCGAAATACTGCCCCTTCTGCGGCGGTGGCGATTCCAAAGATCAGGATACCTTTGCAGTAGGTCTGTATAACGGCGCATTCAACTGCAAACGCGGTCAGTGCAACAAGTCCGGCAGCTTCCGTGAGCTGTGCAATTTCTTCGGCGAGGAAGCGCCGGAAGAAATTGCGATCAGCATGACCAGCACCAAGCCAAGGAAGTTATACGCCCGCCCCAACGCTGCGGATATTCTGCCCCTGACAGAAGAGGCGATTGCTTACTTCGAGCGTCGGCACATCTCTGTGGATACCCTCAACGCTTACAAGGTAGGCTGCGATCGTGAAGGCAACATCGTTTTCCCGTTCTACCGGGACGACAAGCTTATCTACGTCAAGTACCGTGAGCCCCGCCGCTACGATAAGGCCACCAGCAAGCGCAGCAAAGAATGGCAGATGTCCAATACCGAACCCATACTGTTCGGTATGGACATGGTGTCATTCCGCAAGCCACTGGTCATCACCGAAGGCGAGATCGATACCCTGTCTCTGTATGAAGCGGGCGTCACCAACGCCGTGTCCGTTCCCGCTGGCTGCAATAATATGGAGTGGATCGAAATCTGCTGGTCATGGCTTGAAAAGTTCCAGCAAATCATCCTCTTCGGCGATATGGACGACCCGGGCATTGCCATGATGTCCAACCTTATGGCTCGCCTTGGTGAAGATCGCTGCATGATCCCTCAGGAATACCCTGAAGCTATTGTCAACGGTAAAGACTACGGCCGCATATGCAAGGATGCCAACGAGATCCTGATCGCCTGCGGTAAGGATACGCTTCGCGCTCTTGTAGAGCAGTGCGAGCCGGCTCCTGTGCAGGGCATCCTGAACCTGGCCTCCGTGCAGTTTGTGGATCCTACCTCTATCCCGCGCATCTATACACGCATTCCTGCGCTGGACAATGCGATCGGCGGCCTGGCTGAGGGCACCCTTACCATCTGCTCCGGTCAGCGCGGTTCCGGCAAGTCCACCATCGGCGGCCAGTTCTGCCTGAACGCCATCGAGCAGGGTCACTCTGTGTGTGCCTATTCCGGCGAGCTTTCTTCCTACAACTTCCTGCAGTGGATCATGCTGCAGGCTACCGAAAGCAAGTACATTGAGGTCGCGGTGGATCCTAAGTCAGGTAAGCGCTTTGCCATGGTTCCAAAGGAAATCCAGCAGCGTATCCGCGCTTATCTGGATGGCAAGTTCATGCTGTTCGATAACACCATCGTCTCCAAGAAGCCCACCCAGGAAGCGATTCTGGATGTATTCACCATCTGCGCTCGCCGCTATGGCTGCAAGCTGTTCCTGGTCGATAACCTTATGTCCGCCCTGCAGTGCAGCGCCGACGAGCAGAATACCGCTCAGTCTGACTTTGTGAAAGATCTCAAGAACTTTGCAACCAAGAATAAAGTAGCCGTCATTCTGGTGTGCCATCCTCGCAAAACAAAGCCCGACGCCGTCTTCTCCAATGATGACGTCGCGGGTTCGTCCAACATTACCAATCTGGCTGACAACGTGTTCGCCCTCGAGAAGCCCAACATCCGGGTTACCAAGAACCGTGAGTTCGGCATCGAGCCGGTCATCGCCTGCTCCTTTGATCCCTGTAATCGCCGCATCTTCCAGACGTCGGCTGGGGATCGCACCGTTTACAGCTGGGATCACTCCGGCATTATGCTGCCCGAGCAGCCCGCATGTGAGCTGGCCGAGTTTGCCGTGCATCACGGCGAACCCGTCGGGGAACAGCCCTTCTAATCATTCTACATCGAAAGGAGCGTGGTCTCCTTTGGAAGATATCTACGCTCTTCGTCCTGGTGAAATGCAGGACGATTATTTGTATCGTCTCGGTTGCCTGAAAGAAGCCGGGACGATACAGCTCACCTGGCCGGAACTGACAAGCGTGCTCAACAGCGTCTTGCGCCAGCGTCTTCCGGCCTGGGACGCCTCCAGCTGGCGCAAGCGCTTCCGCCGTCTGCAAAAGAATCCGCCTGTTCACGATAACGCGTCGGAAGAAGAGGCGGAAGACGAGGAAGAAACCATTGACCCGGAAGAACTTCTACCTTTCGAGGAGGAACCAGCCGGTCCCTTCAATCAGTTGGCGGAGGTGCGCAGGCAGCGGCAGCTGATCCAAGATATCCGTGTCGATCAGAACCGAGTTATGCGTCAGGCCGCACGAGCCGAGTCGCTGCAGGACATCATGCGGCAGGAGATCAGGCGCTATGATCCGCCAGAGATCACTGTCGATATAGATCCGTCCGATCAGCGCGCCCTCTATGCGCTGCTGTCGGACGTGCACTACGGTATTCAGTTCCACAATAAAGCAGGCAGTTACAGCCCGCAGATCGCCGAGGAAAGGATCATGCTCTACGCGGAGCACATCTGTCAAATCGGTTTCGCCAACGACATCAGTACGGTTTATGTGTCCCTACTTGGTGATATGATCTCGGGCAATATCCATCAAACCGTACGCCTCGAGAACCGGGAAGACCTGGTACGCCAGATCATCGGCGTGTCAGAGATCACCGCGCGTTTCCTGCACCGCCTGTGCGAGCAGTTTGCCGAGGTCTATGTCAACTCTGTGCCAGGCAATCACTCCCGCATCGATAAGAGCTTCGAGGACGCGTCGCGCGGCGAGAAGCTGGACGATCTCGTGTTCTGGTACTGCAAGACCAAGTTCGAGCATGTGCAAAACATCTCCTTCATCGAAAACGACATCGATCCAACCATCGGCATGTTCTCTATTGCCGGTAAGAATTACGTCTGTGTTCACGGCGATTTTGACAGCGACCTCGCTGTCTCCGCTATGAAGATCCAGCGTCTTATCCGGGATCCAATCGACTACATCATGGCGGCCCACCTGCATGTGCCTAACATCAGGCTTGAACACACCGGTTATATCCGCAACGGTTCTGTCTGTGGATCTGGTGATGAGTACACCGCCAAGAAGCGTCTCTATTCGCCGCCATATCAGCTGTGTCTTATCGTGTCCGATCATGGCGTTGAAAGTCTGCATCCTATTCGTTTGAGTGAGGAGGCTGTGCTGTGAGTCTTTTGAAACCGAATCACATCTATTCGTACTCGCAGCTGACATCCTTTGCGGAGTGTCCTTACTCCTTTTACCTCCAGCGTGTGGAGCACCTGCCTCAGAAGTCTAATGGCTTTGCCGAGCAGGGCACTCTGATTCATGACCTCATCGACAAGTGGGCAAAGGGCGAGCTCCAGCAGAGCGAACTCGTGCCCGAATATATCAGGCGTTATCCGGAAGAAGTGGTCACACAGTTCCCGCGCATCCTGGCAGCTAAAGGCTATACAGAAAAGACCTATGAAGCCGGGCTCCGGTATTTCGAGAACTTCGATGCTTTCGAGGATCTTGAAATCATCGGCACGGAAACGGA